GGATTGTTTCAAAGCTCTATTGGAAAGCTGCTAAATGCTGATATTAACGGGGCTATCGGAATTGGCAGAAAAGTATTCGGTGATTCTTACGTCAGTAAGATAATCGGTAGCGGGTTGGCGTTTAACCCGGTTAGAGTAAACATTTTGTGATACGAATGTGAATTTGATAAATAAAATTAATAATTTTAGTAACGTGAGAGAAAAGAAATTTGATTTCGTGATATATCCGTTGGATTTGATTATCACGGTTGGATTAGATTATAAGACGTTGTGTGATCGTTTCGAGAATATGGAACCTGAGCATAATGGGGAATGGGGAAATAAGGAGGATATGGACAAGGAAGCGTCTTTTGTGAATTTGGTAAAGGATAGGGATGATGATGGTCGATTCGCTATACTTTGGAACTTTTCGAGCGATGATGATATAACGATAAAAAATACCTGCCATGAGTCATTTCATGTAGCCATGAGTGTATGTCAGTTTTGTAATATGTCGCTTGGATTTAAGGTTGGAGAGGATGAGCACGCAGCGTATATAGCTGGTTTCGCTGGTGGTTGTGCTTATGATTTTCTCTATAGTAATAGTACAGAATAGATATAGATTCATTTGTGAAATATAAGAATATCAGCCTCCGCTTATTTGTGGGGGCTTTTTGTTTATCTTTGTCAAAAACATGAAGTTATGTCAAGTTGCGTAATTAAAAGAAATAGTAAGGGTAAGATAACCCGTGTCTTGACCCCTTCCGGAGAGGTATCTACCTTATTCGATAAGATAGCGGGCATAGCCGCCGTAAGTGACCTTAATAAGGCCGCTGAAGCTTATATGACTATTTATAACGATAAGTTCAGGTCTAAGTTCGGAGACTGGACGAGATCCGTGCCAAGGAATAAGGAGGCGGCCAGATCCATAAGCGCCAGACTTAGCGCCAGCGAGTGGGGGCAACTTATGTCAGCCAAGGTCTTGTCCGCCATAAGCGATATGGATGCCCCGGCGTTGGCCAGAAGCCTTGGGAATAGCGACAATGTCGTGGCTTATCTTACCTCCGGAGAGGTAGGTGATGTCAATGATATGGCTGTGGTAGATACGTCCACGGTACAGGAGGTGGATCTGGATTCCATAAACGAGAATAATGTTGGCGATACGATACTGAAAGAGGCGTCATGGGATGATATAAGGGCTATCAGGGAGAATATAGATATTAGGGAGACAGCCCGTATGTTATGGAAGGCCGTGGAAAGCGCTTTTACCGGGCAACGGCCTAATATCAGGGTGAAGGGTGGAAATATAGATGGTGAGATCATATTTTCTGGTAATGTCTTGCCGTTAAATAATATTGAGAATTATACTCCTCCATCTTCAAGACTGGTATATGATTCCGGTGAGCCTCGCCTGTTCTTTAGATCGGATGACGGCAAGATACACGACTCTTACGCCAACGCCATAAAAGGATCGTCCGGTGGGCGGGTCGAGGCCGGGTTCTTGGCCGGCAGTGTCGAGGAGAGCGACGTCCCGTCCGGTACGGCTGACATCTCCTTTGGCTCTTCCTCCATAACCCTCAATAACAGTGAGTCATTTATCCCGGTCCTTGGTATTAGCTCAAACTCAGATATAAGTACTCGTGGAGGGTTTATTAATTACCTTATCAAGAAAGGTCTGTTGAGTGGGGAACGTATAAGACTAGGGGATAGATATTATCTTACTGGAGCCGGCAATTCTGATGGTCTTAAGATCTATAACGCTATGAATGCCTTATCCAGCCTCAGGAATAGGTTTGGAAGTCAATCCTCTGAGATGAACGTATTGGGTTCTATAGGTTTTGATACGGAGGTAAGTAATGATCTTGATCTTATCACTACGTCCGGGGAGAAGGTTACGGTAAGCAGACCGGAGATCAAGGGTATGTTAAGGCAAGGTAAGTTCGAGGAGCTTAATAATAAGTATGATGGATTCATGGAGCTAGCCTTGTCGTTGATGATGGAGGATAACGCTTTGTACGGGAGTAACGTCCGTGGGGTTATCGAGAATGAGAAGGCGGAAGATCTCCAGAATAGGACTGATATCACCAATATCTTATCCACGTTAGGCATCCGTGTGATGGGTATGTCTGAGTATATGGATAAGTATAAGATGCGTAATGGCGTGGATCCTTCGGCTAGGGCCTTGTCTGACATGGCTAATGGGGTTATCGCTTTGGCTGAGGGGGCTACGGTAGAGGATCTCAATGAGGAGGTGGCTCATTTCTTGATCGATACTTATCGTAACCAGCAGGAGATTGATGAGGTGCTGGATTCTGTTGTTGGTACGTCGTTATGGAATCAGTTCGCTGGTCGTTACTATGAGGTGTATGGGAAGGAATACCAAGGAGAGGAGTTGGATCGGATGGTGAAGCGGGAGATCCTAGGCAAGACGTTGGCCCAGCGGTTCGTGCCGGGCATGGAACAGGCGGTAGAGGATCTGGCCTCGTCTGAGGACGCCCAGCTCTCCTTGTTTGGCAGGATGGTACGAGCTATACGTAATTTCTTCTCTAGCCAAAGATCGGATTTAAATAAGGTACTTGATAGGATAAAGGAGTCGGCGTTAGCTGATGATCCAAGCGCCTTTGACGTGCTTCTGCTAAAGGATAGCAATCATCTCATGTATTCGTTATCGGACGTTGACGTGGCTAATAAGTTGATCAAGAACGGTAGGTCATTGGAAAGGCTATACACTAGATTGCAGAGGATGAGGTCAAGCCAAAGCCAGAGGATCGGTGAGAGTATCTCCCTTCTTCGTGATATAGGCGAGAAGGTGAGACAAGTCGGGGGTGAGCTTAGTAAGAACAACAACCTGTTATCCACCAAGAGTGTCATAGCTACAGCCAAGGCCGAGGTAGAGTATTTGGTTACGGTCGCCAGTAGCCTACGTAAGAGCGGAAAAGGATTGGATTATGAGACGATACAGGTTATCGATAACGTATATGGGGAGATAGTTCCTCTGATCAGGAACCTTCGTGGATTCGTCAATAATCAGGCGGCTGATTATTATGGCAGCAATAAGGTTGGCATGGTAGAGGATATGGATGATATATTGCGGATGGCTGAGACATCTATGTCTGATATAAACGCCCTTCGAAGTGATCGTAATGAGGACTGGCTGGATGGACAGCTTCGGATGTTTAATATCCCGGAAAGATATTGGAATGGGATAAAGAAGTTGATAAATAACATCCATAAGGATATCAATGTCATGTCCCGATTCTTTGGCACACTGGAGCATAGTGGTAACGCTATCTTAGGCATGTTAGGGCAACGTCTTGCCAAGGCCCATAATGAAGCCCATATCGAAGGTATATCTAATATCAATAAGATGACTAAGATGATGAAAGAGCGTGGATGGGGGATAAAGGATAATGAGGATCTTATACAGAAGATAAACGGTAAGAACTCTGATTACCTTGATTCGTCCCGTGATTTCGCCAAATACGATTTACTGTATCGGACAGAGCAGGCGAAAGCTATTATTGATATATATGATCTTAAAAAGGTTACGGGTAAGACCGAGAAGCAACTTATCGACATGCTTTTATCTGATAAGGGGCTTAAGGTCAAGACTCGTGATGATATCGTAGGATATGATGGGGATAAGCCTATCACTAAGGAGGTATATCATATATTCAAACCTACCATCCAGAATTTTGATATCTCGGACATGACGTTCGAGGATCAGCAACGGTATCTGGATACGATAAATAGGTGGTTGGATGAGAACCAAGAGAAACCTATGGTGCAGGCTTATTACGATAAGATCGAGAAAGTTAATAAGAAGGTCGAGGAAAGACTGGGTCGTAGGGTATCGCAAGCCACGTCCGATTTCATGACCCGTATCCGCAGGAGCAGGTATGTGGCTATGGATAAGTTCGTGAGGAACGGGAAGGTCGATTGGAAGGCGTTTCAATCCGATCCTATAGCTTGGAGATCTTATCTGGATATTTTACGTGATAGGGCTATAGCCAAGAGCGAGTGGTATTCCGATGGGACACCAAAGGAAGAGGGATCCGAGGCTCTGATGATGTCCGAGGAGATCAAGGCATGGGACGAGGCGTGGGCCGAGGAGTTCGGGAATACCAACGAGGGTCGTAAGGCTTCCGCCGAGTTCAAGGAGATACTTCGTGGGATAGAGCGGTCCGAGGGCGGTAAGGCAGCGTTCGAGTTCCTGCTGGCCGGTGGTCATCTTGGTTTCTCCAAGGATATGTGGGGATCCGAGGAGGGTGATTATTACGAGAATCTTGTTGATAAGATCACGGAGCAATCTGTATCATCATCAAGAATAGAGAAGGTAGAGGAGGCGATGGCGACAATAAACGAGATCAATGACCAGCTAAGGCCTTTGCTTATCCAGTACCGGGATAGCACGAGATACGGGGAATATGATTTCGACAGGCTGCGCGGGTCGGCGTCGCTAAGGAAGATAAACGAGTTGTATGATCGTCTGGCAGAAGCTAAGAGCGTCATTAATGCCGCCGCTTCCGCTGAGGATATTGAGATGGATATGCCTGATACGGTGGAGAGTGGAGTCACGGATTCCTACCGTAACGCTCTAAGGGACGCCATGGCGTACGACAATGGCATGGATGAAATTAAATTCGCCAAGGAGCATATGTCCGCCCGCTCCCGCAGCCAAGTGGAGCGGATGGCCTCCAAGCTATCCCGGAAGAACCCGTCATGGACAACCGTGGAGGTGGCGTTCTTTAGAAAGAAGTACGGTCCTGACTTCAACAATAAGCTGGCTAATGATATAGCTATGGGTAAGGCTAATAGTATACTTATCGAGTACGCCAGAACTCGGCTATATCCTTATATGAGAAAATACTCTCCCAAGGGGTATTCTGGCTTCGTCAGGAAGATAAATAACGGTACGTATAAGGTATCCGAGTTCTTTGATGCCATGGAAAATGGTATATCAAAGGAAGAGAGCGTATCCCGTTTCGGGTTCGATATTAATATGATTGACTTATCGATCAATAACCAGTGGCTAGAAGAGGCCGATGCCGAGAGTTCTTTCCGTAATCCTAATTATAATCCCGATCTGGGTTATGGATATCATACGCCTAGGTTCGATAAGTACAAGAACGAGGCTTTTTTCAAGAAATACGGTATTACCAACGAGGGGGAGGAAGCTACGATCAATAAGGATAAGTGGGAGATGAGGAAGGAGCTGCTTAACATAAGCCGTAAGGCTATGGAGGATTATGATGAGCGATTCCGGAACATCTACCAAATACCACAGATATCCAAGGGCGGCGTGGAGAGGATGGTGCAGGCCGGGGTTGACCCGAAGGCGGTCATCGGCAACGCCGTACGTGATATCGTTGGCGAGAGGGTGGATGACCCTATACATGGTCAGGGGCAAGATCTAGGAGGGATTGATGAGAACGATAACAAATATCGTATGATCCCCAAATACTATCTTAGTAAGTTGGAGAACGCCGATGACGTGTCCCATGACTTCGCCTACTCCTATTCCATGTTATCCTTACAAGCGACCTCTTACAAGTATAAGAGGGCGGCCTTGGATGATGTCATGGGATATAGGAACATGATGCTGGAGACGCAATACGACGGCGGTAAGAACCCAGAGGCCACTCACGCCTATAGAATGTTTCAGGACTGGGTTAACGCCAGTATCTATGATGTTAGGATAAATAATAAGCGGGCAGAATGGAATATAGGTAATTATAAGGTCGATCTTAATAAGCTGGCTCTTATGTTTACCAAATTCGTATCCAAATCCAACTTAGGCTTCTCCCCATTCGTCGCGGCTACCGGCGCCCTTACCGGGCAGGCCAACTTCCTTTTGGAAGGTATGGTAGGGCAGTATATAAGCAAGGACTCCATGAAATACGCCTATGGGGAAGCTCAGAAGCAATTAAGTACGTACGTGTCGGAGATCGGGGATATAAACCGTACCAACAAATTATATGTCGTTGGAGAGGCTCTAGGCGTATTCAATGTCCGCAACCGTGTACGATCGGCGGCGTATAACAAGATCTGGAGAACCTTATTCCGGGACCTGCCGTTTAAGATGATGGAGGTTCTTAACTCCCCGTTGGATCCGCAGGTCATTATCTCGGTCATGGATGATACCCGCCTATACGAGGGTCAGTTTTGGTCATACTCCAATTTCAAGGAGATGATGATGAAAGACAGAAATATGTCCGCCAACGAGGCTAAACGTGATTGGGAGCGTTTAAGGGATTATTCTATGTGGAACATGGTAGATGTCAAGGATGGAAAGATCGTGGCTAAAAACGAGGCTAACAAGGATATTATAGACAGATACATACCTACCTTGTCCAGCAGGGTCAGGAGCATGGTGCAGATCTGCGACGGCGCCTTGAACGAGCAGAACCGGGTGGGGGCTAGCCGGAACGCTATCCTTAACATGGTTCTGCCTCATCGTGGATGGTTTATATTGGCCGTGCAGCGGGCGTATAAGAAAGCCGGTTTCAATTTCCAAACCAACCAGTTCGAGGAAGGATATATGAGAACATTATGGAGATTGGCCGGAAATGTCTATGGCTCGATGTCCGAGGGTAGGATGGGGGAGGCATATGACGTGCTTAAGGAAGAGTATGATAAGCTTACCCCCTACGAGCAGATCAATATCAAGAGATCGATTATCAATATGGCGGTATTCGCCACGATGATGGCTATAGGACGGGCTTTGATGGGATATAGGGAGGATAATGAGGATAGCTGGTTCGGGCAGTTCATTACCTATATAGGATTTAGGACGATCAACGAGATCGCTTCCCAGACATCCCCGTTCATGGAGCTTAACGCCATAGACATGCTACAGGACCCGCTGGTCACCGCCCGGAAGTTAGGCGATCTCACCGATCCTCGGAACTGGGATCCGTTCGCTACCGTCCAGACCGGCGTGTATAAGGACGAGAGCAAGCTATGGAGGCAGCTCATGAAGTTCTCGTTTGGTAAGCAATGGTATAATATCAAGACGGCTAGGGATATTAAACAGACATCCGACTACTGGCTGATGACCAACGGCATGACGATGGGATTCTTCCTAGGTGGTAGGAATAAGGATGAGTCCGGGGAGGACGCTAATTGGTATTTTGATAGAGGAAGATAGCTGATATAGTATGACAAAAAAATAGCCAGTCAATTGTTTAAGACAATTTGATTGGCTATTTTTGTATTCCTATCTATCCATCTCGGACGGATGGGAATAAATATTCTATTCATGAATGCAAATGTAAGCATTTATTAGGATTCTTCAAATAGCCAAAATTAAATTATACAAAATAAATATAAATTATTGTTATTTCAGTTTGTAGCATAAATATTATGGTTATATTCGCATCATGAAACAATGAATGACGGGATCTCACTTCAAGGTCATTCAATGTGTAAGATATTTTTGGCTCATTAGGATTTGTCGAGGTGAGATCCGACATTTCCTTTTGAGCCTATTTTTTTTATATTATGGATAATCTTGTTTTTATTAATGAATCTAATGATGTGTTGACAGACAGCTTGAGAGTAGCTGTTAAATTTGAGAAGGATCATAGCAAAGTTATAAGATCTATAGATGATTTGTTAGAAAAGAGTTATGTTATTGATACTGAATGTAATCCAAAAATGGATTTACATAAAATGTTTTGTTTATGCTATGATGACATACCTCAACCTAATGGTGGATTTAGAAAATCCAAAAGATATGTAATGAATAGGGATGGATTTACTATACTTGTCATGGGGTTTACTGGTAGCAAAGCTATAAAATTTAAATTGGAGTACATGAATGCTTTTAACGAAATGGAGGCATCCATAAAAAAGAATCTTCCACATAATTACATAGAAGCATTAGAGGCGTTGTTGGTATCCGAGAAAGAAAAGCAGGCGTTAGCTGAAGCTAAGAAAGCGGCAGAGGAGGCTAAGAGAATATCCGACAATATTATCAAAGAACAAGCTCCCAAAGTAGGATTTGCTGAAACAGCTATTATGGCCAATGACAAAGGTGATGATATGTTGATTCGTGATGTTAGGAGAGAACTTGAGTCTCATGGATGTGATATAGCGGAAAGATCGTTAAGAGAGTTTTTACAAGAGCAAGGTTTCTTTTACAAGAATAAAAGAGAATGGATATTAACAGAGAATGTTATGAAGAAGGGTTACGCACATTACAGATACAATACGGATACCGGGATCAGGAATACGGTTTATATGACTAGGAAGGGATTTGAGAAAACGTTATATAATATCAGGAATATACCTAAATCAAGAGAGTCTTTTATCTCTTTTGGCGGCAAGATATTTGATTAAAGTAAGAGAAGGATAGGCGATTATCATCCTATCCTTCTTTTGTTATCAGCCCTTATACATTACCTTACCTTATTCGTATACTACTCGTCCCATTAATCCTGATAGCTCTTTATCATCCTGCTCCTTCACCTCTACATAATAATATCCCTTGAAACAGAATTTCTTTTGATCGGGATCTGACAAGAACTTTTTATATTCCTCGAATCCTTCATCTGAAAGATAATAAGCTCTTCTTTTTTGTTGAAGTAATTCATCTGATTCTAATATCTGTTTTTTAGTAGCCATAATATCTGTTTTTTTGGATGTGGTATAGATGATTAATCTTTAGGAATAAACCCAACAGCCTTTTCGGTAGAAGCTCTTTGTTTTATAAAACATTCAGCTTCTTCCCATGAGGTTGCCCATATTTCACCGGCATACTTTTTGCCATTGATTTGATACTCTGTTACAAATTTCTTTTCTTCTTTTTTCATGTTTGTAATTTTTAAAAGTTAATAAAACTAAGGTTTTAGACAATGAGGCATTATATCCATTCTACGAAGTTTATTATCTTCTGTTTATAAAATTCAATGTCCGCATGAGGAAATTTATCGATGACGGATTTAGATTTAAGAGATATAGGATCGTCCTCCCACTTCAAGTCCCTACCTGTTAATCTACGGATAGTACCTTTTGGGAGTACGATCGCCGAATTATGATCCTCGATGGAAAAATACTCTTCGTCATGCGTCGATCTCTCATCCGTCCATATCTCCCCTTGTCGAGCGGGGGTGTTGTCAAGAATAATCTCATCACCATTCTTGTTCACGGCTAAAAATATTATTGTCTGTTCTCCTATTTTCATAAATTATAATTTGTTTACCAATCTCCTCCATCATTACCTATTCCTGAGATTGTAGTTATAATATTATCTGGATTTGTACCTGCGTTAGGAAGCATCTCAGGTATAGGATTGTCTTCCCTATCACCATGCATCATGACGGTAAGAACCCCACTAGCGGAATACAACCAAAGACGTTTGCCGTCCTTCTCCCATTTCTTCGCTAATCTATTTAATGATTCAATCAGCTTACATTCTTCCGGGGTACATTCGATCCCTGCGTCAGTAAAATATTTTACTCCCATATTATTGATTTGTTTAATTTACGAGCCTCTGATAAGGCTCGTGTTAGTATATCCTTTTTTCTTATAATCTCCTTATATCTTTTGATATTCATTTTTATTATCTTCATAATAAGTTCTTTTGTTTTAATAACACCAACATCTTATTCCAATCAACATATCCTTTATCCGTGAGCGGAGTGCCGATATTCCTGTCATCTATATAATAATCACAATACAATTTTGGTGATGATGATACTGGCTCAGGATTGTAGTTCACCGAATACAGATTGATATGATTATATCTAAACCAGTCTACGGCATCCTGTAGATATTTACCATCTCTTACCGTATACAATATCAGAAGATTCTTATCGCCCAATTCCCTCAATACGCTAGCGGCTCCGATATTGTCTCCTACATAAGGGTATAAGTCTGTCACGCATGTCCCATCGAAATCTATTCCTATTATTTTCTTCATATTATATATCTTATAATAAATACTCTTCTATTTTCTTAGCCATATCAATAAGCATCTCACATCTAAGGTCGTTAAGATCCTTACAAAACCTCATCTCCTCCTCATGCTTTTCCTCCGGCGATCTGTTATCACTTATACTGTAGCATGGTGATGAGCATACCGGTATGGGCTTCATGGCATCTATGGCTAATTTGATAGCCTTTTCTTTGATATCGCTTATATTAATTTCTTTTTGCATCCAGATCATACCGCTATCATGGCAATCAGGAAAATCGACATGATCCGGGTCACGTATTAAACAGCTTCCCTCGTTATAAAAACAGCATCCTGTACAATGATCTTCTTTTATCTCCGGGACAGCCACGTATGTCATTCCTTTGTATATTCTAACTTCTCCTTTTCTTACCTTATTTATCTTATTCATCTTATCAGATTTTTATATCCTACACGTTTTAATTCCTCTTCAGTAGCTTTCTTCTTCGGGAACTTCCCGTGCCATTTACCGGGCACCACGACATCACGTCCGTCTGGGCTGGTAGCCAGCCTCCCGCATTCGCTGCACAGCCCCATGCCCTTGTACGGCTGTAGTTCCTTGGCATAGTCGAATTTGTCCACCATATACTCGTTTGTCAACATCCAGTAACTAGACGTAGCGGTATTATCAACGCAACCGCATTTAGCGCATACAAATAAGCTCATAGTAAATTATTTAATATCATTATCCTTCTTATCATCGTCAATCCTCTCCACCTTAATCGTCCCCATATCACCTGAAGGTAACGTGATATCACTATACACATTATTCCAGTCCTCGTCAATGGCCAACTGATGTAATATCGACCTATATATTTGGTAGGTGTTGCCGATAAGTCTCTTCCTATTTATCTTATCCTTACTGCCTCCATCGTACCCTATATGCTCAAAATCCTCAAGATCTGGGAACAACCTTCTTCTTATCGCTCGTGAGTTATTGACTATAAAGCTTCTTATCCCCAGCGATTCCGTCCTATCCATATCATCTATCAACGTATCTGTTGTATGCTGTAGATCCATGTCACCCGCCGCAAATCTACTGATGTCTTCCACGCATTGTGAGATCAACATCAGTTGCTCCCTTGTTAAGGTTATTTTGTAAAGTTGCTTGTTGTTTATAACCATCTATTTGTTCTTTATATTAATTACCTCCATTTTATACTTCTCTGGATACTCTAGGCATGTGCATACTATTAAAATAGAATCATTCAACATGGTTGCCTTATTACCCCTATCATCTACATAAACAGTTTTAGGATAATAATCAACATTATCTTCTTTTTTATCTTTACATCCTATCATGATAAGAGATAGGATAATAATACTTGCTTTAATCTTTGTCATAGCAGTTCCATACCATTCTTGTATATCACGTCTCCTCGTTTCATATTATCTATTTTATCAATTTTATTATCAATACAGTAAAGTTAAATATTGTACATACTATGGACATCCATAATGTTATACTTACCATAAATCCTAGGCTTTTAGGTATAGGATCTATTCTTCTGAATGCCAAGATCATGCATATAAATGTTCTTATGTTCATAGTTTACGATATTTTTCTATATAGTTAACTATCAAGTCTTTAACTCCTTTTGGGACATCTACCAGTTTGAGATTACCTTGGAATATGTCCTTGCCGTACTCATCCATAATCTCTCCGAATGAAGGATTCATGACTCTTGTTGACATAGATATCGGTTGATCAGTGTCAAATTTGATAACGATCTTCTTTCCGCCGTTTATCGCCTTTTTAAAAGCCACGTAAAGCTTTCGACCTTTTATTATATCACAATTCCCTTTCATGATATTAGACATATGTATGACATATTCTTTCTTCGCATCTCCGGGGTTGTCCATAAGCTTAAGATCTCCTCCCGTATCTCTCCATTTCCTGAAGCACGAGAAACATAAACTATGATTTGCCTTGGCGTGTCTAGGTATCATCCTGCTGCTGCCGGCTGGGATCGTATCGCCACAGCAGATACACGTCCTATCCTTGTTGGTGCGCATCGGCACATAGCTCTTTATCGGGTATTCTTTTCTTTTATACATCTTCTTCTGTTTTCAAAATTATCATCACCATACTCATAATTAGGACAAGCTTTGTTGCTTGGACGCCTTACGTATGTTGTTTGTTTCCTATTATGTTTCCTGTTAGGGTTTATATAATGGTCACACACCTGCCAAATAGAACAACATACCTTGCCATATCTTTTCGCCCATTCATTATCATGCAGATGTACGCAAGTGCCGCAAGTCGGATTCTTAAGCTTATCCCTGTTGTTATCTATAATATCTTTAATCTTATCGAGAATAACATACATATTCTCAATATCCATATCATTAAATTCATTTGGTACCGGGAGATACATTATCGAGCTTATATCTATATCTATTCCCTTTGACTTGTCGTAAGCTGATTTGTACTTCCTTCTCATCAAATCCTTTAATTGATTTACTTTTCTCTCATAAGTCCCCATATTTCACTCAGTTTTCCACCCTTGTTTCTTTAATAGATCCACCATCATCCCCTTTATCTTAGGACTGATAGCCTCGGTAAGTATATCAGCGGCCAAGTTAATAGAGAAGCTTGTCATTCTGGATTCTCCTATATACTTCTCGCTGGTAATTTCTTTCACATAATCGTGGATATCCTTAATCATCTCATTTTGAGATCTTAGGAGATCAAGTATCTCATCGAGTTTATCATTCATTTTTTTTCTCAAATATACCTGACAATAACCAGATAACCACTATCAAAAAGAAACACAACCCAAGCGCCTCATCCGGATAATCATGCATCGCCTCTAAAATGTCCCTCATAGCTTAATGTCCATTTTGCCAATTATACGATAGAAAATATCCCTAGTCAGCTCAATATCATAAGTAGCGTCATGGAGCTTATTCTCGTCGATCTCAATGCCCATGGTTTTGGCTACGGTCATCAACTTAAAGTTCTCCATATCGTTTCTTACACCCATCAGGAACGGTGTCACCATAACATATACATCCATACAGTTAGGATAGAACCATGATCCGAAATACTTATCCCCACATTGCTGGAATAAAGCCCGTAGGAAGCTGTTATCGAATCCAGCGTTGTTATACCCCACTAAATACATTTTATCCCTCTTGTCGAACTTATCCACGTATTTGGATAATATACTAACGAGCTGTCTGTATCCATCTTCCATAGGCTGATACGACTGCACTTGCTCCAAGGTAACGCCGGCCACGTCCAGCGCCTCCTGCTCTATCGTGGCGGCCGGGTTCGGGGCTAGGCGGATGTCGAACCTCTCGGCCTCCTGCCCGTCGATATCCACGATCCCTCCTATTTGGTGTATCCCGTTTCTCCAAAATTTGACCCCGGTTGTCTCTAAGTCAAAAAATAACAGCTTGCTCATATTTATTGATTTTTAAAATGTTCCTTAATCTTCTCCAATGCCTCATAAGATAGATAGCTGTCTATGGCCTTATTGCTATTCACTTTCATCAACTCATCAAACAGATCTTTAGCCAGTACTTTCCACTGTTCTCCCCAATCAAGAAGATTCTCAACTTTTGATCGTATATCCTTGAAATAAGAATCTACATCTGATTTAATTGATTTTGAATAGTATATAACATCTCCCTCATCCCTATCCATAATATAATCACATTGTGTCTCGATATCTTTTATATGACTATCTATATCACTACACATATAATCAACAGGTTTACGTATATTGAATATAGCTTCTGACGTAAGACCGGTTATATTTTGTATGTCTTTTAAATTATCCATGATTTAATCAACTAAATACCAACCATCCACCTGCAAATCCCATTGCGAAAATATATAAGATTATAGATGTGAATAATATCCAATCTTTTGCGCTTAGCTCATTATTATCTCTCTTTATTTTCTCAAGATAATCATATATAGCTGTATAAACAGCATGGTGAATATTCTCGTCTCTAGCCCTTACGATATTATCATATTCATTATATCCTAGATTATAGGTGGCGCTTTCGATCCTTATATTCCCCGTAACCTTTTTATTTACATCGAAATCGAAACTAACCACTATATCGGTGGTTAGAGCGCTGGCGATTTTGCTTTTTATCTCATCATTACTGAGATTAGCATCGTGCACTAATCGCTCATAGTCTTTATCGTCAAGAATTATCTGTTTTTTAATATTCATATCCCTAATATTTCTTCTACATAAACAAATCCATAACATACATAATTATCAGCGTCATGCTCACCATAATCCACATGCCATACGACGGCACACGGGAAATATAATGGCATATCCTCAGCCATAGGATCCTCTTTGAAGTCATCAATGTTTATCTTCCCCCTCCACCTCCATAGGTCTTGGATATCGTTCAAGATCAATTTGTTCATAAAAATCTGTTTTTTAATACTTATACAAAGATAGGATTTAAACAAAAATAAAAGCATGAATAATATTAAAATAATATTAATCATGCTTAAATATAAATATATCCCTTCTAATTCTCACGGATATACGTATTCGTACTCATCTGGAGGGGATGTCTTATATTCAACATCGCACTCCATATTGGTGTAATAGTTATCCCCCTTTCTGTATACTAACGCTACCTTGCAGTCGTATTCCAAACTGTATCCTATAAGAGGGACATTAGCCATAGGCGGATTATCCTCTGTTTTGTATCTTATCCTTAGTATCTGTTTCATATAATCCACATTTAATCAAATCTATCATCAATGAGAATAATGCGTCTATAAGAAGTTTTTCGTTGCTCCAATGTACGGAGATATCGTCCTCATCCATATACGACACGAACCACTTGTCTTCAAATTTATAGCACTCTAACGTATAACCCTTTATCTCGGCTGGGAGTAAGCTCAATAACGTCCCTACATCCCAAACCGGGTCGGATATATCCGGGGTAACGGCCTCGATCAGTCCTATACGACCAGCGTCATCCTCCATAGAATGCAATGAGTCAAGGTACTTGTCTCTGAAGCCGATGGCGGTGGAGATAGGGAGGCCGGCCTCGACCAGCACCCTCCCCTGTTCTTTTGTGGTGAATATCCTTTCTTTCATCTAACCCTTGATCTTTTTCTCTACAGTAACAATCGTATCATTATGCCATCCCCCATGAGCCACGAGAAGAATCTCCTGCTGCTCGAAGCCAAGCCCTGCCCCTATACCGCCGGAGTTCCATGCACAGGTAATGACCACCCCGTCCTTCTTGGTGATCCTAGCTATTTCATTCTTCTGCCTAGCCCAATAACTAGATTGCGTTGTTTGCATATTAACAGATCCTCCAAGTCTTTTATACGACTCAGATACCTGTCTCGCAGAATATGGTGGATCATATAATACCATATCAGCTATATTATCGCCAAGATCACTCAGGAAGTCCGTGGCGTCTTTATGATACATAGCCTTAGTCTCAGGATCAAGATCGTTGGTTATCGTCCCTATATCGCTGTTTCTGGCGAATGGATCTACTATAACCATTCCGTCTTTTTTATATCTATCTATAAGTTCTCTTATCGGTTTTATGCTGAATGTCTCTTTATTCGGCATCGACCATGTCTTGTTTATAATCATATCGTTGTAATTGTGTTTTAAATTTTACCTACGCTCTATACCTCTTAGCAGATGGGCTATCACATCCACTGTCCATCCGTTTCCCGCTAAAGACATGGCCGTATTCGGGGCTATCCCATCAAGGTAATCATCCGGCAATGTCTGTAGCCTACACATCTCCACAGGAGTCAGGTATCTGAACTTATCTTTCATGTCAAAGGCATTAGGATATCTTCCGGGCGGTAATGATGATATCACGTTATCTTTCATGACTGTTGTAAGGCAATTACTTTTCTTAATAGAGGTAGTATTCTTGTCTTTTCTTACTTCCAGACATTGCGTTATTTTCACGTTCTTGTCATAATCCTTTCGATGTCCGTCCTCTCCTATCCTTCTACCGACAATGACTCCTATATATATTCCTCTTATGGCTCCCGGATTCCAGCCCTTGTCATGCTCTAAAATATCATCCAACGATATATGTTTGTCTTTCGGCATTTCTACCGGCCAATTACACCAATAAAGACGATGCCGGGTCTGTGCCGAGACCAAGGCGCTATCGATCTCCACCGGCTCTACGCCCAGCTCCTCCGTTATCACTCGGCGATGCTCGTCCCGCATCCGGACGTTCTCGCCCAAGAACAGGATCTTACCTTTGGTCTCCTTCTTTAAATACCTTACGATGTCCGAAAAGCAGAAGAAAAGCCTTCCCCTTGCGTCCATAAACCCCTTACCCTTACCTGAGCTAGAGAAACTCTGGCAACAAAATCCTCCCATGACCAGATCTATGTCTTTCCAAGGGATATCCCATGTTCTCCAGTTATTGACATCCCCTAACTGGATGATATTCGGAAAATGTTTTTGACTTACCTTTATGCATGTCTTGTCTATCTCCGAGGCGTAATAAGTATCTATAGGTATGCCGGCCCTCCGTAACGCTAGATACCCACATGATATCCCGTCAAATAATGATAATACTTTCATATTATTTATCGTTTAGGTATATAATCACTTTAATTGTGATATTACTCTAATAGCATAGAAGGAAACGCCCTTTCTCTCATCATTTGGATAAAACTCATTCCCGTTATAAGTCACTAACCATGCTTTCTCATAATTATATTGAGTGCTAGTCCAATAACTTGTAGTGCCTTCGTCTATATCTAATCCATCGATAAGAGACATGCATCTGTTAATCTCATCTAAATTATTTATGATCTCCATCCATTCTCCCACTGATGCCAGATATCCCATTTGCCCGTTCTTGAATTGAGTAACAGTACATTCATAAGCGGCACTAGCATGCGTATATTCCGCGATACTTTGTGTGTTTTGAAATCCATTAAAATCTTTTTTTGCTTCATTACTTGATGTTATTGTAGTTACTCCTTGGATCAATCCAGTCGTATTAGACCAGCTTCGATTCTTAAGCTCAATACCTGAAATAACGAAGCTGCTGTTGTCGCTTATCAACGCCACTCCTACGGCGTCGTTTCTCCACGAATAATTCCATTTATCACTAGTATATAACTTGCCATTGGTGTGTAAGATATATATACCGTTTGAAACGGTTTGACCGCCTATCATCCTTCTTCTCATATTCTTCTACCTTGCTAATGTATGTTTATAATTCTAAGTTTATCATATTCTTCAGTAAGAATCCCATGATCAAACAATTTGCTAGCGTCTATTTCAAAGTCCCTATATTTGTCAGTTATATTGATATCAGCCCACATGTTCAATCTCCCCTTATCATCCAACTGCATATGGATAAAGCCTTTTGTCACCTTCTTCCCGGCTTTAAGAGCCTCTACGTCTTTATCGGTAATCTTTTTCATGCTTTTAATATTTTATCGTTACAAGTGAACTACTCACGCCTAAAGTCAGGGAAATTCACGCTTAATCCTTAAATTCATCTTTCATCCTGATCTTTATGCCCCCATATGATAATTCCTTATGAGCTGTGACAAAATAATCAACCGCATCTTCATCTAATAAACTATGCGGACACCTTTCCCATACAGGACTTTGATCTAGATGATCCCATGTAGCTACAAGCAACTGATTCTTGTCATTATCAACAGTTATTTTATATGTCCCTATAGTAGCCTTACGTTTAATGATCGCTCCATTTAACATCTGCTTCTTAGCCCAGCTCCATGAACCTCTCAACCCAAATGTCCTTATAACCCAGTCATTTATCTTCTTCATTTCAAGTTATTTGTTAAAAGCGTAATATAAATATAAATACATAAATTGGATAGGGCTATTCACCATACCCTTATCAGTAGGCTCGTCATACTTGTCAAGCCAAAGACGAAGCGCTTCCCAATCGATATCCCGCCGGTCACAGACCATGCAGGCTAGGTTAGCCCCGAACAGATCCCCTCCGCCACGTAAAGACTCGTTAAATCTCTTGGCTAGCCTTTTCTTGAATCCTTTATTGTACCAAATACCGGAGGTAGCGGCATAACAATAATAAGCGTTGTATTTCATTTTCACACCCATCTTCTCAAATAAAGGCGTATGCCATATCCGGTCAAGGAAGAATACTATTCCACGATAGATAAAGGTTCGGAGATTCTTCCTGTATTTCTTCCCTAAGAAGCTATCTACGCAAGATATAGTCCCGCCTGAATAGTACCAGTTATTGGCGCCTCTCTTGACCTTATCCGTCATCTTGAACTTATTTTTCCTATCCTCTACTCTATCCCAAGGCTTTAATTTATCCTCGTTAAATGTCGGGCAATAATGATAGTAATGATTGATCCACGAGAGGTAGGGATTGTATATCGTATATCCATTGTCGCTGACATATGAGTTCATATCATATCCAAGTTCTTTGGCTAGAATAGATCCTTCATCAGCTAATACCTTCAATATCGGGTTCAAGTTCCATATCTGATCTTGGCTGACGAACATCGAGTAGCATGGATCCTCATCCTCCCCATACCATCCTCCCATCCCGCTCACTATTTTATCCAGATTAAGTGAATAATCTTTGCCGGATTGGAAATCATCCCTAAGGAAGAATCCATTATACATAGTCATGTCATGTATGCCGGGCTGGTCGTCAAATATGAGCTTAGCGTTTTCGACTAATCTAACCAATGTTTGTAAGACAGAGGATATCTCTATGGGCGCATATTCACACCCATAGACCTTATTATTTATCCAAAGATATTGAAGAAGCTCGGCTATGTTAATAGTCCCGTCCTCCACGTATCCTGTCTTGTTATCGAAATTTATTTTGGCTAGAGGTATATTGCTCCCTTGTGGTTGGTCGCTTTCTTCATTACAGCAATGCACGAACCTATCAAAGAATATATTCTTCCAGCCAAAATATTTATCCCTTATCGTCATAAGCCTATTTCTTGTCGTATAATGACATGACGTTAATAAGATCAGCCTTTCTGCACATCCCCTCAAGTTTATTAAAGCCATCCATATTATCTCCACTGACGATAATAGTAGGATATACCTCTATACCGTACTTGGATATCTCCTCATCCGTGGTTTTGTTCTCCGGGATCTGGTTTAACGTGACCTCACCCTCATACTCCTGTAACGTGTTGGCGATAATATATCGCATGTAATCGCTGTACTCAGCGTCTTTCTTCGTGAAAAAATCAATTCTTACCATTTTTAAATAGTTTTTAATTTGTTAATAATTAAATCCGCTGTAAATATAGCGTTATCTACCTCATCTACACTCAACCTCCTCCCATCAAAATCGTTGGACAATAAATCTTTTACGATCTGATATCTTCTCAACTCCCAATCTATGTCTATATCAAAATTAAGATGCCTTACACAATCATAATTCAGCTCCTTACGATTCTTATCAAGGTACTTAACTATCGGGAATGAAGTACCATTGTCAATAGTACGTGCGATCACATTAATGTACCTACCAGTCCTTTTGTCAATAGCTTTTAATTTCTCGTCTACTATTATTTCTCCTGATCCTTCCATTCTATTAACCCTTTGTTATGTTTATCGTAATATAATAACGCTATGGCGTTCCAACAAATTTGTGCCAAATGCATCAGCCCTGTCTCCTTATCATATCTCTCGCCTTTCATGTACGCCGTCATATGGCGAAGTAAAGCCGCTCTATATCTCTCAAATCCATCAGGTATATTCTGCCATGAATTGTCGGCGTATTTCTTAGCCCCCTCCGTATATACCCTCACGATATCCTCTATCTCAGCCAAAGGAAGGAGATCCCACCGAAGCTTGCCGTCGGCCCGGTCGTCCTTGCCGCTGCCGTCTTTCCCTACAAGCGGTCCGCTTTCCACCACTGCGTCTCCTATTTTTGGCTTCCCGAAATTCATCGCCTCATCTGCCGTCTCATCATCAATAAGCCTTAACTTGATAGCCCTGCTTAACGAGACAACCATCTCCTCATCAACCCAAATAAATTTATATGTCTCATCAAATAACGGTTCTATTTTCATTATCCCCGTATTGTCGGCGGTTTCAAGTACCTCAAATACCTCACCATCATAAACAACCTTGTCGTATTTGCTAAATTCCTCTTTCATTTCAAACTCCTTTTTGTTTTATTAATAAAATTCACTAAGATCCCTGCATTCCGGTGTCTCTCCTGTCATAGAATAAAGCTCACCAGATGATAGATATACGCAATGCGAGGTCTTCCCGTCCCTCCACTCGCTTTGCTTCGTAATCCCGCAAATAGCGCAGCGTTGGATCCCCGGGCCTGCCTTTACCCACGAGTGCCGTACGCTCCTCTTCCTTGTCCTGTTGGTGTCGTCAAGTTTTCTCATGATTAATCCTCCAAGGTCGTTACAATTTTATCTTTCCCGATAATAACCTCATTCCCGCTCCTTACATCAAAGCATTTCCCCTCATCTGCCTCCTTGAAATAAAGAGCGCCATTGTACTCGAACAAACCGAAGCCATAATCGTCTAGCTTCATTTCGTTAAGTCTCTTGAATTTGTATATTTTCCCCATATTTTCTGTATTTTTTATATTTTGTATTACTAAACACATCAAAAAGATAGATAAGATCGCTGCTATTATCCCTCCATAAAATTTAGTCGAATCATTCTTTTCATTTCCTTCTACTATCAAATAGATAGAACACGCCATTATTATAAAGGTAGATCCTAGTCCAATCATAACATTTTCTTTGTTTTCAAAAACTCCATCATATCCTCTGCGCTAAGCTGGAAGCCTGCCGCCGCCTTATGACCTCCTCCCCCGGGATAGGTTTTATGTGCCAGCGCCGAGACATCCACCTCCTCTTTGGTGGTATAGAATGAACATCTAAAGAATCTTCCGTTCCAGCAAAATGGCATCATCAGATCATGTCTCTTAGGGTTATACATAGATTCAAATGTAGTAGAGTTAAACTCCGTGGTATTCATACATATAGCCTTGTACCCAAATACATCAGCCTCGAATGAGAACATATTCATCTCCCCTCTGTTTTTCTCTACTATATACTCTATTATAGCCTCCCCGTTATTTATCATATCATTCACTAAGTTGTTATCGGCTTTATCTAGTACATTCTTAACAATGTCTACATCAAGACCGCAATATCCCCTCATCCCGTATTGGAACGCCATGACATCACTCCACTCGAACCGGTCATGATCCCATACATCATAAGCACTCAATAATTCTACCACATTAGGAGTTTTGATGTCATCGAAAAGATATTCCCACGTAAGCTCACAGGCCGCCGTCCCTATACACCTCTTGCCCTTTACCTCGTAATCCCTCATATCGTCTATGGCTGTCTTATGATGGTCTATCCATATGACATCTGTACCTTTATCCTTCCACTCATCGAAAAGGAATCTTGTTCTGTTTCCAAATGACACGTCAACTACAAATACCTTATCATATTTATTCACGTCAGGTATTTCCTTGCCATAATTGTAAGGAAGAAGATCAATGTTACCTTTGAAATACTTTTTTACTATAGCCGCTGACATTACTCCGTCAAGATCAGCCTCATGATATATACATCCTGTCATAATCTATTGTTTTTAATTAAAAAATCTATGTATTCTTTTATCTCCTTATTTCTATCATTATCCCAGTCAAATGTCTCGTTTATGAATTTGAAGTACGATACTGGGATCGAATGTAACATCCACCCACTATACTTTCCAAATGTCATTACCGTAGAGCCAAGGGGATGATCCGGCCTCCCGGGTACAGGGGAGGCGGTAATGCCCTGCGCCAGCCCCCTCCTTCGGTCTTTCTTGGCGGCCTTGATATCCATATCCGTTTTCGTTACCTTATCCCCCATCGGGATATTAGTGATTAGTTTATCGCCGATAAACATCCCCCATCCATATCCCTTGTAGTTCTCTATGCTAAGACCCCGTATATCGCCGAATCTCGAAGAGTTATCGCAGCAGTCAACCACCATCGCACTATCCTTTCCATCCTTGATTCTCACGGCTCTACCAATGGCTTGGTACCATGTAGAGAACGAGAACGTAGGTCTACCGAATACCACGCAGTCCAGTCCGGGATGATCGAATCCGGTTCCGAGGGCGGAATAGTTGAACACCACCTGCGTCCCACCTGACTTGAACCTCTCGACTATAGCCTCCCGTTGTTTCTTTGGCGTGCCTCCGTGAACTACCTCCGCCATGCCAGCGCATATCTTGGCGTTTATCCATTCGGCGGCCGTATTACAGCTCTCAACAGAATCCATAAATACCAATATAGACTTACAGCTATTCTTTAATATCATCAATCGGCGTAAAATAAGGTTGTTTAAGCCATTTTTTCTCACCGCCTCACTAATAGACTCAGCCGTATATTCGGAGCCGTTAGAATTAAGCTTAAGGGCATCTCCATTGAAATCCCATGTCTCATATTTAAGAGGTGTCCAAAATCCTTGCCTTATCATCTCCTCCACCTGTATGACATGGATCAGGTTCTTAAAATATACCGGTCTCATTCTGGTTATGAAGTTAAGTTGAGAATATGATACTTGTCCTATCGACATAGTTTTAAGTCTACATGGCGTGGCGGTAAACCCTATTACCTTGCTAGGCTTTAATTCGTTCATGAATTTCATGAACTCACTGTCTTCCTCTGGGCTGTATCCGGCATGAGCCTCATCTATCAATACGTTCCTGATCCCCATCTCCTTAAGCTGACCAATAACTTTCTTGACAGATCCTAACGTGGCGTATATCATGTTAGATAGTTCTTTCTTGCCACAGGAGGCGGAGTAGATGGTAGCCGATATGTTATATGATATGAGTTTATCATAATTCTGCTGTAGTAATTCTTTTGATGGTTGCAAAATGATTGTATTGCCTCCCATAATCCTAGCCGCCTCCGCCAACAACAAACTCTTGCCGGCGGCTACAGGAGCCACCACCAGAACCGGGTCATGTCTGTCAGAATTTATATAATCATATATACTTCTGACACAATTTTCTTGATATGGCCTTAACTTAAACATTTCTCGAATTTCATTGAACCGCAATCATATATTCTCTTGTATCCCATATCTAGCATTATCTCATTCTCGGACAATTTAGGATCACCCCCATTTTTTACCAGCACATCTTTTCTGAAATTGAATCTATTGAATCTTTTTAATCCTTTTACATAAAAGTAAGACGGTTTGCTTTCTGACACTAGATCAAATCCTAATTTTTTATACAAGTTGCCATCGCTCCATCTTTTATCTGCATATGATATTATTTTAACCGGGTTAAATCCCTTTATAAAAAACGATAATAGCTTACTTGCTCCTCCGATCACGGTGTAATTTATTTTATTGCAAAATCTCACAAGCTCATAGACGCCCTCCTTCTTCTTTCCTCTCACGTTAAGTCTAGGCTTGCTAAATGTCATAACAGATACTATTTCGTTATTATACAAAAGCGCTATTCTGACTGATGATGCACAATTTCCTTGTATATGATTTTCTTCCATAAATAAAGATGATGTTTTGTTATCTATCATTATTATTTTTGTTTTTCTAGCATACAATATATTGGGAGTTTTTCCTAATATATTCATTATCCTACTTTTTACTATATCTTTTTTGTTGTTATACTCATCTTCGAATATGTGTATTAGTCTTATTCCGTATGTTTTTAATTTATTTGTTTTATCAAGATGGAAGTTTGAGCCTTTAAACTCATATCCATGCCAATATAATCCATCCATTTCTATTCCTATATTTTTACTTTTTATAAAAATGTCAATTTCCGTTCCGCCCATCTTGTGTCTAAACTCAGCCGTATTATCTATCGATGACACAAAATCGAACATTTCTTTTTCCATCTTAGATCCTTCAGAGTTCGCGCATATAGGACACCCGTTCCCGCAAAGATGATTATGAAGATTCTGTTTAAACACTCCATGCTTCTTGCATATTATATCCCCAAAATCATGTGTTTTTGAGAATTTTAATGAAGAGTAATCATATGTATCCCCATGTATTTCTCTCGCTTTTATTATAAACTCTTCTTTTGTCATTGTTTGTTTTGATACCATAGATTCTTTTCCGCAAATAGGGCACCCCTTTCCGTACATGTGATTATCCACTCTTTGTCTAAAATCCCCATGTATAGGGCATGTTATAATCACGTTGCTGAATCTAGTATCATACTCTACTTTAGAATAGTCATATTTGCCATTGTGTGTATTATTCGATCTTTCTATAAATCTATTTTTCCTTTCTTCTTTTTTTGATTCTTTCACTCTGTCACGAGCGCATTTTAAACATCCATATCCTGTTAAATGGTTATATGGAGCTTGTTCAAAATCCCCATGTATAGGACATGTTATAATAACCTTATTTCTAGGTCCCTTATAAGCTACTTTATCGTATATATATTTGTCTCCATGTACTTTTTTTGCTTTTGATATAAATTCGTCTGTAGATTGAGTCTTTCTTTTCCTTGACAATTCTAATGCACATTTAGGACATCCATGCCCACTGTTAACATGATTTGCTAATATTTGTCTGAAAATTCCATGTATAGGACATATAATATCTATCCTTTTGCCATCAAAAGAGGATAGATCATATGTGTATTTACCACCATGCTTTGCTATGGCTTTTTTTATCCTATCTTCCAAGCTACATTTCATAATTATTGTTTATAATTATCAAAAACATCTATTATATATTCTAATCTCACTGGGATCTCATGGTTGTCAGATGTTTTCACCATCAAAGTATTACCAGTTTTACTTATGGCTATCACCTCTCCCGTACCTACCTTGGTATGAACTATATCGCCTACCTTTATATTGAATTTAATCATGATCTAACTTCTTATTAAACTCCTCTATCTTGCCTCTATCTGTCTCATTCGCCATCTCAGCCTCTTCCTTGAACATGTCGTACCCTTCCCTGATATTATCCCCTACCATATTCTCTATCATCTCTCTCATTTCATCGCTTCTTACGGCGAAGGATATCTGGAACGATTTACTTGTGCCTTTCATCAGGTAATCAATCTCCTTCTTACATTCTGCCATTAACCGATCCAGATTATCGAACTTAACGAACTTGGAGTTGCCATTGGCTTTTCTTACCCCATCCTTGAAATCCTCCAATATCCCGTTAAATACATCCGCCATACACATCATGGAATGTAGCCATACCAGCATATTGAATTTATATTCATTATCAGCATTATTCATCAAGCCTATCAAAGACTCACTTTTTGTCAACATGATTTTAGATTCTCGATCTACGATATCCTTTATCTCTTGCCGGTATTTCATGGCGCCAACGAAATCCATCTTAGAATAACATTCATTTGATTTCTCTACCAATTTCCTGATATCCTTTCTAGACATCAGAAGATCCAATACCTGTTTTTCTCTTTCGTTTTTATCCATAATCATTTATTTATTGACACAAATATAATTAAAGCCTAGATATTTACCTAGGCTTTTTAATAAAGTTAATATTTTTTATTCTTTCTTTTTGACTCATCCCAATCCGATGAATACCTACATGTGTTTTGTTTGTGGATTGAGAAATCGCACCAAAAACACAAGGGCTTGGGGCGGGGTTCAAGGCAGGCCGGCTGGCGTCCCATGAGGTAGCGCTTCTCGTACTTATACCCTTGTTTGGCATCGTCCCAAACGTGAGCTTGATAGCTATCTATTTTATTTGTCTCGAAATCATACATATCAAGGAGAATATCGTTAAGCTCCTTGACCGACCTCTCTACTTTCTCCTTATCTACCTTCACGTTCTGATTGTCCAGCATGCGGGTAAAGAAATAGCTGCACATATCCGGCAATACCTTGTACTTTCTCAGTATGTAGAAGGCGTATATCGGATGCTGGAGATTGTGAAGCAGCTTATCCTCATCGAATAACTTTCTCCCGGACTTCCAGTCTATCGTATACATAGCTATCCTGTCTTTTGTCTTATACTCTCCACGCCAGTCCACCGATCCTATGATATGTACCTTATCGTACGTCACGCCATCCAAAGTAAGGGGCTTGGGTAGCTTATAGGGCAGGACGAAGTCCTCCTCCACGCCGGCCGGTCTCGACCCCCGGACCACCTTCTCCATTGGCGTAAGATCAGACCATGCCTTCTTATAATTGCCAGCAGCATCCTTCTCAAACAACCCCACAATCCATCTTATTAGCCTAGCCGCATGTTGCATAGACTCGATCTGGGATTTTACGCTATCAAAAGGAATCTTCTCTATATCCGCATAGTAATTGAAAGCCTTACTCATATCCTCATAAGAAGGTCTACATCCGTTCTTGAAGAAATACTCCATTGTCTGGTGGATAACCGTACCATATGACGTAGCCTCGTGCTTCTCCGTGGATCTGTGACCCTCCACGTAAGTCTTATACCACTTATACGGACACTGAACAAACGTGTCTATCTGTGAGTAGGATGCGGCAAGCACCTTCTCACCGCCTATCGTCTTGCATAGCAAGTTATTCTCCGGAACGATCATAAAGCCTCTCCGTATTTATGTCACGCTCATATAAATCCATCGAAATATTCTGTAGGTTATGCAAATACCTTATCTGGATAAGCTCGCTCAGGTCATCCTCCATATCCCTAAGTCCGAGATAATACTCGTCGCCAAAAACCTCCATGGTCATCCCGTGTCCACGATATACGTCCCTATTCTTGTCACTCTTGAAACCGATAGCGTCAAGAAGGTTATCGTCTATCTCAATAGGCATGACATCATCTTCCCCTGAATACCATTTCATTATCCCATCATCAACCTCACGTTCAAGGATTAATGATCCACTTTCATTACGCATACCGGTAACGCACCCTACTCTCCATATATCGCCAGCTTTGTCTTTTACAAGATTGCCCGGCCTTAACTCCTTAACTGAAATCATATTCTTCCTCCTCATGATCGTCATCACAATCATCGACAAGAGGGGTCTCTAGCCCCTCTTCCCAATCATCATATCCGAAATCCATTTATTTGTCTTTTAGATAATCACACAACATACCCATAAGCTCTCCTACCGTCAATTCGTGATAAGGCTTGACGTTAAGTGCCTCATCGGGTATACATTTACCCGTTTTCTTTTCCACTTCCATTATGACTTCTACAAAATCAAGGGAATCCATAGCCATATCCGTATCCAGCTTATCCTCGTTCATTATCTGAGCGGCATGATCAAGGCCATTAAATTCACCCATCTTCTCGAATATCGCCTCCTTGACTACTTTTTCAACTTCTTTTCTTTCCATACTAAATCGACATTTTCAATCTTCTACCTAATTCTTTTTTTATATCCGATATCCTTTCGATATCCATCTTAACATCGCCTGTGATAGCGTATTCCTTATCCATTCTCTTTGGGGGATCCGGAAGCCGGCTTATGGCGAACAACCATGCCAGCTCCTTGTTCTTGTTCTCCCTAAGATACAAGTCAGACGTCATGCCATACATTTTTATGATCGTATCGAATAACGTTGATTCCGATAAACTCATATGCACGCTATACACATTTGATGGTTTCCAGATCAAGTTATCCAATCTCATCGTATACTCACGTTTAAGATCTATGTGGGATATTACGGCTCTTACTATAGGTTCTTCCTTGAAGTTGGTATTAGCCACGAACCATACGAGCCTTTTCTCTACCTCCTTGATAGCTCCTGTATCCTTACCCATATCGTTATATACCCCAACGATACGGTCCCGGATCCCCTCGACCTCCGGTGTCAGACCGGGTGTCTCTATCAGCATCAGCAGCGATCCTCCCCTTGGTGTTATCTTCCACTTCCCGTTCTTTTGAGGCTCGATATAACCAGACGCCTTATAGCTGTCTATTTTCTCTTTTGGAATGACATCAGCCATCTCCTCTTTTTGCCGGATCATCAAGAGATACCCAATATCGGATATTGTCAACCCGGATGTCATCATTTGTTCAAAATTGATATACATGACTTTTTTTTAAATGTTAAAAAATAATCTTATTCTCCATATCATCCTGTCGGCAATGCCATCATGACGATTCTTCTCATAAAACATTATCAATCTTTTCAATATACGTAACCTCTTGTCCCTCATTTCCGACGGGAACCATGCGTCTCCCGGACTTTTCCCGCATGGCCTGAAAAGGTCAAGCTCCGGTATCATCTCTATCGCCGATACCCGGCATTCAACCCCGTGCATTATCCCGGCCGATTTTATGGCCAAGCACATGAAATCCTCCTTCTCATCTCTTATGAGATCATATGCGTCCCTCAACACGTTAAGGCCGTCTGCTCTCGATAATCTCTTTTCCTTTTTCATACTGTTTAACTGTATAAGATTCATTAGCCATACCAACCCTGCCAACCGATATGGATTGATTTATGGATTGATTGAGATGCCCTATAACCGACATCTTGGCTCTAACCGTATTGGCGCATCTTAGAAGGATTCGATAGTCCTCTAAAGCCCGCTCGTACCTTACGTCCACCCTAGCCCTTTTATCAGCATCAGTCATGCTCTTGCATGTTCCGTCTTCTCTCAGGCTTATAGCGATCTTGTCCCGTATGATTCTGATATCATCCTCGGCTATCACCAGTTCGGCGTCAAGAACCCCCTTGTATGAGCTAAGAAGATCCTCCACCGCCACAACTTCCCTTTTTAGGTTCTCCAATTCCAATATCATTGAGTTGTCATTTATCCTTTTATACTCCTGTACTTTATTGGATACCTCATCACAGATACTCATGATCTCCTTTTCCCGTTCCCGATTTATGATATATCTGATGCTGTATTTAGCCATTTCCTTTAACGAGGATATAATTTCCTTTATCCCCATCTTATCCTCAACCGACAATACGGTCTTCAAGAACATTTCCAGCACCTTTATCACTACAAGCAAGTAATTATGTCTCAATCTCATGTCAATAAGGTGTTTCGTCATGTACTACATTAAAATCATCGCTAGGCGGTATGTATTGCTGCTCCAATGGAATACTGGGAGGCGGGGGCGGCAGTGTCACCACGGTCGTGTCCGGCTTGCCGCTGCCCACGGGGGCATCCGAGCCTCCTGGTCTTTCTTGACGCACCACCCCTCCATCAGGATAATATCGCTCATATCCTTTCATGATATCTACATGTATCGCATCAATCTCCTCTAATGACCGTTGACGGACCTTTACGATATGATGGAATAATAATCCATCCACACGGAAGGATCGTCTTGACTCGCTCTTGAAACGTTCCAGATTAGGATACCATCCTTGCGGAAATTGCATGTATGAGGAGTATCCATATCTCCTTGGGATATTCAACACTACCATGGCCGTACATAACTGCCCCAATGAGTCAGACTGATAGAAATCAGACTGCCTTGGCATATGATCCTTCGGATCACGTCTGCCCTCTATTTCTCGATTGAGTTGCGATACGATAAGGAAGAAGATGTTTGGGAACGTTCTTTTGGCTATATTGCACATATTCATCAAACTATCTATATTCCTCTTGGCATCACCCGAACCTTGTACAAGAGCTGTATGGTCTATGGACACAAATACAATTTTCTTATCCTTATTCGCCGGCATATATACATTCCATAGAAAATCTTTAAGCTCATCAACTGTTGTAGGTATGGGTATATACGTTATTCTGTTTGAATTTTCTTGTTTAAGACATTTTTGCATTTCCAGCATCTCCTCTTCATCCATTTTACGAAGGAGGATATCTTCTATGTCTTTGTTCATTTTTTTTGATAGTGAACGTAATACCAAGTCTTCCGGATTCATCTCGAACTCACATCTTAACCATACATAATCATCTGCTTGCGGATTGATATTGACATTCATCACATTGTTCATGATCTTTTGCGCCAAATAGGATTTACCAACTCCTGGTCTAGCTCCTATGGCTATCGCATGTTGAGGGTAAAATCCTCCCAGCAAAGCTTTATCTAGATAAGAATATCCAGTACGAGCCGGGAGAAGTTCTCCCGACTGATATTTCATTATCCTCTCATAGGCGTCCATGATAATTTCCTTGGACGTCTTCCATATCCTATTATCGTTCATCCTCGTGCGTTTCTATCGCCAGCCGTATCGGATTTAGATCCTCTGTTAGCTGATCTTGATTTATATCTTAACCCCTTAGCCGTATGGCATAGGTCCTTCCCTTTCCGATAAGCCTTACCCTTCAGCTTATCGGTCTTGTAATTCTTACGACCCAACTCCCGTCTCTTGGCTTTCTGCTCAGGTCTGGCGTTGATCTTCTTATCCGTCTCAGCCTTCTTCTTTCTGGCTTCCGGATGTGTTCTGTAATATTCAGTCGATCTCCCCATCCTCGTCCTCCTCATCATAATTATAATCCTCTACGATAATATCCTCTCCATCTAAATATGAGGCTTTATCTCTGAGTCTGCTTCTCATGCTCTCGTAAGGATCATCCCCATCTTTTATTTCCCACACACATAAGTGCGGACCTATTATATCAATAAGCATGTTGGCCTTATCCTCGCTTATGCCTTTTTCTATCATCTTATCTCTGCATTTGTAAAAACCACATGTCTTGTTAAACACTGATCCTCCTACATAAAATCCTGTTGGCTTATGAATAAAAATTACTTTCATCTTTTATATAATTAATATTGTCTATCAAATTTATTTATTTCTCTTCTTTATACAGTCGCCATAGCTCATATCCATATCACACACCACCGTATCGGTCGTGTCGTTTACCACATGGAACAGGAACTCCGGGCACCCGTGGCAGGCGTTGCTCCCGATCGCCACCGCTCCGTGCCTAGGGCAAGCCTTCTTTACCATGGTTCTATCATATATCCGTATATGATTATCGCCATACTTTTCAATATATCTCATGGTATTAAGTAGTGATGGCAAAGACATCTTATATGGGGATACATGTTCTATTGGTATATCCAATTCACCAGATAGGCTTTTGTAAATATCCTGTACATCCCGTTTTGTCCTATACGCAAATATATTAATCTCAGTCATTACCATATCCATACTCCTAAGAAGATCCGGCTTGGCTAACCTACCTACAGGTTTACCCGTAGAATCGGATCTCATCCAAGCCCCACACTTCTCGCACCCAACTTGCTTTCCCTCCACCGTATTTATCATAGTGGATGGGGCCTTGCAATACGGGCATACGGATCCGTTTAACATAGCTTTCTGGGCTAAAGATAGCTCTCTCATGCCTTTTCTTGTATTTTGACATTAAATAGATCACAGAATCTATTAAAATTCCTGTTCTCTATTCTCATATCCTCCTCATACCTGTCAACTGATTTGATGAAATCATTATAACAGTCCTCGCACATCCATTGATTGATTACTGCTACATAATAGCCCACGGATGTAGGTCTGTTACACATATCGCAAATACCTAAGCACCCATATCTGGTGAGCTTATCCATCATCTCCTGTCTTGTTATTTCAAGCACCTTGAATTTCTTGTAATTGTCAACTACCTTTGCCATTGTAAATTTGTTTAATGATAAAATAATCCGCTATATCCATTCCCTCATCTATATTGGGTTTTGATTCTAGAAAATTACTTATCTCTATATTCATCCCCCTCATATCCTTGTCCACCTTCTTTCTCCATTCGTTGAAAGCGTCGCCCTTATCCGGGTACAGGACTATCCGCCTCCTACCCAATGTCTCTATCATCTCCCTCTTCAACATATGGATACCGCCACAGGCCATAAACAACCTACTAGGGTACACGATGTTGCAGATAACAGCCGTCTTCTCTGACTCTACTATATACACCGGAGCGTCATTGGGATAGAAGTTGATAAGAAACTCCCCGAACAGGCATTGCCTAAGCAGGTAATCCTGACCGTCCAGTATATGCACCCAACATACGTGATCCATGGGAACCTTTACTCTCTTCCCGTCAGGCCCGTAGTCCATTATCTTCCCGGTCCGCACTACCCAATTCTTATCCAGTTGCCAGAACACACAGCACTTACCCCAGTCCCCGAATCTCATCATCCCCACCTTATACAAGCTAAATGCTCTATTGGTATGATACGATCCGAAAATATTGGATAGATAATCCTGAAGATCGGATGTCTCGAAAGGATTAAGGGTCTCAAACATCTTGCTTACCGGAATGCAGTTGGCTATATCTGGGTTCACGGGAGGCCTGTATCTTCTTAGCACTTTGTTAGAATCGGTAAAAAGATCATTGCTCCCAAGCTCATTGCCTGTTGGATATTTAAAATAACCACATTTATTTTTATGATCACACACCCCAAACTGCTCCCCTACTATCTGTCCGGTGGTTACGTCCACGTACGGCGTAAAACATTTATCCTTGCCGCATTGCGGGCACGTCAGCTTCCTTCTTGGCTTGCTATGATCCAGCTCATACCGATGAACGCTCTTATTGAACTCCCTAAATTCCATCACCCTCTCCTCTCATTCATGACTCTATATATATAGTCCCTCAGCGGTTCTTTCCTTATCAACTTATTAACGTCAAACTCGCCTTCTATGTCCAAGGATCCGATTCTTGATGTAACCGTATAATTAGTTTTCTCGAACTTATACTTCCCTTGAAGATATACTACGGTAGCCATATTCAATATAGGGTTGTCAGTCTGTCTCTTCAACTTATATTGGCTTGTCTTGGCGGTAGGATCACCCGGAGCGAAGTTATATATCTCCTCTATCTCCAATATCTTTCCATAGTTCTCCAGTATCATTCTTCTATATAACTCAAGTTGGAAAGCATACTCGTCATAGAAATTGCCTTTCCTGTTTGATTTGAAGTCCAATATAGCGAATATCCTCCTGCATCTCTTTATCTTCTTTTTCTCCGTCTTAGGCTGACCTTTCTTGGCTCCCGTCTTATAGGACTCTCCTGTCTCGACCTCTATCTCCACCATCTCCGGCTCGCTATCCATCTCCACCACTGCGTCCACCGAAGAAGCTACTTTCAATCTCCTTGACCTCAACATCTTCTCGATCAATACAGGTTTTACATGTCTTTCCTTGCAGAATATGGCAAATGATATCAGATCCTCTATCAGCTCATCAATGTTATCCACTAATATCCGCTCCATCCTATACTTGTCTATTCTTAGCTTAGCCTCCTTGACAACCTTCCTTATCCATGTCGGGATCAGCTTTATCTTAACCCCAGTCAGATACAACCCAAACAGATAATGCATGATAGTACCTAAATCAGCCCTGTAGTTAGCGTACTCATCAGGATCCTTACCCTTGAGCCTCATCTCATTCTTCCACTTCTCCAAGGCTCCGGACGTATCACAATACCCATTGGCGATATTGTTAGTGGCTCCATCGTATATAATAGGATACCCATCAACATCCATCTCATAATATACACGCTTGCCGGCTACAGTCATTCTATATAACACAGGTGTCGGGATATCCTTGATCCATTCAGCGGCATAATACTGTTGCTCTGTCTCCAGATCATACTCAACTTCCATCTCCTCCTTAGGCTCGTTTTTAGGCTCTTCAGCAGGCTTTTCCTCCTCAGCTATATCTTTCTTTGGGATCGTTGATAAAACGTCTAATATGCCAAAGAAAGCGGTAAATTTAGGATCTGTATGATATGATCTTAATACTGGTAATGATGATCGCCAGTAATATGATGACCGATGCTCGTCCGCTATCTTACCTAAAGCCGACCATTCCACCTCCCCATCATCCGCAATAATCACATTGTGTCTCTCGGATAAACGAACTCTCATGTCATCAAACGGCTCTTGATCGCTTATGACTTCCATGATCGTCCCATAACTATATACTGTGTCACTTATAGCCTTATATCCTAGGTCTAAAAGTAATCTTTGTTTTCTTCTATCCATGATAATAATCTGGTTTTTAATTTACCATCCTCCTCGACTCTAGGTGCGAGATCCCTCATCCTTCTGGCTGCCAACAGCCATACGTTGCCAAACTCGTCCAAGAGCCGGCTGAAATCCATCGTATCTAATAGATAATCGAATCTTGTATGCTCATCAGCCGTCAAGTAGATAATGTTATCATTATCCTCAGCAACTGATTTATATTTCCGTTTAGGGTATAAGTGGCATATGTTGCTTACCCCCGGGTATGGTATGTATGCGCCGGTAGCAGATCTCCTTGTCATACTCAATCTAGCCACATGGGCGCCAAAGAAAACGGCTAGGCTCTTCCCCTTTGGCTTGGCCTTCACCCGTATCGCCGCCCTTCCCTTTGGCGGTAGTTCCCTAGCCCGGCACGCAGGGCACAACCCCTTGCTCCTTATGGCTACTATCCTGCCGCACCTCTCACATGGTAACATCCTACCCTTCATGCTTTTTTCTTTTTATAACTTTTATTAAACTCCATGAGGCTCATGGCTCTATATCTCTTAAGCCTATCTATTTTACCCTTCGTCCAATCCTGATCCTTGAAATTGATGATCGTGTCGAATATCTGAGCTAGTTCCCGGATATTAAAGTTCCTGTTCTGTATTTTCTTATAGAACCCTGACCTACTATATCCTAGTTTAGACGCCAGATAAGTCTTGTTAGATAATGTGAGGATACGATAAATCGTACCCTCCATCTTGTTTATCTCCATCAACTTCTCAGCTACGGATGATGCGGTCTCATAGCTAGCTTTATTGCTTACTATCCTCATGCTTCTCCGGGTTCCTGATCTTACCGTCAAACTCATAGAAATCCATCAACTTCTTCTCCTCCTTAATACAGGTTACCACGAAGTCTGATATAGTCCCTTTCATGCCCTCCTCGAAGTTCTTCTTGGCATGATCAAGGTCATTGGCCCGAACGATGTAGTTAAACGCCTTGCGTTTCTCATTACCCGATTTCTCGTCTACCGTAATATAATCAGCCGTGACCTTATAGAACCGGTCTCCATCCATGGCAAATAATTCTGCTATCCGGAATCGTTTGATATCAACGCTAAACTCACCGGAGATGAATGGTCTCATTTCCTCTATGATTCTAGCCTCACATTCGGTATAAGAAAAGGCATCTACTAAATACTCTTCCTTTACCTTTTTCTTCATGCCGTTCTCGGCATCGGTCTCATAAGAAACCGTACATTTAAACCAATTGTGCATTTTAATCTATATTATTGTTAAACAAAGGATAATCCTTTATCCCTTCACGAATATATCTCTCCGTATCATCATCCACGTCATAAGCCTTCTTGAAAAATATCATAGCCTTGTCCGTGTCGTGATCCACCAACGGAAGATATTCCTTTACGAAAAGAACTTTAAGATGATTCATGTGATCAATCTTGCGCCTTACATCAATTACTTTTGACCATATCTCGGCACGGATTTCACCCATCTTTTTTACATTTTCTTTGTATTCGTTTACCTGATCTTTATACTCCTCCTCGATCTCGTTGTTCTTATCCTTGACAGACTTATAAGCTTCCTTATCTTTCGTGTCAAACATCGGAACATGCCTGATATTGATTATATCCAATCTACTGCATAGCTCCTCATTGGATACGGTGAAATCATATCTAGTCCTGTATAGATCAAATTCACTTAATAACTTAGCTATCTTAATAGCATCATTCTGATCAAGAACGGCTATATTCAAGCCCTCCAAATAGTAGAAGAAATGAGATGGAGAAATAGATTTATAGCCATACGTCTTCATGACTGGAGGCTCATCCATAAACCTGACACCTTCCTCCGCACATCTTATTACGACCAATTTCTCTACCTGCTCATCAGTAAGATCATATATCTCCTGATCGGTCATCTTATCAATTGTCTTCATCATCCTCATCCTCCGATATCGTTATAGCCTTTGTAAACTTTTGTTTATAGACCTCACTCATAAGACAGGCAAAAGCCCTATCATCCATACTAGCCATAGTATTGGCCTCTACCGTCAGATCCATCTCGATGTTCTTTACCGAGATTTCATAGTTATCATCATCTTCTTTATAGAAAATAACTTTACCACCATACTCGAAACCATCATCTTCGGCCTTAACCATATCAATGATCCTCTCTAACTCCTTTACAAATTCATTCTTTTTCATATGTGTAATTTTTATGTGTCTACAAAAGTAGACATTTTGTTTTTGAATTAAATTAAATAAACATTATTAATAGTTAATATCATCCTTTCTCCTATCATTCATGTTTAGGTATATAATTACCTTATTATATTTTGGTAATTATATACTTTCACATATTGCCTATCCATCAGCCACCCGTAAGGACTGCCACCAAACTCCCTGTCCATCCGCTCCTCCGCCCCGATGATCGCCTTTCGATTCCCGAACGAGAGCCACGAAGTAATGAACCCACTGACCTCCGCGTCCCTCCCGGAATACCGCCTTGGGAACTGGACGGGGGTCGCTGGCAATAAAGTCGGCGGTTTCGTATTTGTCCGCCATGCATTTCGGCATGTCTACAAATTTGTCATTCATTGTTTATCCCTTCATTTGTTCGCATGCCAATCTTTCAAGTTCCGGTGTAACGTTGGTATCCATTATGCCTTTCAAGCAAGGGCATTGTCGCCAGACTATATCATAAATCTTTGACAATTCAATCAAAGCCTCATTGTTTGATTCAACTGTCATAATCCAATTGTCCGGCGATATCTCTATCTCCCTGCATGGTATTTCTTTCTTGCCTTTTGGCATATATCCGTTCTGATAGTCTTTTACATTACATCTACCAAAATATCTTCCAGTGAGTATTCCGTTTTCGTCCGTCTCAAACAACCCTCCTATCCATCCTATCTTATGGATGTTCTCCGTCCACGTTCGAGTGGCGAATAAAAACTTTTTTACAGGAACTTTTGAAAATGCATCAACATCATGGATACTCCCGTCCGGCTCTTTGAATATCGATGATTTTCTTTTATTCTGGCAACTCCCGTCTAAGTCTATTTTTCCCCATTCGCCATCATCAAATCTCAAAGGAGAGATTATATCAAAACTGCAAAGTTTCTTGACGAGATTGATTTCAAATGGTGCCGAGAACCCGCTGTTCCCATGAGAAGAGAACAGCGCAACAGCTTCTATTACCTGTTCGCGCATCCATTTGTTAGGACCGTCCTCTTCTTTGCCATATCCGGCTAATTCCAATTCTCTTATCGCATGTTTACATAAATTACTGTTTGCGATAATATACCGAAGAGCCTTCTTGTTGATAAGGCTCTTCTTGCTCATTTTCTTTACAATTCTTCTACTCTTTTTCATGTTTAATGTTATTTAATGCTTTAATCACCAATCTCCTCTATCATTCGTATTGTGCCATGACCATCTGTTTCGCGAAATCTTTGTACGCCACTATTTTTCGCAGGTTTGCTCGCATTCGTATTTCCCCGATACCGCCGACCGGAGACAAGGCGCCTGTATTAACACCTCTTCCCATGTTTATTCCTCCTTGTTATATAATTGCTTGTTTTTATATTCCAACATCCTTCCCATCCTCTTTAACCCAATTAACTGTATCGCAATACCAACAATACCCTGTCTTGGAATCCTTTTTATGAGAATGGGATCCACATGTGGCGCACCAATAATTATCATCCATATTGTATGTATAACTTTCATCCTCATGCATTTTGGCTATTCTAGCTACCCTATCCTCCAGCAGATCCTTTAGATAATGGCATTCGTAAGGTCTATCCTCTTCCTTTAATATATAAATATCGATATCCATCATGCTCCCCATCCTGTCCGTACACATACACTCGGCGGCATGGCGCACGTTCCCTTCCGGCATCCCCGGAACTATCTCCCGGATCACCGCCTCCATCTTCTGTTGGTATTCGGTGTCTACTTTGATCACCAAATCCTCTAATTTATCTATTAAACTCATGATCTTTTTACCTCTTTATATATAACGTCTATATCATCTTTCCTATCTACATCAATACAATGGGTATCCTTACAGTAATAATTCTTACTATTATTAAATACGCATCCTTCACAACTAGCATCACTGGATTCAACCACCTCCAGTTCTACTTCTTTCGAACCAATATTATATTTAAATATAGAGCCTATCTTATGATACCCTATATTCTCCAAAGTTATACTATTATTTATCATATCCTCATGTCCGAATACGCTGTTAATAAAATCAAGCATCTCATCATTGAATGATCCGCTTTCTTCTTGCAGCTCCCTACATTCATCCTCGGTCAATCCACAAGAAGACACCAGTTCCTCTGCGGCCTGCGTCCAGCGCCCGGCATAGACTAGCTCCTGAACCGCCAGCCATATCCCTTGGTTCATGCCCTTCATCCTTGCCTTATCTAAAATATCCTTATTTCCCATATTTTCAATCATTTAAGTCTTTGTTTCTTATAATAATCTCTATATTGTTTAACATCTTATCTTGTAATACTTTTTCTACCATTCTTGGAATGACATTAAAATCTCTTTCTTTAAGCTTATTCTCCACCATAACCTTAATCCATCGCTCTAGATTATTATCATCCCCGTAAGTATTACGCATACATCTCTCAACATATTGTCTTATATCAGGTCTAATTGCATTGATTATATCTTCCTTCGTAAGTCCAAGCTCATTATGGATATAATTCTTTATCGCTTTATATTCTTTACTTGTTTTTGTACTCATATTTATCTCTCCTATTCAGTCATTTTTTTTAACAAAATTTTCCCATAACATATCAACATCATTGTAATGTCTACAACAAGCATTCTGTATTCTTTCTATCAACGGGATGAGCCATAACTGAGTTATTCCGTAACGAGTTTGAATTATTCTGCATAGGTTTATTTTTATTATCTCCATGTCATCAATACTAGGAGATGTGTTGTTATCATCACATCTATCTAATATTGTTTGAATTGTAGCCAAATAATGATCCATGTCTTAAATTGTTAATTATATTACCATCTCCCATTTCCCGGCGTAAACAGTATCTCCCCTGTCCTCACCCAATGATTCCAGTTATTTTTAAGTTCATCAATATCATACGCCTCAGCCGACTTACTGTTATCAGATCTTTTTATGACCGACATAATACTTTCCGCTTGCACGCTCCAATGACTATAACAATCTGTCCCGCATCCGCACGCCGTGGCTCTCCCGTTATCGAACTCCCAGACCAGAGGCCGGAGGCCGCATCGTGGACACGGCAACCATTCCATTGGATTCTCCGGCTCCTCATAAGCATCAATACACTTGTACTTATATCTCTCTACCATTATGATCAACCATTACAGAATTGATTTAATCTTTCGATTCCTCATCTCATTCTTATCCTTAAACATCATTATCCTATTAACAATTCCCTCCGATTCCATGTACGTCGAGAATCCATGTATTCTTAGATATTGGATTGCTGATAGTGATTTTTCTAATATTTCCTTATATTCTATATCTGTTTTAACTGCTTTCCCCATGATCTTTTCCCTCCATTTCTTCTAATATGATTTTAACCAGATATACTACCTCGTCTATCTGGTCGTAATAAACATTCACCCCATCAACTTTATCATTGTTTTCATCATATCCATCAACCATCAAATTATCTTCCCCCGATAAATACACGGATGTTATAGATAAACAAATCAACCCGTTATCGGTAAAGATCCTTATTTCAGCCGGAAAATCATCTATATGGCCTACGCTACTCACATCAAGATCAAGTCTCCCTGTTCTTTTAATCAAATCAACCATAGCCCCATAAGCTACTACGTTCGCATTTAATAGCATTTTATTTAATGCATTTACTCTTTCTACGTCTTTCATAATCTCCAACCCCTTTGTATCACATTGTTATACGTTATCCTGATTTTCATGAAATGATCTTTAGTATAAGCAAAAGACCCCAATAATGACAAGCATGATCATAAGCCAGATGAATGCGCTTATAAGACATCCCTCACCAAGATTACCCATATCCCTAAAGAATAAGTAATTAAAAAATATTTTCATTCTATTCATAATAAACTTTATTTAATGCGTTTATTCTTTCTACGTTTTTCATATCCACCCCCTTTGTATTACATCGTTATACGTTATTCCGTTATCTTGAATTAGTTTCATAAACTGATCTTCGGTATAAGCCAGAGATTCCCCTCTGTTAGCCCTCTCTATATTCTCACTCATCATCCCTATAGCCTGTATTAAGGCTGCTGAGGAGTTGGCTATCAATTTAGCCGCTTCCATTATCCTATTATCGTCCATAATCATATTACTTTAACTTCCTCGTTCCACAAATGTCTTTCATGTACCATGGTTATTCCTATCAAAATCCCGGTATCTTCTCCCCAATATTCAAGTATTTGATTCCTGAATTTGTGACGCAATTTTTGTATTCCTCCCTTGTTTTTATCATAAGAAGAGTAATCTGATAATCTTACTGTCTCCATCGTTTACCTCCTTCATTTGTTCGTATACCAATCTTTTAAGTTCCGGCGTGGTGTTTGTTTCTTCTTATTTTCCCCCATACTTATTTTTCATTTCATTAATATAGCTCATATACCAATCTCTTATATCCTCTTCACTATCCATGCTATACTCTTTATTGAATGGATCGTATCTGATAAACTCCTCTGTTCGGCAGAATGGGCATGGAATCTCTTCCAATGGCTTGATTAGAACACCATCATCACCTACATTATCCAGATCATACAATATGCCATCTATGCAAGTCGCATCTGGATAATTCGCACCGAAAAGCGGGAATTCTGGACATGTGTTTCTCATACTTGTACTATTCAAATTCGTTCTCATATTCCTTTCTCCTATCCACTTCCTTTAAATTCAAACCATCAGGTGTCAATATCTTCTTTTCCAACAAATCAAAGAGAAGCATCGCCCTTGACTCCACCTCTGTTTCCCCAAATCCGCTATATACTTCTGTTGGCGAATCGTAGGCATTGTAACGAACATAGGCAGCTTCGTAGTATTCGCTATCCTTATTCGGGAAATATTGTGTCAATTGCAACCAGTCATCCCATATTTTTGATTTACTGATATTTATCATACTTGGTAGTATCTTCCCAAGCTCATGACTCATATAAGCCGGTATGAGGTCGCCTTCTTTTCTATATGAATACCTCATTGTATTTTGTGTAACTGATTCTGTTTGGGATCCCCCTCCTTTCATCTCTTTCACAAAATAAAATTCCGACTCTGAATTTACACCCAACTCATGCAACTTTAATGCAAGCTCATAAGGGCACATAAAATTTTGATATTTCATGTTATTCTATATTTTCGTTTCTGTAATCTCCTGCATAGTCCAACCATACCCTGTAATCATTTCTGTACTTGGTCGCCTTTATTTTCATATTCCGGGATATATTCTTAGGTAATTATATACAACCTTGCACCACAAAGCATGAGCGGACGCCCCGCTTCCCCGACCGCCTTACCCATACACGCCGGCTTCACCGGTAACGCCGCCCATGACATCTTGGATGTCTCTCCCGTAAATCTGATAGTGATCGCCACAGCTCTCAAATGTTACTTGATAGCTGTTTAATCCCATCCTAATTGTCTCGCAATACCTTTCATCTCGCTATACGCGATCCTGTGACATCCAGCAACCAATATATCATTCTTATAGCTATTGATCTTCCATTTGTGACCGGTTGTATCCAATACCATATCGCGTTGGAATTTACTGCCATTATGGAAGAGCTTTATCAATTTCCAAAGTCTCTCAGCTTCAGCTCGTTCTATCTTGATATTCTTGCTAGTCTCAATTATGCCATTCTTGATGCGAAGCCATACGTTAGGCTGATCATCCTCCAAATAATAATGTAGATATAACTCCAGAATCTTGCCAGACTTCCACATCTCGATCTGTTCTTCAAATTTTTTCTTGCGATCTTCTTTTTCTTTTCTTCTTTTTTCAAAAATTAAAGCCTCTTTTTTCGCCTGACTGTCTTTCCATCTCTGACATCTGGCCACATACTCAGCCCACGTTCCTTCACCACAAATCTCATCTACTATCACATTGGTCGTTCCTAAAGTTTCTAACGCTTGATGATTTAGCAATACCTCAAACACACGCTTTAACTCATGGACATATTCACTTTTAATCTTATCCGATTCATAAGATAACTCATGTTTAGTTCCGATCCAGGTGTTTGCGCTCTTTTTAAGAAGACTCTTGGGAGTACCCATATTAAAGAACTCAATATAATCCATTAGACTTCTAAATACTCCCCAAACATCCCTATAAGACAGGCTTGTTCTAACCTTCTTGTATTTCTCGATAACCTCTTTGATAAGCTCCAATTGACTGGTGATAAAAGCCATGCTGCCATCATCAGACATATTATATCCAACAGAAAATACCTTTGAACCAGTTGGTATTGCACTACGAACACAATGTTGATGTTTACAGGTAGAAGAAGAATAATACTTATCGTTAAGCAAATACGCCTTTTCACCACACTTATTTCTTACGATTCTTCCAACCTCAAAATGATAACCATAAGAATAAATACTTCTACCTTCAAAGAAAAGATTACTACCTCTTGCGGATTCTTTCTTTTCGTTTGCCCACAAATGAGCGACCATAGAGTTGTTCATATCTATTAAGTTTTGAGTGTTAATTATTGATTATACTTGCTAAAAATAACATCGACACAAGTTCCGCCAATAGCGTTTGCGTCATTATACGAATAAAAACCTTCTGTTCCCCAATCCACACCAACTGGACAACCATCTGCATGTTTTACAAAGTCATCAACTTCTTGCGCTTCCTCGTTAGATATTCCAGTGTAGTCACCATTAATCAAAGCCCCAATCCAATAAATCGGAAGCCTATATCTTATTATCTCTATATTCATAACTTTATCAATTTACAATTACTACCTTTTCATTCTATTTTATTCAATGGACCGGCATGCGCTTCCCCATTCTCATAATAAAGCTGACCCTCATACTGGTTATGATGAAGCTCCTCACGTATCGCATCTTCATCGTCAGCCCAATGTTCATATTCCTCATGCCATGACTTGAAGAAGTTATCATAACATTGTCTCATCAGATCCTCTAAAGAAAAACCCTCCGGATAAGTACACCATACATTGTAATAATCAATTATAGGTTTCAGGAGATAATAATCATAACACATCCCTGTCAATGGGCAATTATCTCCATAGTCAAACATCACCCTACTATACTTGTGCCTGTATTTGTATTTCCCATCAATATATTTACCTGACGTGGAGAAATACTTGCCCTTGATAATATATGGCATAATATTGTTGTTGATATATCTGAACAGTAATTTGCCGCATAGATTCTCAGGGAATATATCACGATGATAATCTATAGGATGTTCATAAATAGGATCTTTGTATTTAAACTCATAACTAAAATCATATCTCTCGTATCCAACTTCCCAACCATAAACATTAGTATCTGTCAGATCTTCAAAGGCTTCCATTGACTTTTTATAGTCTATGTCATAAGCATCCATACATTGCTCCATTACATTCCAACGCTCACGCTCTATGATCCTTTCTTGTGAGTCTTTTGGTAACTCATCAAACTCATACAGTTTTAATACAATCTTTTTCATAATCCCTCCTCTTTTAATATAACTAGATCCCTAATGTCAATCGAATGACATACGTACCTCCTTATGTTCACGTTTAGAGATATGATTGTGGCTATTCTCACGAACCACCACAATCCAGATTCAGATATTACTCATCCTTTATCTTTACGAATGGGTTTTCTACATAAAACTCCACTACATCCTTAGATTTTATAGATGTCACTATACCGGTGGTATCCACAAATCCATCTGTCTCATCCATTGTCAAATCTTCTATTTTATCTCCCGGCAGAAAACAAAGATTATAGTCTTGATCAATATACATAATCATCTTTAACCTAACCATGTCATCAATGACGCCTTTCATTCTCTCCACAACATCTAATTGATCATCAGTAAGCATTAATTTACTTTTTGAAGATTTTACTAATCTCATGTCTCCATTCTTGTCAACTACAGTCAAGTCATTGAATTTATACACATCTTCACATGTTCTGTAATATGTTTCCTTACAATAAATTTTTCCTTTATTATCTATTTCAACATCAAAACATTCCAACTTACACTTGACAGCTCTTCCGTTTTTGTATTTCCACACATCACCTATTGGAGCAAATCCGTATAATGACTCAAAAACATCATATATTGATAGTTTTGTCTTAGGGATGCTCTTATCCTTTTTAAAACATTCTTCGGACGAATAAAATAATTTCCCATCTAATGTCTTCTCAGCCCTACATCCTCCCCATGTTCCTACATATCTAACTACTCCATATGTAAAACTGATCAAGATTTTATCAATCTCAAACCACTTTAATTTTCCTGACATATCGTCAAAAAGATATCCACTCTCTAGATAAACCGATAAATGCTCTCTTATTTCCATAACAATTTATTTTTTAATTAAACAACATCATTTGCCTTGATCGCTATCAGTCTCAATACTCCTCTAAGTATCATGGTTTTCATGATACAACTCATAATATTACATTGAACTTCTCATTTAAACTATCTAAAGCTCTTTGATACTCCTCTTCCTTGTCGAACTTAATTTGAGTACTGTTCTCCAAACCAAAGGACAGGGTGAAGGATATAACCCAGCCCGATCCGTCCACGGCCTGCCCCTTGGGCCCCCACGACATCACCTGCTTCTTGGATATATACCAATTTCCTATCTGCACGAAGTCAGGATAGTTGTTAGTCAAATACCTTATCTGGATATTCAAACAATCGAAATTATCAAAAGAAATTATGTGATATTTGCTCCTTATCCGTATCTTCAGAAACGGATTGTTCCCGTAATATGCGGCGAATGCCGACACCACGGACATAGGATACCTTACGCCTTTTATTATCACCCATTTCATATACAACACCTCCTATATTAAACTATCTAATATAAATTCATCTTCCTCCGTTCTCTCATCTATAGGCTTGTTTAGTACCGTTTTGACAAGATCAAGCACCTCCTCCCAAGTCCTTTCTGATAGCGTCCCGATATTTATACCACAACATCTACATCCACTAGAAAACACTGGTATTGTATTCCCGTCATACATTCTAACGAATTTGTATCCTATATACTCATTACATAAAGAACATCTTCTTAACGGAATGAATCTTATCTTACCGCTATTGACCATACTTATCAGCACTTCTTTATTCATATCATTTCCTCAATTTGTTTTTAACCTCCTTAACATATTTGGGAGAATGTAATCCCCTATGCAATCTTATAGCCCGATCTATATCCTTTTTAGGATTGTGGTGAGATTGATATATCTCGAACATTTCCCTAGCCTTGACAGGATTTGTCCTATCATCGTATCTATACCGCTTTTTCTTCCGTTTAAGGCGCAATATCCTATTAACCTCATCTACATACACCTTTTTCATCTGCCACCTCCCTAAAGCCCCGGATGCGGCGTTGTACGCCCGATCGTCGTTCCTTGACTCCACGAAAGACAAGGCGGCCGCCAGCTTATCCCATACCCGTGTCTCGACCACGGCCAGCTTCGGGGCGTGGGGCATGCCTCCGTTTCCTTTTGGCGGTGTCAATATTATCATCACCGTCACGAGTAAGTATCTTATCATACTTCCTTGTTTTTATAAAACTCCTCCCCAAATTTCACGTTATCCACATAATCCTCCATACATTCATGAACAATTATATGAATATCCCCCTCCGTATATGTTACCTCGGACATCAGCCTCTCATTAGTCATCCACCAAGAATAACTATCAATATGCCGTGTCTCGAATCCATGATCATGCAACACATACATAACATTGTGATTTAAATTCCGGGCCATCATCACACAATCATATATGATATAGCCGTTGATACTCTCATGAAACCATCCGAATGCGCAAACATATCTACTCATTAGCTTATACAACTTCCTCGCCACCGGATTAGATATTACCTCATCCATATCAAAATCCATACTCTCCTCGATAAGCTTATCCACATCCCGCTCATCAATACAAGCTCTAGGCATGCCTTCCGCCCGCACATGAAGGCGTGATCGGTGATCCCTACTTAACACCGTCCCGACATACTTCTTCCCTTTGGTATATCCCATATTATGATTACCAGTAATATGGAACATAATTTTATCACCTATGTTAATCTCTTCCATATCCAAGATATTTATGTTATTTGTTATCCTTTTTTATACAAAAAGAGGATATAATGGCATAATATTATGATATCAAGACACGAATACGTTATCTATCATATTATCATACATATCCTCCATATAACGTTATTTATGGCATTATATCGTATATGATGCTGCATACCATAAATACGTCCAATCAATCCTCTTTTAAGCTCTTATCGCTATTTAGACTATCAGCTATACTCAATATCTTCGAAATAAGAGCCTTTTTAGGCTTGTAGTCATCATTTACGCTTATAACCGAGTAATTATATACCACGCCTTCTTTCGACACCTCCACACCCACGTATTTAGGCGCAACAGCATCCCTATGCAACACGATAAACGGGGTTTTACCGTCCAGTTCATTTATCAACTGGTTAAACTGTCGCCTTGTCATCTGATAGTGATATTATTTCCATGTTATAAATACGATCTCTCTTTACCCTTATCTTCTCGCACAGCTCATCAAAGCACCCATCTCCTTCTAACCTACCAACATAATATGATACATTCGATTTAGAGCTTCCTTGAAGATATATATTTCCTCCTATATTCCTTGAGAAAAAATTAGGCAAGATCATCTTTTGCCTCTTATCCTTATTATCTATGTAAGATATAACAACAACCCACAACTCTGGCTCCCGTTCTTTTACCGATAACATGAGATCAAGACTCGATTGACCATTGATATTCCTCCTGCCAGTTTCGTTATAACGAAGAATAATATAATCATTCGCGTTATCATCCTCAACCATCACGACTATAGGGCGATCACCCTTCCCATTATCACATAATACTCTTGCCTCTTTTCCGTTACGTAGATATACCTTATCGTAATCTCCGTTTTTGTATATCTCAAAATCAAATTCTATCACCATATTATTTTCTCCTATTGATGTATTGTTGCGTACGTCCTTCCTCTATTTTTTCGAAATAAAACTTATTCCCATATAACCGAGTGAAGCAGATGTTATACCCGAAATGTTCCGCGCGTCTGATCTGCGCGTAACCTCTACTGATGTCATTATTATCAATCAGCGTAACAAAACAATGTGATCCTACTTCTGTATTCAAAACCAGATTTTCCCAATCTTTTACCTCCATATCAAATCTCCTTAAATAATTTTTTGTTATGATTATCGCTATTATACCATTTATCAATATTATCGTACTGCCTTGGATAAACCCCATAAGACCTACACCACCTAGGTAACGGCCCGTTCAGCACGTCTAACGCCGTCTCAAGGTCAAACGTAGCTTCCTCCTTGACACAACACCCCGATCCACTTCCACAGCTCGGTATATAAACTCTACTATACGCTACGCTCATCCCATATTCCCCATGACTCAGATACCCGATGTTAGGCGAATCTTGGAAGGCGTAATATAACATTGTGTAATCACCCTTGCTCCAACCCCTGTTATAAGTATCATCCTGCCATGCGAAAACCCTGCAACCGGCTTCTTTTAATTCCGCTGCCGCTATTTTTAAAATATTATCTTCCATACTACTTACATTTAAGTTATGCCAAGGCGCCGGGAACCGACCCCGGACCATATCCGCACACGTACGATCATGGTATTCCTTCCGCCCCGCCAAGGCTTGGTTCAACATTAACAAACTTTCATATCCTCACACATCTTAAAAAAGACCTCTCTTATGATCCTTTTGAACAAGATGTATATCTCATCATCATCCTCATCGAACTCCACGCCCCATGAACGTAATAAATATCTAATGTCGCAATCCGCTATATGAATCCTAAATATGGATGGAACGCTCATTATGTAATCCTCAAAAGCTTTCTTAATCCCATCCCTTTTGATATGTTCTTTATACTCATCCTTGAACACGTTAAGCATAAAAGATAGATATTCCCTATCATATTTAAACTGCTTCCCATAATTATCTGTATCTATATGATCCAGTATATATATTTCTATCGCGTCTCTATCGTATCTTAACATACTTCTTCCTCCTCCTTTTGATATTTTATAACCTTTTTCTCCCCATACGCCTTCGCTAACTGGATAAGTTGACCGGTAAATACCTTGGTACGGTGTTTTACGATCTTATCCACCAGCTCAGGGCATCTGGTTTTCCACCTGTAATTAACCTCACCTTTAGCTTTCTTCTTATAATACCTGTAGAATGTTACGGCTACTACCACTTCTCCATTCTGCTCGAAAGCAACTAAATCATAATTATTATAGCTTATCTCGTTCATCTTGTTATTTCTTTTATATACTCAATCACTTCTTTTGATAAGGATGTTATATCCTTAACCCTTTTCCCAAAATTGTATACTCCTCTCTTCCATGGGTAATAATCCCCCACATACATACCTACACCCTGCGGATGAAACGGGTTTGAACTACAAGCAAATACCGGATAATATACAACCCCATTACGGTCTTTATCCTTACTGCTTACACACACAATAGTATATCTATCAACCGCTTTATCGCCAAAGTCATATACTCTTACTTTTACCTTCACGCCATTGGCGTTTGTTATAATATTATTCATACGCACCTCCTTTGTTGTTCACTATCCGACTAATCTATTTCCTTCCCATATAAGGTATATGAGCCACACCATCCACGACTCTCATTCGATACCCGAATATGATTCACAGGTTTATTCCCCGCCATACAATTAGCGTAAGATAATACCGCCGACATGCTTCTAAACCCAGAATCCATTGATGATTTAATAAGCTTCCTATCACATCCAAATACCAATATCTTTACAACATCCTTCTCTTTTACAGTTCTTCTTACACGCATAATCTTGCCATATAATAAACAAACATAAAATATATCTTATCACGGTCATTACGATCCACCCTATGCCCGGTTAGATCCAGAATAACACGACATTTCTCTACTACCGGTATATTATCAACCTGGATTTTTATATACCGGTATTCCATGACCTCCAATTTCTTGGATAGTATATCCCGAATATCTTGCCGACGGAAATACATGTTTATCCCTATGTGGCTGGATGTTAAAAGACATTCGTCTATTATCCCATCAGTATCGAACAACAGCAACTTATCGTCCCTCTCGATAGTATATTCCATATCAAGAATCTTGATGCGTTTACCTCCACCCTTCTTCTTAGCTATTAAAACCTCCGTCATTTCATTCTCTGTCGTAAGGATATAATACGCCTCTTCTTTCGTAATATTATCCCGTAGATAAAGCAGAGCTTCATCTTGTAATTTTGTAATCTCGTCCATGTTATTAGTATTTTATATTACCACGCCAAAGAAAAGAACGGCAGCCGACACCCGCAGCCTACCACGCCGTGACACTGCCGCCCGTTCCCCTTGGTGTTATTCCACCACCATCAACCGGTTTTAAATCCAACATTCCTCTACCTCTATCTCCATATGATCCTCCCAATCACATCTATCAACATCCTCACCATCCTCGAAATAATAGTAAGCCCATACCTGTACGCCTCCTACCTCTATATATCCATCACTCTTCCATTCTATCAACCCATCTTGCCTTACCACGTTGGTAGGCTCAGCCCCTAACGACAGCAGATTATTTACTATACTACCGCCAAATACGTTCCTTGCTTCTTCTTTCGTCATATCACTAACAGATTTTTAATATTACACTAACGCCAAAGGGGAACAGGGGACGGACGACCAGCGGGGACGACCCCACGCCACTACCGCCCCCCCCGTTCTCCCTTGGTTTCCTTCGCATCACCCCATACTAATAAACAATATCTACCCACCAATAACACCATACCCACCATCACTCACAACCGCCTTGCCTTGACGGAAAACTCCTACCACTTGTAAACTTCTATATTTGAGTGGAAGATACCCCCTGCTTGCTTGAAAGACGTTTCCTTGCTCGAAAGGTGTTTTTCTTGTTTTGGAAGGTATTTTTCTTGCTTGAAAGGCGGTTTTCTTGTTTGGTGGTGTTTTTTCTTGTTTGGAAAGGTTTTTCCTTGTTTGGAAAGGTTTTTCCTTGTTTGGAAAGGTTTTTCCTTGTTTGGAAAGGTTTTTCCTTGTTTGGAGGTGTCCCATCACGCAAATCCCAAACCTCCCTCGAAATTCCCACGAAAGCCTAGACCTTCCGCTACTTTGTTCCACGTGGAACGCTGATTCAGTCTAGGATATCGAGGTCTTTGTTCTTGATTGCCTTATATACTTGCCTAATACAATGTATTGATAATAAAGCCAATAAAATAACTATGATTAAAGGCAGGGCGTCGCCTGTAGCTATAACATACCGCCCCAACTCAAACGCCATGTAACCACAAAACAAGGTAAGTACGAAATATATAAATATACCCATAAAAATATACAATAAGTATCCGTAACTTAGAAACAATACCCAAATAATATAATTAATTGAGTATCAACAATATAATATATATCAAGCCTTAGAGCTACCTCTAAGGAAAGATAAGCCCAGATATAGATAAAAAATATACAATAAGTACCGCCTATTATATACCTTTTAGGATCGATTCAAGCGCAAATCCATGCATAAGGGTACAATTCACCCGCCCGTATGGATATAGATATATACAAAATGATACATAATAAAGCATTTTACTTACACATTTTCGATCAAGGCTTAAAATTTACCGCCTCAACACTTTTATGTGTAAGCAAAGCATATGATTATGCTATCATTTTGTAAAATTAGGCACAAAAAAGCCCTTCCGTCCTATATCACTACAGTACAGAAGGGCACAAACTTTAAAATCAAATAAAAACAAACGATCTATTGTCGTAATTTGTTTGCCATATAACCAACACGTTTACGCCTACATTTATCAGAATCTCTACTACAATCTAATTTATTAGACTTGTATAGATCTTTGGTAAGCTCAATATAAAACTCCATTTGAGACTTTCTTACAGCCTCTAAAGCCTTTTCTTTTTGAATAGATAGTTTCCTATTCAAATTATCGAATTTCTTTTTGTACATAATATATTAATTTAATTACACCAATAAGAATACGGCATGGCTATGAAGTCACAAAGCCGCCGTTATCAAAACAGCCAGCCGGACGCACCACACCCGCCCGATTCCCTTTGGTTTTGTCCCTTTGCCCCGAACGAACGAAGCCAAATACGTACATACGTTGCCCGTGATACGTACCGACAAGGCGTATTAAGTACGTCAATTTAACCGCACGAAATACCCTTGTAAGGGTTGTTATTTGCTATCCGTACACATGTTAGGTATTTAAGCAACCCTAACATACGTCGTATTGATACATTAGCACGGAAATAACACCGTAATACACTCAATGCGTGCTACTCTCACAACGCACTAACATACGCCCTATACATGCGTATATACACCAACGTACCCCGTATTATAATACGGCCTATTAAGGATACCTTAACGTACTAACCCGACTTACAATAAGGCCAAAAGTATAACGGTACGTCTCCGGACTGGAAACGCACCCAAATCACATTGTTAAGCGGCGATCTATCTATACATGCTATCGATACCCTACCAACATGTATATCCTTATTGCAATATGTTAAATAACTCGCTATTTTAGTCTGAGTCCAGTTGCGCGACGGGGACGCAATAGCATGCAACCACGACGGGCTATTATAGCCCGCCTAATTATCTATCATTTTTAGGGTGTGTTAAGTAGTAAGTAATACATTTGGCTATCAAATTATATGTGTATCGCTTGATAGGTATAGCTACTTTGACAATACGTTTATCTGATCCGTTAAACACCTCATAGTAAGGCACGCTACCCGTGTCGTTGTATGCTATAGGCTCACAATATCCAAAGCGTTTATGCGTATCACCCAACACGGCTATATCGTTCACCTTATCTAATGGCAACTTACTGTTGTTTGCCTGATCTTGCTTGTCGTAGTATTCTCTTTCAATCTCTTTGTAGGCGCAAAAGGTATCATTTACACGTGGTAGTATCTCTTTACACAATTGTATTACTACCTCTTTATCCTTTGCCAAAGCAACCAAAGCAGGTACAACATCTTTGTCTACTTTAATATCGTTATCCTTTAGTATCTCATTTACTTCTTTTCCTGATTTAAATAGCTGACACCACGCTTTGACCGCACCTGTTAACGTCTTTTCACTTGCTTTTTTTACCTCATTTTGCACTTTGTTAAGATCTTTACTTGTCATTAGATTTGCCCTTGCCCTAGGGACTTGTATAGGCATCTAGCACGCCTTGTTTGTTAATATTGTTATCTCACATTGCAAATATAATACATGTTTTATTTTCAAACAAATATTTTACAATAAAAATTCAACGATTATATATAATAAAACTAATCAAATGTAAATGTATATTAAAATATTGGTTTATATCATTGATAATCAACGATTTAAATGCAAAATAAGCATTCTTTTTTTTTCGGATCGCTGGTTATTTTCCGCTCCCATTTGCTGCCCTTCGTGGATTGGGGGGACGGGGCCAAAAACGGCAGCCCGTCCGGGCCGATTTCGGGGAGGTGGTCCGTCCCGCATATCCCCGCATATCCCTACATGTCCCGCATATCCCCGCATATCCCTACATGTCCGGCGTCCCAACATATCCCATCTCTCATCCCCTAACGACTTTCTCATTAATTTTATTACATTTGCGATATAATTAAAACATGACATATTATGAATAAAGAAGTTGAATACATGGGGGGGGGGATATTTTAACCCTCAGATAAGGAGGGGGTATGTTTAGGCGCAGGACTTCTTCTCCCGGTAAGATCCACTACCGTGTTAATATAAACAAGAATATGTGTCTTGGCTTTGTAGATATATATATTGATGGGAAGCCATATCAACCTGGTTTTAACGGATCTTATCTTGATATATATCGCGATAAGAAGATAAAAACTATAAGCATAAGTGGCCAGATATCATATCTAAATCCGAAAAATGAGTACAATGTTATTTTGGGCATAAGTGGAGGTATTATAGAGGGAACCCTTACGTATCAATATAATTCGGGTATGCATTGCGAGTTGGCTAATAAGGTGATATACGGGAATAGGATAACTAATTTTGTTCCTGTAACGGTGATAAAAGATCCTGGGAAGATCATTAATTTCACTTACAGATCTGAATTACAGACTCAGGTTTTAGATGAAAGTTATGTAAGTTGGGATGGTGATTATATATTAAACGATAATTGTATATTAACTGATCTTTGTTCGGGATGTGAATCTTATGCCTATGGGAAAAGTTCTCATGGTAACTATCGAGTAACGGTAAGGATAGTGTAATCCCAAGGGAAGGAGGGAGACCTCGTCCTTCCGGGCCTCCCCGTCCTACCACCGCCCCTCACGTTCTTTTTGGCTTCTCCATGTATTGTCTTTGACCGGATATCAAAAATTCATATCTTTGGAACAAAACTACAATCATGTTTAGAGACATACTACATAAAATAAAGATCTTCTTCTGCGATGACGATATCGAGAAGATAAATGTAAGGGATAGTACGGTTATCCGCAACAACGAGATACATAAGATGTATGATGAGATACTTAATGAGCTAGGTGATTTGGCCACTGTCGTGTCTAGGAACTACGTGTATGGCAGGATAAAGGACAGGACGGGATTGAGCATCCGTCATATCAGCAGGATAATAAACCATACTAAAGTTGAGGAGATATGATAAAGGACGTAATGGAGAGGGATATGATAAATGAGATATCCACGTTGTTTGTAATGATATTCACGTCAGGGTTGATGTTTGTCATGCCGATATTAGATATAGGGTATAATGATATCCTTGTCATAATAGGATTCGGGATAATACTATCTTTTATGTTAACCATAATCCCGATCTTGCTTTCTTACGATATAAGGGATGAGATCATTGAGTTGATTGAGGATATGGACAGACAGATCGTAGTAGATACTTCGGTATATAAAACGGATCTGCCCTAAGAAATTCCTAGGGCAGGTAATGTGCTATTTTCTTTTAACGTACTTATCTATCATATCTATTGATAGTTTAGCTCCCAGCTCCTCCTCCAACAGGTTAAGGTAGTTCCGATGCAGGCATCCTCCCCGCTCCACCTCCCTAAAGCCGGCCCCGTCCCGGATCCTGACCAGCCCTTTCTTTGGATCCATGTCGATCAGGTCTCGAAGCTCGTTCATGTTCTTAAACCTGTTTTCTATTATCTTAAATACATCGATCTTAGGTTTCTTATCCTTATCCTTGGACTTTATCTTAACTCTTCCACTCATGTTAATTATCCAGTAATTTTACATGTAATATGATTCATATTATTATTGCCGCAATAAGCGCACATAGATACATAAGGAGAATACACTCTTCCACATATCGGACATCTCCATCCATACATAACAGGATTTGTTTGTTTGTCAATTTCTTTCAAGCCTTCATTAGTAGTGGATGATGTATTTTTGTTTTCCATATCATTCGTTATTTATCTTATCTGTACTTCCAAATCCATTATCCCCTCTATCAGACTTTCCAAGATCTTCTAATGACTTCACTTCTTCCCATACGATACGTTCCCTTCTACGAATAAGAAGTTGTGCTACTTTACCACCGACATTACAATAATAAGGACTATGTCTATCCATTTTTCTGTGAACTATTATAATCTCCCCGCTATATCCTTCATCAATAGTAGCAGGGGCGTTTTGCATAATTAGCTCGCTATTAGTAAAACCACTACGTGGACGGATTTCCATCTCATAATCTTCAGGTAGTGCTACATGTACACCAGTATGATATATGATTCTTCCATTATCAAGTTCTATATCCTTAACGAACAAATCCATACAAGCATCCTGTTTATGAGCGTATTCAGGTAGCTTAGCCCCCTCTTCTAGCCATATCTTGACCTTACACGTATCTATACCATCAAGTAACTCAACTGCCTCTTTATAGCTCATAGGTTGTTCTGAGGCTAATGAAATGGCTCTTGCCAATACATCTTTAATCTTGCTCATCGTATTTTATTTTTAAATTCTTTCCCCTTCGGGCATTGTAATTTACATTCCTCACCACAAGCGGAACAGTTGGGTCTCATTCCGGGCACCCCTCTTCCCCCGTACGGCCAGTAGGCATAATCGCAGACGCTCCAGAACGCCTCCATCGCCCTGATCTTGGCATCGACGGTTATCTTCTCCTTCACCTTTTTCATGCTCTTCCTGAACTCATCTTTCATATCCTTCCCTTCTATCTGTCTGGCTTTACGTCTCTCGTTCCACCAATTGTAGTAGAATTTATCTGCCATCTTATAAGCTTCGGGGTCAAATTTATCACGATGCAGGATAGGGGCGTCCTTGATCTTTCTCAAATTCCTGCCACAAACATAAGCAAGCCCGGCGTACGGAGGTATGTCCTTAGGATCAACCAACCCATCCGGAACGCAGTAGTAGAAGTAGTTGGGGCGGCCGTACCTGACCCAGTCTCCGGTCTCGTACAGGGCTTGCTTCCGAGCCTCGAACCAGCCTTGCATTACTTGGTGCTTACCCTCCTTCTCGAAATCCTTGTTATAGTCAGCCAACGAGATCTTCACCTCAACCTCATAAGCGTACATGGATCTGGTTATAGCCAGATAATCGGACTCCCAGTTATAGACATACAAGTTGTTTATAATCCATCTAGGAGATACCAAGAACTGTCTGTTAAGGATATCCAATATCCCTCTTTCAGTGTATTCAGCACCTTTATTTGATTGCCGTGTTCCCATCTCCTGTCAGAGGATTATTCCTTAACCCAACCGCCATTATAGCGTTCGATACCAATCTCCGTAATCCACCCATATCCTTATCATGGAACGAGAAAGTAGTTAAGTTATGTGATTCAGTAATCTTATCATAAGACTTTATCATCAACACAGCCACATACTCACTAATCATCTTCCCATTCATGATATCAAGATCGATTATGCCGTGATCTATTAGATCAACCACATCCCATCCTGATGGTAGATACGTTTTTATCTGATTAATGTCCATAGCAAATAGTATTTATAAAAAGGAGGGTCGTGCTACCCTCCTATAGATTACACACGAAAAATAGAACTGAAAGCGATCTTAAGCACGTAAGATTTTATTAATTCCCGTAGGCTGTCTACCGGTTATCGTTAATTACCGACCTACGGGAATATGTTTAAGAAAACACCATGTGGGGAGTGGGGGAATCGAACCCTTATCCACGCTACGATTAGGAATCGTAAATTCTATCCGTTAAATTAACTCCCCTAATTATCAATCCTTTAATTTTCTGTAGTAAGAGGCATGTCTTGGAATGCCAAAGATATCACATATTTTCCTTACCATATTGTCAGATACGCCTAATTTTTTTACCGACACTTAGGAAAGACTCATTTTTAAGCATCTCAAAAAGCTTATCCTTAGTTATATCACCATATTTGGATAACATATCCTCTCTTCTTTTCTTGTTATTACAATCAAAACACAAACTTCCCTCAGTATCATGACATAAATCCTTACCGCAGCACGAGCAATACTTAACTTCCAAGGGTTTACAATACGCTATCCCTTCCTTATCAAAGTAAACCTCAGCTCCATGATGAAACCTTGTATGATCGGCATTAGATCTAAATATCATAAGATTATCAGGTCTATTATCATGCCTTATTTTATTGATATGGTGAACGACTTCTTCCGGCTTCAAAAGTCTTCCTATTTTTCTTTCAGCCACGATTATATGTTCATATACAGCTCCGCTACTTCTAGCTCTATGATGAGTCGTATCTATTATCTCTACATATCCATTATCCATATTAAAACAATATTTTAGCGAATCCGGCTGGAATCGAACCAGCATCTCCAATATTATGGTAATCATCCAATGATCCTCGGATCCATATGTCCCGATCCTCCCGGACAAGGACATCAAACAAAATCTAAACTCTAAATCTAATGACAAAACTCTATGCTAGTTTTTCCCCAAAAAAATAGCGTGGACCCGGCCGGGCTTGAACCGACAACCTTCTGGTTATGAGCCAGTTGCTCTTACCAATTGAGCTACGGGTCCTAAATACACCACATCGTCTTTCACAAGAGGATGTGGAAAGGAATTTCTCGAAGTTTATATAGTAATATCATGAAACTATTGTCCAACATTCTAGCATATAGCACCAATCCTCAAACGGGAACGTCTCCACGCCAGACCTACCCCATCCCGTCCCCCAACTGTTCTGTAGGACGAAGCCGGCCTTGTCCCAGCCGGTGAGGATAACGGCATGACCTCCCAAGTTCTGCCCTTGGCCTTGCCAGAATCGATTACCATAATTATAGCAATACAGACCTATAACCAGAGGCCCATTCAGCATCAAAGCCACCTTAGCTGATACCGGATCTATGATCCTAGCGTAACTGTTTATTTTCTCCCCATCTACGCCTACGTTCTTGATAGACTTGATAGCGTCACGAAGAACCATCCCGTCTTGATCCTTATCCTCTCTCAGATCATATATATCGTAGGGAGAGATCTTAGCCGGTCTTTTAATAGCCCTTATACTCTTTCTCCAGTTAAGTATCTCAGCTAAGCTTACCGCAGCGCAAATAGGAGAAGATCCTTGATCCACTACGCTATCAACGTTATTGACCTTATACTCATCAGGAACAGCCTCATGCTGCATATTCATGATAGCGTCTCTGTCATCCACAGGGGATGGTATATATCCTAACCCGTAACTCATTTTTTATCCTTTTTATGGTAATCAATTATCTTAATATTAAACGTATCGGATCTCTGCCTTACCTGTATAGACCCCCTAGCCTTTCCCTTGGCGTCGTATAGGGCGGTGAAGCCAAAGTTATCGACCCGACCGTCGTCCAGCGTAAACCGCCACTCCTTCCATTGGCCCATCACGATCCCGGAAGACACTATAGAATCCACTACATAAGATATGTCAGTAGTATCATATTCCGTATAATAGGTTCTTGACGTACTGCATCCGACAACCGCTAAGGTAAATAACATTAACAAGAAAAACAAGATCTTATTCACTTTTCTTAGATTTTTTACGTTTCTTAGATTTCTTCTTATCCTCCGCCTTATTCTCGACATTTACGTCAATACCGGCATCAGCGACCTCAGGGGCGTTATTTTCAGGTATATCAATATGACCTGAGTTAGGATCCATCTTATCCTCATCAACAACAACCTCATTAGGAACATCGATGTCTAAAATCTCTGCCTCCAGATACTTGATACGATCTGACATAATTTTATTCTGGTCCTCAAGTTCCTTATATCTTCTTCTAGCCTCATCGAGTAATTTAGATGATAGTTTATGTTTCTTCTCGATATCCATATAAGCCCGTTTAAGAGTTTCTTTCTCTTTTACCGACTCATTATATAGCTCTCTTGATTTACTAAGCTCATTCCCCATCTTAACTATATGAGAATCCTTGGAATCTATATCCATATCAAGAGAATCGACAAGCGTATCAAGATACTTTATTTTCTCTTCCAATTCCGTTATATTCTTACTGGCATCCTCATAATCCCTTTTTAATCTACTTGAATAGCTAATAGCTTCATCAAGATCCTGTTTTAGAGTATCTATATAACTACTCTTTACTATCTTCAATCCGAACATATTCATATCTTCATTTAAATTAATCAATTCATTTCTTTTTGTATCATAAAACGTTTACCTATTGATAATTTCAACTTTTTGTACGTAACATTCCGCTGATTACCGCCGTTGATATCACGAATATTGAAACTACCCGATTTACGTCTTCCAAATATGAAGTAATAATTGCCTTCAAACATAACCCTGTCAAACAAACGAAAACCAAAAACTTCAAAAGGAGATTGATTCGGCTTTTTAGCCCCTCCTTTTAAAACCTTTTGTTTATGGATTTGACGGTTATGCCTTCTAACCAACCTTACTTTGTAATGATATTCCAACCTTAAAGCGTTGAAATTCTTAGAAATGACAAAGGCGTCAGAAATATGATATTTTTCAATTCCATATTTAATCCGATTGTATTTCGTGATGTAACCGAAAGTCATTGAAACGTTTGGATATCTCGATTTCAACTCCTCGTACAACTTCCATTTCATAATTCCCATTACGGCTGCGTCGCGAAGCGACTTGCCTCGTTTCACCTTCAAATCAATATTCCCTTTGTGATATTCCTTATGACAAGTTTCACACAAGGTAATGAGATTGGATGGTGAATCACCTCCTGTTTTTCGAGATTCGATGTGATGAACATTCAGGATCGGGTCTTTCGACTTTCCTTTACAATGTTGACATTTATGCCCATCCCTTGCCAAGACATATTCCCTGACATTCCAAAAACCAAGTTGATCTCCTTCCTGATATTCGTTACCGGAGATGTCAGGATTCTTGATCTTTTGTGTATCAAATTGGGCAATCTCGACGATGATACGGGATATCGGCAGGGTAGAACAGATGTTGTCGATAACACGGATATGAGCATCAACTTTGTGTCTCACCGAAGGTGCTACCCATCCATGATGTTTGCTTTTTACCCTGTTGCCAAAACGAGGCTTCCTGTATCTCAACCTATTTCGTCTCGTTCTTCTTAACTCTCTTCTTGTAGACAAAAGTTCTACAATATCACTTCTAAGAATAACTTCACTGCTGTAAAGCTCCTTGCTTTTCGTCGTTGCTGATAGACCAACATGTTTTGTACCTGCGTCAACGCCTAACACAATTTCTTGTTTGTAACCTGAAGTAGCGTACGTAAGACGAATAGTAAACGGACAAAGATTCACTACGGTTGCTTTATTTGCTTTAAGCAACCTCCTAACCTTCCCATGCCTTGTCGTAGGCATCATCGGTTTACCATCTATGTCTTGTACATACACCATTTTACAAACTAATTCAATGTTTATTCAACATAAGTCAGGATTTCTCCTGTAAGTACCCATCGCCAATGTTATTTTTAGGTTTTATATAGGCAACACTGGAACCCAAATACAATCCCTGTTTAATTACCTACCTTAGAGCAAGGAACTTGGGTAAACATTCCTTGGTAACTATATATTCTCAAATAACGTAGCCTCTGTCTCAAGGCTTAGGCTAATAATCGGAATAGCTTTTAGCTATTATACATAATGCGATGCAAATGTTTTATGGTTTGCATGAATTATGTATTATTCGCGAGAATGTTCATTGCTTTTATAAGTTCTAAAAATATCGGCTTTTATCTTGCCGACTATAATTAACTCAGCTATATGTTTGTCTTTCTCGACTATAGCCATATCCTTACGGACATTAGTGACCCTGATCATGATATTCCCGTTATTAGACGAGACGAACGGTGATCCTACCAAAGTAAGTCCCGTATCTCCGGTAAACGACGGCAGCATCATCAACACCCCTATGGTATTATCCTGGAACGATGCCCATACCCCTGTGTCTATATCAAGGACATCACCCTGTCCTAATGGGAAAGCATTACCCTGCTTGATAGGAATATCCTTACCCAACGAGTTCCATGCTTTCGAGAATCTTACGGAGTTAAGGAAGATCTTCCCCTCTTCCTCCATCATCCCTACCATAGGGTCGCAATTCAATCTAACCTCGTTTTGTTTATCATCTGGCTTCTCCTCAAGCTCATCAAGGTCTCTGGCTGATGTAAACGACTTGCTTTCCAGAAGCTTTTTAATATCCTCAATACTGGCCATTATAATTTGATTATTAAATAAACGATCTTCAATCCTAACTTCAAATCAGATGTCTTCTCGAACATCTCCCTAAGAGGTAAGATAGTAGCGTCAAGATCTGACGCTACCCATTCTCCATCCTTATAATACATATCCTTTTCCTCGGAATACGCTATACAAGATCGATGCCCTAGGTTCTTCATAACCGTATCTACCTTATTTTGGGTAGGCATCGAGACACGATTCACTTTAGTAGATATATTGAAATTACTATCCATTAACTTTCTGATTTTTAATTAGTTAATTAAAATGGAAGATCACTGTCGTCTCCAAAAGGAGGATATTGAGGAGGTTGTTGTTGACCTCCAAACAAAGGGGCTTGCGCTTGCTGCGGATCCTGCTGGTATGATGGAGGAGGCGTTTGCGATGGAGCCTGCGTAGCGTATGACGGTGGGGGCGTTTGCGTTATAGCCTCACCAGCGTTGTTTTGGCTTGGAGACTGAACCGGTCTCACGCCATCCGCTTTAATACTTTGGATATATTTATTAAGTACCTGATAAGCGAAAGCGTCTTGGGTCGTATAATCAAACTTCTTATTCCCCATTATATCAGTACTCTCAACCCTGTCAGGCCATCCATTCTGCCCATTCTTATAATATTGCTGGATAAGCTCGTCCTTCCCATCTGGAGTTTCCCTAGCGTATGAAATGAAAAAATTACCGGGAGCATATTGATCCCCTTTCTTAGCATGAGCAGGATTGATCACCACCTTACGTTTCAGGTCGATATTAGGCAAGTACCTTACCAGTGACTTAACGTAATTATTGATACCTCCTTTTTGAGTCATCAAAGGAACGTTTATAAAGTAATTACCATCCTCATCACTTATCTTTATGGATAAGTATTTGGCATTTATTCCATTGAACTCCACTTCTCGCACATTGATATCAGACAAATAACCTTCGATACCGTTCCAGAATACCCTCCAATAAGAAACGGCTCCGGTCTTCTCGTTTACATGCTCCTCGAAACCTTCCTTTGGTTCTCTTGATGACTGATATAATAATCCGCTACCACTTACTTTAAAGTAATGGTTATTACCACCTGATGAATTTTCTCTAACTCCCATTTTATGTATTTTTAAATATTAAACAATAACTGATGATGACAAGAAATACTCGTTCTTATTATCCTCCCCATAAACCTTATTGAAATGAGATTTATGATCATGCTCGATAACTACCCTATTACACGATATGCTTTTTATGATACCCAGATATCTTCCACATAACACGTTGCATACAATATCTTCACCATAATGAGACAAAGGGGTAAGTCTTTCCTTACATGATTTACCTGAAGACGGGTTCTCTGACATAATACCACATCCTTTATCGGTAAATATCAACTTACAATGATCAAACTCATTTACTTTAAGATTATTTTGGAGGGCTTGGACGAGTAGATCCTTATCAAAGACATAGGTACTTGTTTTGACAAAATGCTCGTCCACGAACCTCCAATTTGGATAATTACCCTCAAAATGGGTCTCATACATATCCATATCAGGCGTAGAGAAATAAGTCTTAGTATCGTCCACTTTTATAGACAACATATCTGATGACTTATCGATATGCTTATCAAGCAATATCGCGGATTCGTTCGATACCGGGATAAACATCTTATCTACCTTATCCTTATTAGGGACAAAATACCTGTAAATAGTATTTCTATCCGTACTTACTATATTAATATTAATATCATCAATATCAATGACCACATTCTCGATGCATGGATAAAAGTCATCTACCTCCGTATAATCGCTGGCTTTGTTAAGAACCGAAACATAATCGCTCATCTTAACCTTAATTCCTCCATCAAGTATCTTATGTACCTGCGGGAATGTATTGATATCAAAAGCCGGACAACTATACTCACCAGAAGCGTAGTGGATCGTGATCTGATCTTTTCTATCCGAAAGCAGTATCGTAATCTCACAATTCTTCTGTTTTTTCATGAACTTAATAAAAGAGCTTGCCTCTACCAAGAAAGAGAAGTTAGAGTCAGCCTCTACCTCCAATCGCTCTATAACACATACCTTTGCATTTACGGAAGTGATATAAGCCAGATTATTGACAACATCTATCTTAAGATCCTTATAAAGGGAGTTGGGACCGGCATTCTTAACAACCGTCTCCAATTTGCCCAACTTCTCATTTAATGACTTCGACAAGCATCTTATAAGCATAACGAACAACTTTTTATTACATCGCAAATATAATCATAATTATATTAATACAAATACAATAAATACTTAATAGTATTAAAATAGTTTAAACTTACGTCTAATATACTCGGCTATAAGCGTAGCGTCACACATGCCGTCTTGTATCTTAGTAGGTTGTACTCCTTTTCCTGACCATGGTTTCACGAAAGAAACCAAAGGGAAAAGGCGCATGGCACATCGGATGGAGGTAGCCTTCGTGTCTAACTTCGCCGCCGTATACACCCGATCGGCTGTCGTATGAAGTTCCTTCTGCCAGGTCTTTGGTTGCACCTCCTCGAACATGAACCTAACATCCGGGTGAGATCCGTATCGCTCCATCATCTCCACCATCATAGCGAATAGGGCGTTCGGTTCCCGGCGTCTCCCGCCAAAGGTGAAGTTGCTGGCGGCCGAGCTGTTGTGGATGCTATGGACGTCCTCGACGGCGATCGCCAGCGTCCCGCCTCCCTTTTCTTGGATCTTGTCAGCGGCATCGAGGAAGAAGCTTGATATAGCCCTAAGATCTATATCCCCCTTAACCGATATCCTTGGAGTCATAATTACCTTAACCTCGCCATTTTCTGGGATCATGGACAATCCTCCGGTGTCTATACCCGGATCTATACCTATTGATATATTCATAACTTCAACGTATATAATGAATGGAAATCCTCCGGTCTAAACACCTGTATTGAGTTATCCGGATACATACCTATATAATAACCGTAAAAAGCCCGTAGAATGCCATTTTCTAGCCTTATATCCAATGCCTTTACCTTATTCCCTTCAACCATAACATCAACCTCATCAGTCTTGTTAGATATCTTATCGAACCATTCAGGTATAGGATCAATACCGTACCTGAATGCGTTTACCGTTGATTTTATCGAGATATATGTTCCCATATTAGATAAGATTACAATCGTCTCGTTTAACAACCTTAAAATCGCCATTTCTAAGTAATATCGCTACATCAGATCTCGTATACGTAAGAGGTGTATACGACACCAAATGATAAGAAGCCTGCCCTGTCGCTGGCCGAACTGGTCTTAATACGGCTATGGCTATATCGCCGCCAAGTTCCGTACCACCGGTAACACCCTGTAGGCACATGTATATGAATCCCTCATACTCATATCTCTTTCCGATAAACTCACTCATGGGAATACCTACGAACAGATAGTTCTTTACATCCTCTTTCTTAACCTCGACAGCGTTTTCTACACTGGATGGTATTACGTCTACAAATTTTACTCCTATTGCCATGATTACAAATTCAATTTAGTTCTTAACTCTTGACACAATTCTTGATTATCTCTCATGATACTTAACGTATTATCGACTCCGTTCCCTACACGAACATCCCCGTACCAGTACCATGATCCTTTACGGATAAAGATACCGGTTTCCTCGCATAACTTCAAAAGTTCAAGTTCCTTATCAAACCCCACGCCATAATACAAGGCTGTCTCTGCTATTTGGAACGGAACGGCTGTCTTGTTCTTCAGCACCTTTATCCTAACCTCATGACCTACTGAAGATCCGTCCTCTCCTAATATAACCTTCTTTCTCGCCATCTCCATACGGATAGAGGCATAGAACTTAAGAGCGTTACCTCCGGTCGTTACCTTAGGATCGCCGTATATAACACCGATCTTCTCCCGATACTGATTGATGAATACCAGAACACAGTCGCTTTTGTTTACGATTCCTGTAAGAACCCTCATGGCTTTGGACATCAAACGAGCCTGCAATCCCATGTTGCTGTCTTCCATATCGCCCTCTATCTCCTTCTTCGGTACCAGATTGGCTACAGAATCTACGACAATAAATCCGACCTTCCCGGACTCGACTAACTTGGCTGTGATGTCAATAGCCAGCTCCCCGTAGCTTGGTTGGGAGATCAAAAACCGGTTTATATCTAATCCCATTTTCCTAGCGTACTCAATATCGAAAGCGTTCTCCACGTCTATTATAGCTACCAGCTTATCTGGATGTTTTTTCTGGAACTCGATCATACTTAACGTACACATCATGGTCTTGCCACAAGATTCCATCCCGACCAGCTCATGGATCCGACCTACCGCCCATCCGCCGCCGAGGGCCTTATCCACCACCAGCGATCCTGTGCTTTCCCTTGGTATGGATATTATAGGCTTATCATCGCCGAAGTTCATTATCGAGCCTTCTCCAAGCTCTTTATTTAAAGATGATACTAACTCATCTACGTCTGAAAAAAGTTCTTTCTTAGCCATTATAATCCGTATTCATCGAAATTAAACAAATCCTGTTGTTTCTTGATCATATCCTTACCGATATCAGATATCTTTTCTGGATTCAAAACACCCTCATTCTCATCCACCTTATCTATGAAGTCAGATATCTTATCGCTTAGCAGTACCATATCCTCCTTAGGAACTGATTTCAGATAAAGCCCGTCTATAGACCTACATCTTGAAAGAGCGGTATATATCTGTCCTATCTCGAAGGCTCTGCTGATGTCTACAAATATATTATCTAAAGTCATTCCCTGGGATTTATGAACGGTTATAGCGTATCCTAACCTCAATGGATATTGTATTATATAGCCGCAAGAAATGCCTTCAAGGGAATCATCTACCTGCTTGTACTTCATCTTCTCCCACTTCTCTTTGGTTATCTCCACCTCAGTATCGTTATCTAGATGAACATATATCGTCTCATCAACAGTATCTATGCTGGTTATGATACCCATCGAGCCATTGACATACCCGTTGCCGTTTCTGGTTATTATGACCTTAGCCCCTACCTTTACTATAAGCTCATCCTCGCAAGGCGCTGCAGGCTTCTCCCCGAATACAGTGGCATCGAACTTAAATACCTTATTATTGATCTTATCAAGATTAGTCTTATTTATCTCATAAGCTTCTTTGTTAGTTGAGCATATAATTATAGTATTATCCATATTATCCGGATACTTGACCCTGCTATCCAATATCTGTCTTGACTCATCGGTAATAACCCCACATCTTATATCCTCAAGTACGGAAAGAAGCTGAGGATCTTTTTGACGGAATACGTTCTCGAAGGTAATGACCGAGAATCCTGACGCTCTTAATGCCTTTGATGAGAAAAAGAACCGGCTCTCATAATATTTGTCGATAAAATCATCCGCCGTCACCACAGGCGGTAGTTGTGATAGATCTCCAAACATAATCAACCTAACACCACCGAAAGGTTCCTTGCTACGCCTGCATTGTCTAAGTATATCAGCCACCTCATCAAGCAAATCAGGTCTTACCATACTGATCTCGTCGATAACGATAGTATCAAGGTTTCTGATCTTCTTCTTCATAAACGGACTTACATCCACCTTATTAGACAACATACCTCTCTCGATAGAAGGGATATAAGGATCGTTCTTTATAGAGAAAAACGAATGGATGGTCTGCCCTCCTGCGTTCAATGCAGCCACGCCAGTAGGAGCTACAATAACACATTTACCCAAGAACTTTACGATACGTCTCATGAACGTACTTTTACCACTACCGGCTCTACCGGTAATAAACAGATTCTCCCTAGTGGTGAAAATCTTCTTCAAGGCACGACCCTGCTCTACGTTTTTATCCACCGTCATAATATGACGAAGGAGGTCGTTTTCATTTCTAAAATCCTCTTTTACCACGTTATTAAAATTTTAAATTTTATTTATTAAATTCACATTTATATTACAAAATGTTTACTCTAACAGGGTTAAACGCTAACCCACTATCGATTATCCTACTGACGTAAGAATCATCGAATACTTTTCTACCTATTCCTATAGCCCCGTTAATATCAGCATTTAGCAGCTTTCCAATAGAGCTTTGAAACAATCCGCGTTTCTTTCTTTCACCTAAATAAACATCATGCTTACCTAACTTTTCAAAAGCCAGATGATCTACTTTAGAGGTATAGGATTCCTCATTAACCTGAAAGTTTATTCCAACTAATTTACATTTGTAGGAAATTTTGTCAATTAGCTTGGAGAACGGAATCTCTACGAACTTCTGATTCGTTTTCTTTCCTAAACTTATCCTATTCTTCCATCCTTTGTTTAACCCTATCACAAGACGGCCTGTGTTATTGTTGATACAATAGTTCACAATATATCTACTGATCTTGTGAATATGATCCTCAATCCAAAAATTCCTATAATTATTTAGCCGTCTAAGTCTCTTTGAAGTACCCTTATCGCCAATATACGACATCAATCTGGCTTTCTTCTTATTATACCACCGATTCAATGATTTGATAACTTTCCCGTTTATAATGAAAGGCTTGATGCCTACATTACTGATACATGAGCATAAATTATTCAATCCTAAATCGATCGAAAGGAAATTATCCTTATCAAGATTCAAATCCTGTTCCTTCTTCTCATAAATAACCTCAACCACATAGCATGTAGCTTGAGGGATTATCCTAACCTGACATAATTTATTATCTCCTATTTTAGTTTTGATTGGCTGGATTATGTTTTTGATAAAATGAATGCAACCATCACTATTAAGCCTGCAAGCAGAAGTGGTAAAAACAATCATATTTTGTTTCTTTCCTCGCTTGTACTTTGGTAATCTAGGTTTCGAGCTGAACTTAGAAGGATTCTTCTCATATTCCTTCTTTGATCTGATCCAAGACCTTATCGACGAAAAAACTTGGGCTATAACTTGCTGAGATACTGCTGTCGGTAAATTTCTGAAATCAAACTGATTCTCCTTACAAAGTTTGGTCGAGAACTCATATTCCTTTAGATAGTTACCATCGAATATCCCTTGCCTGATGTTGAAAAGAACATAATTGTACAACAACCCGGATTTGAGGCATATATCCTCAAACTGGTTATCTTTTACAATATGTCTCTCAACTAATCTCATTTTAATATCTTATAGTATAAACACAAATATTATTTATTTATGGTACAAAGATACGAATAGTTATAATTAACTATTAAAAATAAATGTGAATAATATGTAAATATTAAATTTTATATCTGATACTCAAATCATCCAGCTTTACTCATCTCAGAAGATTTTTCTCCTAAAAATACATCTCTTATGTATTCTGTCGATATAAGGATATGCATATATTTCCCCTTGTATAATAGTCTTAAGCATCCGATAGTTACGTTCTTTCTGTCTTTGGTATTCACCACTCCATTGTTTTTTTTTACCTCGTCATACAAATCGGATATACTCTTCTTACACATGTCTAAGAACATGCTTATGTATCTGTATATAGTGGATTGAGATATTTCACGCATACCTATGCCTATGAGCTTCTTATTCAACTCATTAAGAAGGTATGCTACATTGAACTTAACTGTCTTTCTTTTAGTTACCTTGTATATGTGATGTACGTTTCTGGTTCTGGCTCTGAATATTATTTTGGAAAGGATTCTCACCCTATCAAGCTTCCGGCTTTTGTTAGCCATTCTTCGCCTAGAATCCGAATCAAGATTCTTATCAATGCAAGTGTATATGGATTCTCCTTTCTTTACAAACATATCCTTTATCCTTGGGACCTTACTAGCCTTATGCTTGTATTTTATGATATCTGACAATGCTATTCTGATCTCTCCTTCAGCCCAAGCCTTTAGACTTATAAGTTGGTAGTTTATATCTTCGTGAGAATCTCTTAATACATGTCGGTAGCAGAAATAAGCGCATCCATCCGATAGAATATCAATAAAATCATTGGTATTGATCTCTATCTGATCTCTGTTTCCATCTTGCATCCTTTTTCTTAGAAACACATGTTTGAGTACGTTTATGATAATAAGATATATCATTGCCATCTTACATTCATCGCTGATCCGGATTCCCGATCCATGATACTCCTCATGTTTCAATGAATATTTTATGGCTGTCACTTTCTTGCCTTCCTTATTAGTAACAGGCTTAAAATCAACTGGACATATAAGTGATCCGGCTGGAAGTTTTACACATCCTAGCTCATCTTTCTTGGTCTGAATATTACGTGGAATATACTTTTCGGTAAGAATCTTATCGAAATTTGATTTCATTTTCTGTAAAAGTGCTATCTTTGTTCCAGACATTTTTTTAAAGTTTTTGCTGCGAATATACAAGTTTCATCAATACGAAACAAGTTATTCGGATGGATGGGTAGCCTGTGAAGGTCGCCCATTTGTTGTTTAAGGAGGGTAGGTTATGTCCGTAAAACGTTGAGCGCGTGAACGATGTTTTTTCTCAACCTACTTGTTACGCGCGCGTTAATAGGTATATTTATTAAATATAATTAACTCTATAAACATATACTACTTACTAATATCTCTATCCGTACACAGAACCTCTCCTTGCGTCGAGTTCCTGTGTACTCTACTTAAAGTTTTTATTTAATAAAACATTGCTTTTTACCGCCAAGGTATGGTGCCGCCAGGCAGGATACCGCAGGATAAACATGGTAGAAGCCGTATCTTATACCGGAAGCCGGAACCCCGGTAGGGGAATCGGGTGGAGCAAAAGCCAAAGAAGAAAAAGCGAGGTCATGTGCGGTCGCTCACGCTCCGGCCGTCCGTATCTTCTACGGCAGGCCCCATGCCCTAAGGCCTCCCATTTCCCCTTGGCTTTATATCCCATAGCTTGGGGAGGAAGGATCCAAAGGGAAAAAAGTAAGGTCGTATGCGGTCGCTCACGCTCCGGCAGGCTAACATAACTCTACCGCCGTCCATGTCAATAGCGAACCTCTGGCGGCATTGTCCGGTATGACGTCGGTAGCCTTACCTTGGGTGTCCCAGCGTGTCCCCCACCAACCTTTCCCCTTTGGATGCCTTGGGCTATGTCATGGGAGATAAGAAGCCAAAAAGAAAAAAGGAGTGGTCGCATACCGTGAGGCAGGATAAGGATGTCCCCCGCCGTCCACGCGCGTAGCGTACGTGAACTTCACTGTCCTCGCCATCGTAGCCTGCCGTAGACATACATGGCTTCGTTCGCCCTACCCCACCAGCTTTTCCTTTTGGATTCTCGTAAATACATGCTAGTCAGCATATATCATGTTGATTATGGCAAAATTTCTTGACAACGATATTTTTTTTAACTAGTTTTGCTGAAAACTAATTTCATATGGCTGAACAAAGGAAAGCTTTCGTATTCGCATTACCTTATGATACTAGACTGGATATGATCCAGCAGTTTTTAAGGATATACAACGGCTATCTGGATTCTAAGGGTAGGAGCTTGATTACCGAAAGGACGATAAACTTACTTTCTTTCTACATCAACTACGGATACTCTGATGATACCAGGGCTAAGTACATGGATTGTCATGGACAGAAGGAATCTTACGTCGCTGTCCTGAACAACGAGCTTAAACGTGGGGGTTTTCTGGTGGACAAGAAGAACGGGAACTTCCGTACCCGTGAGCTGTCTATTGAGATGAGAAGCTTACGTAACTATTTTATTCTTGACGGGGAGGGTGATGATACCCGTGTAATGGGGTTTGTGTTCAAGAGAAACAAATTGGATATTGATGGGTAGGAATCTTATTTCATTCGATAGGGATATCGTGGATGAGGTGGTAAGAAGATCTGATGGGAAGTTTACCAAACAACAGGTAGAGTGGTGCATGAAAGCATCCGTATCTTATATCCATCATCTCTCCAGATATACCGATAATATATCTATCAGGATCCCGTTTATCGGATACGTTATATGCAATCTTCGCGAGATGCGGGTAAGACGTGATAAGATACGTCGGATATTTGTCAAGGAAGGTAATCGTTATCCGGATGAAAGGATGCCTATTGAGCTTGATTGTCTGGATAAGAAGATTAAGGCGATAGAGGATATGGAGGGGTTGAAGAACGGAGATCCTCTTATACGTGATAACCATGAGGCCATGTATCAATGTCGGTATGGAATGACATGGGAACAATTACAGGATTTTCAACAAAAACAGTTTAAAAAATAATTATCGTGCAAACAATTGGTAAAGCCCAAGTAATAGCCCAGGCTTGGGAAGACAGTTTATTGGGCAGGATTCCTAAGGATAAGAAAGATTATCCCGAATGGTATAAGAATCGTCTTGAATTATGCAAGAAATGTCCTAAGAACTCTTCTAATATCAGGTTCTTTAAATTGCCGCCTAAGGTATTATTCCATAGATTGATTGGAAGACCGGGATGCTCGTTGTGTGGTTGTTTTATCAAGGAGAAAGCTTGGATGAAGACCGAGGTATGCCCGTTGAAGTTCGTGGAAGGAGAGAAAGCTAAATGGAACGCCATGGAGGTCATAACCGCCGATCATAACGATTTTAATATCGAGTGCCCTAACGATGCATTTGATATAGGACTTACGGATGACGAGAGCGAGTTTTATCTAAATATTTTTGATCATAAAATAGGTGATAAGATAGAAATCGTGTTATTTATCACCCATAAAGATGGTTTCCATGTCAAGGAGCATCATCTTGGATGTGGATGTATGGGAGACGTGTCATATAACAAACATCCTGACAATGAGAATAGAACTATATTTAGGATGACGTTAGATACCTCAAAATATACGGAAGGTCATTTTGAGAAACATCTATCTCTTATGGGTTATACGAAGGATGATCCTGAACGTAATTTCAAACATTTCCCGCTACGTATTATAGGGGAAGCTTATAAGTAAATACTATGCGAAGTCCTGTAAGAAGTAAGATAGATGATCGTATCCATGCTCTTATTGTCATGGAAGTCGGTTGCCGTGAGTTACCCGAATATTCGCTGGGTGATATACTTTACTCCGCTTTAAGGAGAGTTGCTAAGGCTAATGGTGGTAACGTACGCTTCTTGCGGGATATTAGCACCAGAGATTTATTAAGAATAATAGATCAGAGTATCAGTGATGAGATTGAGTTAAACAACAATGATTATAATGCGTAATATGGAAGATAAAGATATAAAAACAGAGATTAGAGATTATCTTAAAGAAGAGGCGGATACCCATATAAGGCATTGGATAGCCATAAAGCGTGAGAGCAAGCGTCTGTATAGCGATATTGAAGATAGGACTAAGAAGATAGCCCTTAAATCATCTTCGTTGATAAAAGAGGAGGATTTTGTCGTTCTTCATGAGATGACCCATAAGATACAGATGTTGAATATAGAGGCTGTAAAAGTCAATTCTAGGTTGATGTTCATAATCCAGTTGGCTACCAGCTTCGGTATGGATCTGGATTTAGATACGACATATGCGTCCACCGCCAAGAGCATTATAGAAGACAGAACGTCTGGATTCGTGTTTTATGATGACAAGGAACGTCTGAGATACGCTGACAAGGAGCTTGAGGATATGTTCCATGACATGAGCGTGACGGAAGTAAGTAAGATCGGGGTTGTTCAATCTTATGAGCTTCTTATGAAGCAGTATAATGAATTTAAGGAATTAAAAGAAAATGCCACAGGGAAGACGAAAGCCGACGAGTAGGGACGTCGATCGGGTAAACGATAATCTTGAGGTCATATCCAAGGCCGTGGATGACGCCAAGACGTATATCGCCAAGCATCCATGGGATAAGGAGAAGCCTGAGGATATGGCTAGGGCGTTCGATTTCATATCCAAGCTGATCGATAAGATCAACGTATGGAATGACTCGTATATGGAGAAGAGTGGGATCATGGATGTATACAGGAGTGTCAGCAATGTCCAGAAGAAGGAACGTAAGGGACAAGTGTCTGGAGGTATAGAGTCCGTATTAAAAAATATGCGATCATGAGTTTAAGCACGAGTCCAGAATTTTATGTAAATATGAAGAATCCCCCTGTATGGAACGATCTGTTCGGATGGGAGGATCAGGATGATGATGTTAAGCAGTTCTTCACGGAGGAGGCTTATAAGGTCAAGAACGGGATAACTATCAACGGTACGTTCATCCCTCCATGGCTTTATTGGCATGTTAATTTCTTTCCCGTATTTCAAGATCTTCCAAATGGGGAGCGTGTTCCTGCTATCAGCCGGTTACGTGATAATGAATGGTTTTTCGCTGAGATGTACCAACGTGCCCGTCAGGAGAAGAAAGGGCTGGGGATGTTCGGTACCCGTCGTTTTGGAAAGGCCCTTCTGGACTCGGAGCTGATATATACTCCTTATGGACCTAAGAAGATAGGGTTCGCTGATATCGGTGATATCATATATGGCGATGATGGTAAGCTTACGACTGTAGTAGGCGTATATCCTCAAGGGTTCGTTGATATGTATAAGGTTACGTTTGAGGACGGGCGCAGTATAGTATGTTGCGGTCAACATCAGTGGAAGGTTAAATATCATGGTGATTATAAAGTCATGAGCACTATGGGTATCATCCACTCTGACTTCCAGAAGATGACCATAGACATAGGGGAGGCCGTGGATTTCCCCGAGCGGCGGTGGCTGATGTCGCCCCAGCTCCTTGGGTCTCTGACCGCCTCTTTCCTTTGTGGATCTACCGACAGGATCTTCGAGTTAAGCAATAAGGAGATGGATGATATTATTTATTCATCCAAAAAACAGAAAGAGTTGTTTATAAGCTCATTCATGAAGATAGCTTGCGGCATAAGTACTGGTGACGATCGTTTTAAGGTCGTTTACAAAAGTGAGTATATTATATCCTTCGTAAGAAGAATATTCTGGTCTATGGGATATTATTGCGTCATGGATGGTGATGATATGTATATATCTAAGACCCATAACAGGCTTAGGATATCCGATATAGATTATTACGGGAAGTATAAAGCTACTTGTATTGAGGTCGATAACAAGTCCCATCAGTTCCTTACCACTAATTTTGTCGTATCCCATAATACGACTATCATGTCATCCCTTCTTCAGATGAACGCTACCATGACGATCGGGCTTAGTCATTCCGTGGTAGGTTTCAGCGATAGCGATTTATCTAATATAGGTGAGTATTGTGAGTATGGGCTTGATCATGTGCATCCTTTTTTCAGAATTAACAGGACCAAGACCGATTGGAGTTCTGGTGTCACCTTAGGCAAGCGTATGTCCAACGGGGTTCGTGATGTTCATGCCATAATATCCATAGCCAATATCAACATGGGTAGGAAGACATCCACACAGAAGACTGCCGGTCTGACCCCAGCCACGGCTATTTTCGACGAGGTAGGTAAGGGACCTATCAAGAAGCCGTACACTGCCGCCATGCCGTCCTACGACACTCCTTATGGCTGGCGTCTCAGTCCGATCTTGGCTGGTACCGGTGGTGAGGTGGAATTATCCAAGGACGCTCAGGAGATGTTCTCTGATCCTGATACATACAATCTTCTGGTCATGGACTGGGATATTTTAAATCGGAGAGCCATGAAAGGGAAAACATGGAAAGAACGGAAATGGGCGATGTTTGTTCCTGGTCAGATGGCTAACTCCGGTGTCAAGAGAACTATAGGTCTGGGTGATTATTTGGGGAAACCTGATGATAAGAAGCTTAATAAGATCAAGATTGACGCCACGGATTTCGAGGCTAGTACCAATAAGCTTAACGAGGAACGGAAGAAGCTATCTACGAAAGATAGGGTAGCTTATACCTCTCATACCATGTTCTATCCATTTACGATCGACGACTGTTTTTTAAGCTCATCCCAGAACCTATTCCCGGTTGAGTACGCTATCAAGCATAAGAATGATCTTCTTGAGTCAGGTCAATATAGCGGCATGCTGTGTGATGTTTTCCTTGAATCTGGAAATAAACTTGGCACTACTAAGTCGAATAAGCAACTGGCTGGTTTTCCGTTTAGCGGTGGTGTTATTGACGCTCCTGTCCAGATATTTGAGATGCCTCAATCCAATAGGTTTGATGATTTTATTTATGTGGCAGGATGTATGCCTCCTGGGGAAGTTGTTCTTACGGATAGCGGATGGAAGAAGGTAGAAGACGTAAGGATGGGAGATAGGCTAGTTTGTATGGATGGAGGCTATCATGATATAGAGTGTATCATGATTCTTGATAAGGAGGATTATGATGTATATACATTCAAGCTTAGTAATACGTTCAGAGAATTGACATTTACGAAAGAACATCCGTTATGGGTGTCGAAGGGTGTATCTAGGCATGGATATGCCATAGATGAGGGTAAATTTGAGTTCGAGTTCGTGGAGGCACGAGATGTTAGAGAGGGATATTGGACGGCCATCCCTAATGTATATAGGAAAGAGATAAGAAACGATGATAAATGCTTCCATGGATTATATGATAATATCGATTTTTGGTGGATGATCGGTTTATGGATTGGAGATGGATGTCTTGATGACTACCATGTGATATTCTCCGTAAACAAGACTGAGAAGGATATAGTAAACAGGCTTGATCGTATATTTACGGATATTATTCCTTGCGCCCATAGTTATAGCGATGGAGACGGATGTTACCGTTATAGTGCGAACAATGTGGATTTGATGGAATGGATAAGATCCAATCTAGGATCAGGCAGCCTTGGGAAATGGATGCCAGAGTGGATAAAATATATGCCACAATCGAATAAATGGGCGCTCGTGCATGGTTATCTGGATTCGGATGGATCCATTATCAGGGATAAGAGAGGGTATTACACGATGGAGTTTGTAAGCGTAAACCTTGGTCTTATGGAATGTTTTCAGCATATCCTTTTCTCGCTTGGAGTAGTATCAGGTATATCAAAGATGAGGGAATCTAGGGTGATGAGTATAGCCGGAAGGGATGTGAATACGCATGATACTTATCATCTTCGTCTTGGGAACATGGATACAATGCTGGCGAAGGATTCTATCCTTAAGTATGATATATCATCCTTTAAGCTGGAAAAGATAATCAATGGGATAAGAAGGAGAAGAAAGAATACAGGCTGCTTTATATCGAAAGATGGTGATAAGATATACTTGAAGATAAAGAGGATAACGGATAAAAAATATACAGGTCAAGTATACAATTTTACTGATGATTGTCATAACTATATGTGTATGAATATGTTAGTATCAAATTGTGACCCCTACAAACAGGCCAAGTCTGATACCCCTTCATTAGGAGCTTTTTATGTATTCAAAAGGCGTGTTGGTATTCGAGATCCTTATGCCTATAGAATAGTGGCTTCATACGTATCCCGCCCATCATCCATAGATCAGTTTTGCCGTACATGCGAGGTGCTTCAGAAGGGATATGGTGCTATATGTCTTATGGAGAACGCTGACCAGATGTATGAGCAGTATCTTAATCGGAAGAGTGGTATGCCGGCATCTTTCTTCTTATTCGCTGGCGAGGCTATAGCCAATAAGTACGTGAAGGCCGGCTCCCGGCAGAACAGCAAGCTGGGGCTATACCCTACCCCCGGCAACCAGAACCTGCTATTCTCGTGCGTAGTGGATTATTGCTGGCAGGATTTCGTTGTCGGTTATGATGATCAGACTGGTCTTGATATAACTGTCAAGGGTATTGAGCTGATCGATGATATAGCCCTATTGGATGAGATAATACAGTACAAGCCCGGATTGAACGTCGATAGGATAATAGCGTTCGGGCATGCGTTGGTTCTCGCCAGATATTTTGACGATAACAATTACATGCCTAAATCGAAGATCGAGGAGATGAATAATGCCCGCAAGGAAGACGCTTATAAACACCATGAGGTATATGCATCTGCATTTGGATCGGTATCTATAGGAGCTTTTAGGTAAATGAATGTCAATTAAACGCCTATCTTTGTTGTAAATAAAATTGAATAATCATGGAAGTGTTTAATAGAGATCATTCGTTTCCAGCAAAAGGAGCGTTATTAGGATTACCTCCTCAGGCTATTTCCACGAAGAAAAAGAACAGGAAATGGAAGGAGGATTGTATGGACGCTCTTGAGACGATAGGGTTGAAACAGTATGATCGCAACCAGATGTACCGTGACTATTATCTGATGGCGGATGGTAAGTTATCTTTTATGGAGATGGCGGATGTTATCCCTCAGTTAAGGAACGTACAGAAGCTAAGGAGCGATATAAGGATACCTTCTTTCTTGAAGCATTATGATATAATAGGTGGTATCGTAAATGCCTTTGAGGGATGGCTGACAAACCTACAGGATAAGTATACGGTTAACGAGGTAGGGGATATGGCTATAAGTGAGTATGAGGATACGATGTCAAACTTACTTCATCGTCATATACAAGAACAGTGGGATATTATCGTTAATCAGCGTCTTGTGGAGGCCGGTCTTGATCCTACGTACAATGAGTTTAATTCCGAGGAGGAGCGTCAGGCTTATGTTCAGCAAATCCAACAGGCCAAAGCGTCTATGACCCCTGATGATATCCAGAGGTTCATGAGTACAAGATGGAAGACGCAGGCGGCGGTATGGGGGGATCATACGATCGAGGCTGACCGTAGCCGGTTTTATATGGATGAGCTTGACAGGGAGAATTTCCGGGATCGTCTTCTTAGCGGAAAGATGTTCCGGAATCATTTCGTTGGTTTTGATTACTACCGTCCGGAGGTATGGAGTCCGATGGAGGTATTCCATCCTGACGTGAAATACCCGCAATACGGATCTTATGTGGGCCGTATTCATTATTACGAGGGTGTTGAGCTGATATCAAGATACGGCCATAAGATGACAGCCAAGGACAAGCGTCGGATTATGGGAGGTGACGATGATTATGAGGGATGGGTATCTAATGACGGTGCTAGGTATGACTGGAAGAAAAAGAAACCGTCTATTACCGGTATGTACGAGAATGAGGTTGTCCCATGGAAGGGATACCATGACTATGAATCTATAGTCGCCGCTGAGGATTACTACGGCGTTCCGATGGGCGAGTACCACACCTTCGGGCCGGACGGGGAGGAACACACCCAGCCCCGCTTCTTGCCCCGCTTCCATCCATTTGGCTATTTTAACTCTGACATGTCCAATGGCAAGAGATATGAGATAGATTCCCGCCTTTTTAGGGTAATGGAAGGATATTGGGTATCCATGAAACCGGTATTCTTAATAACTTACATGACGGAGACTGGGATGGTGGATCAGGAGCTTGTGACAGATGAGCTTCTCCCGGAGTTCTTGGAGAAGAACGGGATAAAGAAGGTGAAGAGGGTTATGGCTGAAGCCGTCAGTGATCCTGAGGTGAACACCTACATCTTGGAGTATGTTCCTGAGGTTAGGTTTGGCGTTAAGATCACCGGAGGTAATTTAATGGATAAGCCTATATATATTGGTGGGGATCCAATACCTCATCAGATACATGGTGACAGCAGTCTGTATGATTATGTCATTCCGGTTTCGGGATTTATAGGGGCCAGTCTCGCTGATCGCATACAACCGTTCCAGATGATGTATAACCTTGCTATGAATCAGCTATACAATAACGCCGAGAAGGAGATCGGTAAGTTTTTCTTAGGTGACTTGGGATTCCTGCCTACTGAATATAAGGATATGATGGACAAGAAGGGCGCTTTGGCTACCTTCATGCAGATCGTGAAGTCCGTCTCGTTTATGGGCGTAGGTGGTAACGATACGAACAATCCTTACCAGAACCCACAGATGAGTAGCATATATAACCAGTTCGGTGTATATGATCTTACTAATACGGATCAGATAAGATCCCGTATGGAAATGGCTTCTTACGCCTATATGATGGCTTATAGGATGATAGGTATATCTGAGCAGGCTATGGGTCAGTCAACTAGATACGAGAGTTCTACGGGCGTAAAACAGGGAGTTAACGCTACTATGCTACAGACTCAGACTTACTTTAATGATTTCGATGACTTCAAGAAACGGACATTGGATATTCATCTAGCCGTGGCTCAAGTATGTCAGAAGGAAGGATACGATTGGACCGTGATGTACAGAAACAGCGATCTTTCCTTGGCTTACATCAGTCTTACGGATAATAGCTTGTCGTTACGTCATCTTAATGTTATGGCTGTCTCTAATTCCAAGAAACGTCTGGAATTGGAGAATTTGAAACAATATATATTACAGACAAATACGTTAGGTAATGACTTACTTGATATCACTAGGATGATGAGCGCCAACTCAACGGCTGAGATGAATCAGATCGGAAGGGATGCTAGATCTTACGCCGATCGTGTAAGGCAAGAAGAATACCAGAATCAACAGCGACTTGTCCAGCAGCAAGCCGAGGCCGAGCAACAGGCACGTAATGATGAGCATGAGAAGGATAAGGAGCTGGCTTATATCAAGGGCAACTTCGACTTAAGGGGTAAGAGCATAATGGCCGCCGGTCAAGCGGCTAGGACCGAGAACAACTCTGAAGGCATGGATTATGTCGAGGCTATGGCTGATAGGGCTTTAAGGGAAAGAGATCTTGATATCAAGGAAGAGGATATGAGAACCAGACAGGCTAACGCCGAGGCTGAGCGAAGATCTCGTGAGGAGATAGAGAAAAGGAAGTTGGAATTAAAAGAAAAGGAGATAGACGCTAGAAACAAACGTTCTGATACAGATAGTTTTACGTCAATAATAAACAAGAATTGATTACAAGTTTTGTAAATATTTTTACAAAATCTGTAATCATTTTGGCGTAAAATTCTGTCATATACTATAATGGGTTTGATTTAATTGGTAATTGGATTAATAATACTTTTGTAAAAAGCAAAAAAGGAAATTGTATGAATGACATGGGTGATTTCGCTAAGGGTTTTAAGACCATGAGTGTCGAGGAACTTTTTTACCGTGGTGACGGTGATGGCGATAAGAATAATATCGAGGGTAAATATGATAAGGATGGTAATCCTATAGGTGATACCAAGGAAGAGCCTGCCGACGGCGGAGCGGCTGACGGTGGCGGGGATAAGGGCGGCGACGCTACCAACCCAGACCCGGATTCCTTTGGCGAAGGCGGTACTGATAATAATAACGTGGTATCAGGTTTTAACGGGAAATCTTTCTTGGAGAAGATGGCCGCCAGAGGTATCATCGACAGTATCGATAACCTTGATATTATGGTAGATGATAAGCCAGTCGATCTTTCTACTATCACAAAAGAAGATGATCTACTTGATATAGTGGAGGGATTGATCAAGGATAAGGCCGATGAGTTGTTGAAGGATAAGGTTGATACCGGTTCTATGTCTGACTTTATGAAGAAGATGATAGAGGTGGATAAGGCTGGAGGTAACGTAGGTCAGCTTCTAAACCAATATCAGAACATTCAGGCGCCGTTGGACAACCTTGATATGAGCAACAAGAATGATCAGCTTGCGGTCATCCAACATTATTATAAGATGTTGGGTATGCCGGAAGATGAGATAAAGGATAATATGGAGATGATGATTGGCAAGGGCGATGAGTTCATTGAGTCCAAGGCAAATAAATTCCATGATATCCTGAAAAAGGAGATGGATAACCTTATCGAGGAGGAGAAGAAAAAATCCGAGAAAAGGAAACAGGAGTTGATTGAGCAGATGAAGATCTATAAGAAAGGTCTTAAGACGTCTATAAGCTCAGGATTCCAGTTGACTGACACGATGATAGGTAAGGCTGTCGATTTCGTTACCAAGCCGATAGACAATCAAGGTCATACGGCTATAGATAAAGCTTATTCGGAGGCTATCAAGAATCCGGACATGGCCGCTGATCTGGCTTTGTTCTTGATGAATAAGGACGAGTTCCTTAAACAGAAGACTAACAAGGCTAAGATGGAGGTCAATAAGAAGACCATCACTCTTCTTTCTGGCAATAAGGGAGGAAAGCAAAATAAGAATAATATCGATAATGATACTATAGAGGCTAACTTCCTTGATCTGAGTGGATCAAAGAGTGTGTAACGTTTAAAAAGATATTATGATATTAGTTGAAAGACATATTATTAAGGATAATCGTTTTGAGGATATCTGCCTTAAATCCGGATTGCTGTACAATTACGTGCTGTATCTGGTAAGGCAGGGTATTTTCAATAAGGAGTATTTGAAGGAATATGATCTCTCGACTAAATTAGGTAGGGAAAATCAATTTGATTTCAGACAACTCCCTACTGCTTTGTCACAACAAGTGGTTGGTCAGGTATTCAAGAGCGTAAATCTGTGGATGAAGCAGAAGAAGGATTTCGATAAGAATCCTGGTAAGTATAATAATAATCGTCCTCATCTACCTAAGTATAAGAAGGGAAAGAAGCAGAATATGGTTGTATTTACTACATCATCTTGTAGGATAAAAGATGATGGATGTATTCATTTCGCAAAGAATGTTATTAAACCTATAAAAACAAATATAAGTAAAGAAGAGTTAAAACAAGTAAGGATAATACCTCAGCCTACTTGTTATGTGATTGAGGTTGTTTATGAAAGGAGAGAGCAAGATCTTAATATTTGTAAGAGTAATGTTCTTTCGATTGATTTGGGGATTGATAATTTATGTTCATGTATTAGTAATGTAGGTATTAAGCCTTTCATTATAAACGGACGTATAATAAAATCTGTAAATCAGTGGTGCAATAAGATGAAAGCTAAATTTCAATCTTTCATTATGAGTATAGGTAAATCAAGAAAACTTTCATGGATAAATAATTATAGGAATAACTGGATCTGTGATCATCTTCATAAGATAAGCAGGTATATTGTTGATTTATGTGTTAAAAACAATATCGGATCTATTGTTATTGGATATAATAAAGGATGGAAGAATAATATAAATATAGGCTCTGTTAATAACCAGAAGTTTGTTGGTATACCATTTCATAATTTGATAGATAAATTATCCTATAAGTCTAAGCTTTTAGGTATTGATGTTATAACTCATGAAGAGTCTCATACATCTAAGATAGATCATTTAGCTTTTGAGAAAATGAGACATCAAGATACTTATCTAGGCAAAAGAAAGAAACGTGGATTATTCCAAAGTTCTATTGGTAAATTGCTTAATGCCGATATTAATGGAGCTATAGGAATAGGTAGAAAAGTATTCGGCGATCCTTTTGTAATAGAGGTAGTTGATAGAGGGTTTGCGTTTAACCCATTCAGGATTAGTATCTTATAATTAAGAGTAAATATCTGATTAATAATAATTTAAAAATTAATTAACGTGAATCCTTTTTTGACAAAAAATTTTCCGGCTACCGTGAATGGTGATAACGTTATCGCCTTCACCGATGCCAAGAACTATAAGACATCGCTCGTAGAGCATAACTTAGGCTCATTGGCGAGCTGGTATTACGAGGATCCGGACAAGAATCATTTGGGTCTGTTGAATCTGTTCTCTAATATCGCTAATTACCCCGTTCCGATGTATATGGGTATGATTAATAACGGCGCTACGATCTCCGTTAACGGTATTGGAGCTTCTTTCCGTTATGATTTACCTGTTACAAAGACATTCGCTGTCGTTACGGCTGAGGATACTTCAGGTCATCATCTGAAACCGGGTATTGACGGTAGCTTGTTTGATATCGTTTTGAATACCTCTGAGTTTACGGCTTATGATGTCATTACCTATGACGCCGCTAACGGCTGTAATATCCTTATCTCAGGTGAGATACCGTCTAAGACAGAAGGTGATTTGACACGTTATTGGGGTCGTGTTATCGGCGGAAAGGCTAAATACTTCCCTAAAGAGAAATTACGTCCGGGTATCCGTTACTGGAAGATCGGTCATGCTCTTGGTGAGTACAGTACCCAGTTCTCTAAGGTATCTGGAGCTGACAAGGCTGGTTCTATGACTTGTGAATTCCGTTTAGGAAACCACCGTGGCGTTGAGGGTGAGACCACTATGTATGCTGGTATGAAGTCCATGCAGGCCGCCCAGAATAGCACTTCAGAGTTCGTGGAGACCGCCCTTCGTCGTATGAATGCCATGAGAAGCGAGTATGAGGGTAATATTCCTGATTTGGCTATTATCGGCAAGACTGTTAATGGTAGACTTGATTTACGTACGGCTAAGGTAGCGTCCACGCTGGAGGTATTCTGTATGGCTGAGTTGGTTAAGCTGGAAGCTAGACAGTTGATGTGGCAAGAAGGTGGTATTATCATGGATCAAAATGGCCCTATCCATTTAAATGAGGGTATCTACCGTCAGCTTCGCCGTGGTTATACTATCTATTATAGTCGTTCGATGGGTATTACTAAGGATACTCTTATGGCTGCTGCAGCTTATATTTTCCGTGGTCGTCAAGATCTTCCTATTACGGAGCGTAAGATTAAGTTCAAGGTAGGAGCTATGGCTATGGTCAACTTAGAGAAGTTGATTAGAGAGGCTTTCTTTACTACGTTGAGTAATTTGAGCTGGGGTATGGGTAGTGACCGTATGTTGCCTTCTAATCCTATATCCGGTACTAATGATGCTATGATCTTAGGTCCGGTACAGGTTAAGGGCGCTTTTCTTCCCGGCATCGGAAATGTAGAGTTCGAGCACGATCCTTCTTTGGATTACGCTGACATGACAGATCGTAGCGAGTTAGTGAATGGCATGTATCCTAGATCCTCTTATTCTTGTATTATTGAGAATATCACTGACGCTGGATCGACTAACGCATATTCCGCTATTCCTAATACGGCTAACGCTAAGTTAGGTAATATGAATAACAACGTATTTTATATCAAGCCAGAAGGCGTAAGCATGTGGTGGGGTTATGAGTACGGTCGTTGGGCGCACAAAGCCAACGGAAATGAGATCGTATCATCCTTGCCGGGCATGAAAGAGCAATTCTGGTGCCACTCAGCTTCTGCGGCTTGGGTTATGGATAACAGCAAGTTCTTGATCATCGAGCTTCAACCGAACTACTTCGGCTAAGTTTTTTTTCATATGTAATTTGGTTTTTAGAGGGGAGGATATTCCTCTCCTCTTTTTTTAGGAAAGTAACGCAAAAATAAGGAAATGAAAGAGATTTTAAAATCAAAGAAGGTATTGGTCGAGGTAAACGGCTTCAATATCATGTCAGATACCTTGTATGAGGTAGTAGGTAAACACGACGGAAGCGCTCCGCAGGCCTTCCAAGACGCCAATATAGCCAAGGCTCCGTTCCCGGAGAATGCTACTCACGTATGTTGCCCGTGGGATGATTTCTCAAAAGCCTATAATACGGGTTTTTATCCAAGATCAAGATGTTATAATGGTATGGATAAAGATGAGGTTGATAGGTTGGTTAATCAACGTGTCAATAATATAATGAAGCCTTTTGAGGATATATCTCAGAAGGATCTTTCCCAGACTAATCTAGAGTTTTGGGATGACGCTAAGGATAAGATATTCATGGGTAAGGTTTATAACACGGCTAATACCGTTGAGTTATTTTATTTATATCTGGCTGTATTTTCTGGCATGTTGACTCCTCAGGAAATGGATGGTGATCCTATTTTCATGAACTCCATGTTCTGTTTCATCGAGAAAGATAACGCTAAGGATTTCGTTCAGCAGCGTGAGATCAATAAGATGAATATCAGCTATAAGTTCATCAACGCCCTTAAGAAAGGTGATAAGGAACGCCAGGCTGTCATTGACCTTCTTCTGTACATCGGCATCGTGACCCGTCCTGATTTCACGGAGGATGATTATTACACCGGATCACTATCAAACTGGATGAACGAGAAGAAGACCAACATCGATTATCTGCTTGATATCTGGGATCGGTCATTGGAGGGTGATTTCAAGGAAGTTCTTGAGTTCTATCGTATCATAAACGTCCTTCAACGTAACGGTCGTATTAACATGACTCCATCCGGCTTGCAATATAATGGTCAGATCATAGGCCCTGACACCCGTACGTCCGCCGAGTTTTTGGCTACCAAGAAAGATCTTATCAGTGTAAAGGCTAATGTCTTGGATGAGTACGAGGAACTTATGTCTATTTCTAATATAGACGATAAGACCAAGACCAATAAGGTTAAGGATGTCAAGAAGAAGGAAGACGTAGATGAAGGTGATAAGGTTAATACGGAGGAATAACGATGACGATCCAAGAAGCGTATCTAAGGTCTTTGCAGAAGAACGAGCAGAATCTCGCCAATGGCGGGATTAAGCTTGATCCCGGGAGGTTCGTGCTTTTGTTCAACGAGGCTCAGGACAGGTTGATAAGATACTATCTTAATAGGAAGGATGATGAGACCATCCGATCTATACAAACTCTTCTGGTATACTGGAAATCGCTTAATAAGATCAATCATATTGATGACCCCGAATCTACATCATTCGGTCTTCCTGATGATTATTTATGGTTCTCAAATATAAAAGGAGCGTTTTCTTATAATGGATGTGAGGTTGGAGATTTTGTCATGTGGGAGGCTAAGAACGAGAATGTCCATGAGCTTCTTGGGGATGATAACAATAGGCCTTCTTTTGACTATCGGGAAACGTTTTACACCATAGGTGACGGGAAGGTCGTGGTGTATGAGGACGGCTTCCTCACAGACGAGGTCAGGATGACCTACTACCGGAATCCGGTACGGGTGGATCTGGCCGGGTATATCAACGCCGCCGGTGAGCGGTCCACGGACATCGACCCTGAGCTGCCAGATCCTTTGGTGGAGGAGATTTTGGATATGGTCGCCAAGCAATTCAACCTTAACGAGAATGAGTTGCAGAGGTATCGGTTTGATAAGGATAATGTGGCTTCTTTTAGATAAACACCGTTAGTTTGATCATTAAGCCTACTCGGAAACGGGTAGGCTTTTTGTTTTACATAAAATGTAAACATCATATTATGTCGTATACTCACGACCTTATTTTATTGCGGTGATGTTGTTTATGATTATGTTTGCGTTAGGTAAATGATTTTTGAACTAAAAAGTTGATAATATGTTGCACAGACCGCAAGACCGGGTACTTTTCGTACCCCCGCACGCTAAGATGGTGGATGTTGATTCCATCTTATTAAAGGAAGGACAGATCGGTATTTACGATACTAAAGATACTTCCGAGAACGGTTGTAAGGCCGTGATTGATTTTACCGGTAAGCCTCGTAATGATAAGCGTTATGAGATCCGTATCGGTCGTAATGAACAAGCGGCTTCCCGCTCTATATATGACAAGGATTTTTCCACGCCTTTGTTCTCGTTGAATGAGATCACCGAGATTTACGCTTCCTGGCCGAAGAAGGATCACGCTTATGTCGATGACGTTATCTTAGGATACAATGGTGTCTCTGACGACACGGCTTTCTCCGTTTCCAAGGGCGACCGTATCGTTATCCGATTGATTCTCGCCGGCAGGGCTTTCGAGCTTCTTGGCTACGAGGGAGGTCGTGTTGAGATCTTTGACACTATCCTCTTGGATGATTGCGACAATACCCCTAATCAATGCGAGGAATGTGATCCTTGCGAGGAGGTTGATTTGTTACCCGCCGTATTGAAGTGTATCGAGCGGATGAAGAACCAACCTATTGCCGGTGGTGGTAAATTATCCGATTATATTGATATCATTCCGGTTACAAGATGTACTAATGAGGCTACTGAGTCTGATACGGAGGATGTCAATTTCTATTGCATGGAGGTATGCGATACTGGTGATGATCTGGCGTTGGCTGAGGTTCGCGCTCAATATCCAGGATTGAAGATCGTACGTGAGACTATCGAGGGTAGCATGTCACGTTATAAGGTGATGAAGAAAGGCACTAAACCGGCTGATTATACTCAACGTCTGATCTCTATCATGAAAGGATGTACGGATTGTCCTCCTAACTATACCGAGGTTAAGGGTGGTTATCTGTATTCTATCTCCTTGGAGGATGACGGTGTCGATATGTCTACTACGGTGGAGTCATTGCCTAACGTTGTAGCCGATACGGTTAATAAGATGAGTCAGATCAAGGGATCAGGTTTGTATATTGCCGCTACTTCCAAGAAATTGACGGATGAGGAGATCTCTACTTTCGTGGAGGCCAATCCTACGGCTATTATCTACTATGTGGCTAAGACATCCGATATGTGTGAGAATCCTACGGTTCGTACCGCTTCTTGGTCAGCTTGTGGTTCTTGCAAGGTATCCACCGAGAAGTATTATATCACGATCCCGGATGATGAGTGCGGAAACAGTGCGTTGGAGGAAATCAAACAGGCTTTCCCGGAACTGGAGATCACCGACTACGGTACTCCGGCGGCTTGCCAGCATAGCTTCCAGACAGAGGTATATACCAATATGTTGTGCGATGAGTGCGATAAGGTGTTCGAGGGATTCTTCACCAGCGAGGCTCCGGCGTCCTACCGCAACCGTATGTGGAAGAAATTGGAGTCGGCTCAGGAACTTGGCACTAACTGCAAGTGCGGTATCCGTTTCCGTGGTAAGGAAATGTTATTATCTCCGTCAGAGTGCTTGATGGATAAAATGACTTATGTAGAGGATAGCGTTGAGATCGTTGGCGCTAGCGGAGGTTATCCTGATTCTCTTGACGAGGGGTCTCCTATCTGGTGGGATCAACTTAATTTCGAGAGACTGTCCAGCAAAGCACCACGTACTCATGTCGGCGGTAATATGATGGATGACGAGTTGAAGGGTTACGCTCATTTCAACGGTTTCCCGAAACATCAGGATTTCATGGGACGGACATTCATGAACGAATACAGCCGTGTTGAACAAACAGCCCAATACGTGGACTTCCAGATCACGATTAATCCTCATAGATACTCTCAAGGATTCGGTAAGGTTCTCGCCGATGATCCGGTTAATCTGATCTTACGTGTACGCTATGGCGCTCATGAGGGTGTTCAGGAGATGATTAACATGATCGGTGCTGCCGCTGGTCTTGGACCGGCCATCGTAACTGAGCCGAAATAAAGAACCTTTTTTGCGTTCATATATTTCCTAAAGGGGAGAGATTCAATTCTTTCCCCTTTTTTATTACCTTTGAAGCATAAGAATTAAAATGTTGTAATATGTCAGCTATTAATGAGTATCTAAAGAGACTTGCTTCCATATTTGGTAGCATGGGTTTCTCCATTCCGCCAGATGACTTCTCAGGTGTTGTTATAGACGGAAAGACGTATCCGGTCATGATGAGGAATGACGGGTGTTACGTGTACTTCGATGATAAAGGAGTAAAGAGACTTGTAAGCGAGGTTCCTAAAAAGGACTATCAGTTCATTAACATCAAGGACGCCCGTGTGTCGATCGTCAACCAATGTTATCGTACTCCGGGAGGTCAGATAGAGGCTCGTATCCATACCTATATGAATAATAAGGGTGAGATATTGGCCGAGAAGATATTTATCATCAACTCTTCAGATGTTGATACGCCTATTGGTACGGAATTGGATAAGATTCCTGCCGAGTGGGTAGCTATAGATTGTAGAATAGCGGAGATGACCGATCGGGAGTTGATATTCGTAAGTAAATGTTACGCCACGGAAGGGGGCAAGGTCCAGATCGAGGGCGTTGAGTCAGTAGACCCCCGCCTGAACCCGGAGGTATCCCATTATGAGGTGGTAAATACGACTGACGATAGCAATCCTATCGGTACGGAGTATGATAAGATACCCGATACATGGAGTCGTATAGTATGTGATTTCCCGGACATGACCCAAAGGGAGATAATACCGGTGCTTAAATGCTTTGATACCGGAACCGGAAGGGTGCAGATAGAGGGATATAAGATATTTGATTACGAGATGGGTACCAGAAAGGAATGGTATCGCGTCAAGCAAAGTACCGATCCTGAGAATCCGGTAGGTAAGTTTATCACCAGCATAAGCGATGACTGGGTTGAGGTCGTTTGTGACTTCACGGATATGGAGGACCGGGATATTGAGGTAACTGTAGAATGTTATAAGACACCGGCCGGTAAGGTGAAGCTGGAGGTTCTCACGTCATGGGACGGGAATATAGGAGTTAGGGATAAGAACTATAAAGTCCTGGAGACTACCGACCCGTCACAACCTGAGGGCGCCAGCTTCAGTTCCTTGCCAGATACGTGGGTAAGGACTGTCTGTGATTTCGACGATATGGAGGAGCGTGACATCAGGTCTTATGTCGAGTGTTATGACGGAGGCAATGGCAATGTCAAGCTTCGTAGGCTGGTTTCTTATGACTCCAAGATAAAGGCAAGATACGTCCGCTTCGAGGTGCTTGAATCGGATGACGCCGGCTTCGTTCCGGGGGCCGAACTGGCTACCCTCCCGGACGGATTCTCTTTGGTGTCTTGTGATTTCACGGATATGGAAGATAGGATGCCTATTGATATCGAGGAGTGTTACAAGACATCAGCCGGAAGCGTGCGTATGAGACATGTGGTGTCTTATGACGGTGATCTTGGGAAAAGAAACCAGTTCTGGGAGATTGTGGACTCGTCTGATAATAAGTATGGGCTAGGAAATAGGATAAATAATATCCCTGCGGATTTTATCCGTGAAAGGTGTGCTCTAGAAAGGTTGGATGATCGTATTACTAGAAATGCGATAGAATGTTACTCGACACCGGGAGGATCGGTAAGGATTAAATCCACTTACGTTATCAACCCTTTAAATCATGTTAGGTCGTATAATCATCATGTATTGAGTTCTACAGATAATGATATCCATGTTGGTACTCAATATACCTCTTTGCCATCCAATTTCGCTCGTATCGAATGCGAGGAGCCGGATTATATGGATCGACTTATCGATACCACTGAGACTTGTTATGATACCGGAAAGGGTACGGTGAAGATCAGGAGACAGGAGTCGTTGAACGGAAATCTGGATGTAAAGACTTTCGACTATAAGATCGTTGAGTCTACCGACCCCGATCATCCTATCAATACTACCCCTACGCAGACGGTTATTAACGGCTGGACGGTTATCAGTTGTGATCTTAATATCATGGACGTGGATGATTGTTATGAGATCGGTGGTCATAAGATACATTTGAAGGGATTCAGGACAGTCAATCCGGCGTTACAGGATATTAAGTCTATATTGTATGTCGTGTACTCTGATCATCCTGATTACAATGTAGGTGATGAGCTTACGTCTATACCGGATGGGGCTAAGGTGACGATCTGTGATTACGCTGATAAGAGCCAAAGGCATATGGTCCCGGTGCGGGAATGCTATGAGGTGGCCGATGGCCGGTTCTATGTGGAGGGAAGTCGGTTGATTGATAACAATATGGTCGTAGAGCGGATGTCGTTGATGGTGCTTGAGTCATCCTCTCCTACCTACCCTGTAGGGACTACGCTGACCTCCATCCCCGATGGCGCTACTATCGTGGCTTGTTTATGTCAAACCTGTTAATATCAAGGTCATGGTTAAGGTATGTAATGATTATTATATGATTGACGCCCTAGCCGGCGGTGAGGTCATAAGGAAAAGGAAATATCGTCGTGAGAATACGATGATCGGATATAAGTGGTATGATTATAATGGGGTCGAGGTAACCGACCCCATTGAGATATCACGTCTTGACGGATTGGCTACTAAGCATCAACGTGTTGATGAGGCTTATGATGATCATGCCATTTTCATGTCGTCAACCAATTACGTTAACAGCGTTTCCGGTATACCTATGGATAAGCATATGGTTGTCGTTGAATGGAGGCCGGATAGCGAGCAAGGTTTTGTCACCATGGCTCATGATGAGGGTCTTGATGGGGACAGCTATTATATAGTTGTTATCAATGCCGGAGATAAGCAGGCTACGATCTACACCCCCGTGGACCCTGAGGATCCAAAGGATGGGACTTCCCGTGCGGTTGATGGCGATAACGTCTCTGTTGGTGGATCATATGTCTCTATATCTCCCAAGCAAGTAGAGAGGATAAGGGCTACTTTCCGTGATGGTAAATGGTATTATGAGTTGGTCACGAAGACATATCCTAGTAATACCGGAGGCATTAAGATCGGGGATGTCGATTATGTTACTTTCAGGTATTTATGGGATGAGAGTTCGGGAAGGGACTTGGATACGATGACGGAGGCTCTCAACTCGAATGTCCCGACTATCGACAATCTTGGTGTTGGTTATAATGGCCCCGGTAACGGTGATGAGTCCGTAAGGAGCGTGCTTAAATGGGGTGGTGATAACACCGGGTCTGGTAAGGAGTGCGTTTGGATGTCGGTAAAGGATTTAAGGGCGCAGTATTATTCCACATTGCCGGATGAGACGCAATTCATGGCTTATGCTACATGGTTTGCTTCTATAGGTACAGGTAAATGTTCTTTTGAACTTGTTGGATACAAGGGAGGTACGATGAGCCAAGATGGATATAATTTCATCAATACCGGTGGATCTGTGGTGTATCAAAATACGTATGATTTTGTTTGTCATACTGGTAAGGGTTCATCTACGTATAAGACATCCTACGAGAAGGTGGCTCGTGTTACCTACAATAAGCTCACTAACGAGGTTTATATGTCCATCGGTGACGCTATAGATCAGGAGGATAATTATGATAAGTTAGAGCGAGAGATCAATAATATAAAGGAAAGACTTAGCGATGTCGAGAGCGAGTTGGCTGTCGTAAGACGTATAGCTGAGGGCAAGAACACGGCGTATATCTTTGATACGGTCGATGCCATGAATGAGTGGCTGGCGGTTCCGGAGAACACGGCTAAGCTCCGTGTGGGAGACAGCTTCTGGATCAGGGAGCAGGAGGTACCTGATTATTGGTGGGATGGAACTCAGGCTTTAGAGCAGGAAGGCCCGAAGGTTGATTTATCTCCTTATTATACGAAAGACGAGATTAATAATATTGTCAATGATATCAATCAGAAGATAGAGGATAAGAGTACGTCTATTATCTTCGATACTTATATCCAGATGAAGTCTTTCGTGGATGATCCAACTAACGCCGATAAGCTTAAGGAAGGTACTATCTTGTTGATACGAGAAAAAAATGTACCTGATTATTATTACGATGGAGCTGGGATAGTTAAGATGGAAGCCGACGTAGAGCAATGCCTTTATGTTACTTTGACTAATAAGCCTACGGAAAGCACTATAAGTTATACCCAAGATCGGGAGGTGACTAATTTCGCTCCTGGAGCTATAGCTAGATGGGTTGACGCTGACGGCAATGACGTGTTTTATAAGCTTGTTGAGATAGTAGGTGGTAAGGCTAAGTGGATTACGTTGATTGATACAAGATATGGTAATGTTACGTTGCAAAGCACTTATGACAAGAACTATGAGATCGTGAATATCGTATCTGGGTCTAGGTTACAGGCTATAAATAGCGAGAAGAATGATATCAAGTTCGTTAATAGTGCTACGGGTAACGTGACTGTCGTGTTGAATGGGACCGTATCAGGGGGAGCCAAGAAGCTGGTGAGTATGCTGGCTGTGAACGAGGTAGTCTTGACCCCCGGAGCGGCGGTGTCGTTTACCCGGAACGGTGATGAGTTCGTGCTCACGGAGTTGTTTGGCGTTACTATCTTCCCTGATCTGGCGGATGCCAATCGTGAGGGTAAGTGGGTCATGAGTGTAGGCATAACCGGTAAACCGATCCTTATGGAGGTAAAGGAGATGCGTAAATGGGACGAGAGCATAACCAAGGATCTTACGATAGACGAGCTTAACGAGAAGTTCCCTAACGTGGATATCGGATTCGCTGTCGTATGTAAGACCATCAACAAGGTATATGAGATGGTTAATGGATACAAGGAATGGGTGTCTTATGATATAACATCAATTAGCTGATATGGGATTTTTGGTAGGATATGATACGGTCTTGTCCTCGGTGACGTTTTACGTTAATGAGGACAGGTTCCCTTGTTATAATGGGAGGAATGCTGATTATGTGCCTGATCCGATAGTAGATTTAGGTAATTTTAATCGTAATCTCAGGTTCTCGGCAAACAATCCAGGATTCGTGGACGTCGATTGGGGTGATGGGACAAAGGATCAATACCCTTTGGTCAAGATATCTGACGGTAGTTATAGGATAGTATTCAGGTCTTTAGATATTGAGTACAAAAAGAATCCTGACGATACTACATGGTGGTTCAGGAAGGAGGATGGGTCTCAGTATATACCGGTTCCTCCACATAAGTATAGCGATATCAGGCGTAGGGAGGTTACGATGAGGTTCTCTAACGTAATCAATGGGGAGTTCAATATGGATGGTATTGTCCTCCATGAGTTTCCTGTAGTTAATCTACCTGATATAACTTATTTGGCTATGGTCAAATCCGTTCTTAAAAATGGTGATATCCCATATGACAGGATAAGTAAGAGCGTTAATCTTCGTAATATACAGATGGGGTCTTTTCTTCATCCTGGTGTTTGGGACAATTGGCCGGAAGGTCTTTTAAATATGAAAAATCTGAGGTATTTCGGATGTAACAGTGTTTTTAATTTCGCTGATAATCCTGATTCGAATTGGAGAAGATTCTCTGAATGGAAGAATCTTACTAATTTTAACTTCAACTGGTGTAATATTCCTTCTTATGATCCGGCTTTTAATTCTATTCCGGCAAAAGGTATAAGCATTATAAGCAATAGGAATAATATACCTGTATTTGATGAGGTGGATAAGGTAGGGGATGATAAGACAGGCGTTACCTTTATGGGTGATGGTAGCTCATGGAAACAAGATCTGGTAGGAGGTAAGTTGAATAAGATTCAGGGCACGTATTGTAATTCAGGCACGGTGCCGGTAGATGATCTTCCGGATTGGTTGTATGAGGTAAGGGAATTTAGGGTATGGACTTTGTATTATGGTAGATTTATAAATACGCAGGAGAGGGCTGATACATTCGTAAATACATTTTATGATAAGATAATGTCGTGGAGTTATATAACGATGTCACAGACGGCTTCTGACGGTAATAGGAATCAGTTTTATAAACTTACCTTAGATTTATATACTTCCGCAGCTCCTACCAACAAGAGACCATCTGGCGTTTATCAAGCCCCTGAGGGGTTTGTTAAGGGTGTTAGCAACGGTAATCCTACGACGCCTATGGAGAAGGTGTATGTACTTACCAACAACTACGGGCAGACATGGGTCTTGCCCCCTGCCCCAGCTTCTAAGGCCGCCCTTACGAGGGCAAGGCGGGCTGGGAAGGCTAGGATTACCCCGTTCGTCCTTGGCGTAAAGGACGGTCATGTATCCGTGTTCAGCGGAGACGTGTTGGATGATAATATGAGTAAGTATAATTTCGCCGACAAATACGAGGCTATGGATATCTGTAACGATCTGGGATTGGACAGCTCGCCGGTTGTCGAGTATTTCAGGAGAATAGAGGAGGGAGAGGTATGAAGTTGATATGTAAGGATACGAATAAAGGGTCTATAACCTTTTTTACTAAAGGCAAATACGCTTTTAGGGGAGTTAACAGGAATGATACTACTGATGATGTGCCTGATCCTATATTGGATGGTAATAATTATAATGAGCATATAGAATTTTATTCCAAGACTCATGGTATGTGCGAGGTTGATTGGGGGGACGGGAATAAAGATCAGTTCCCTTTCGTGAAGGTCAGAGGTGAATCTATATATGGGCGATATAGGTTAATATTCAGGAGGAGGGATATAAGCTACAAGAAGAATCCAGATAGTCATCCATGGTGGTTTTATAAGGAAGATGGGAGTGAGTATATTCCCGCCCCCAATCATGCTTATGCTGATGGACTGGATAAAGAGCGGGTCGTGGTCATGACTTTTACGAATGATATTACATTTGTACAAACAACAAGGATAATGATGACAGGATTCCCTATACTTGATATGCCTAGCCTTGTCAATCTGATTATAAATATCCCTGGTAATCGTACCATAACAGATATCCCAAAGGATAGGATAAAGAGATCGGTAAATATAGAGCGTATAAATTTAAGAGAATTTGGCGTGGGGACATTGACATCCATACCGGAAGATTGGAATAGATTAACTAAATTGAAGAACTTGAATTTTGACATGTCTATAGATTTTAGCGATACCGAAGCTTCCAATATAAGGAAATTTTCTTCCATGTGGCCTAATTTGGAGATATTGTCATTGTCCGGCGGAAGAGTGAGGGTGTATCCTAAGGAATGGCTGTCATTCAATAATTTGAAAGAATTGTATTTAAGTCCTGGTAATGCCACATCATCGTTTGATCCTAACACATGCCCGGCTATGGATGAGGTGGATAAGATAAATTCTAGTTTAAAGATTTTCGATCATATAAATAGATGGTATGGACCTGTCGTGAGTTGGCATCCGTATATGAGCGGTAAGGGATTGGGAAACATTGAGCGTATCGACGCTTCATTAAGTTATAGTAATATAGATGTAAGTAATCTCCCGGATTATATATATGAGATGAGGTCTATGAATAGCTTTTATATGCATCGCAGCTTGTCAACCCAAGGTCGATGTGATACGTTTATATCGACATTATATGATAAGGTGATGGGATTTGATTATCTCACTATGTCTTCCTCTGCTTCCGATGGCAAAAGAAATCAGTTTTATGGATTGTATCTAAGTATGTATTCAGCTTCCAATCCTGATGATAAAAGACCTAGTGGCGTATTACAGGCTCCCTCTGGTTTTATAAAGGGTCAGTCTAATGGCTCTCCGTCGAATCCTATGGAGATGGTTTATGTGCTTATGAATAATTATGGATGGAGGTTTAGTATGGCACCAGAGGCTTCGGTGTTAAGGTCAATACGATCTTCTGATATTGACACGAGGTCGTATAAGCCATATAAGCTTATTGTATTTGACGATGGGCGTACCTTTGTAGGCAATGGAGATGTTTTAGCTCATGATACGGATAAGGTATTATCGTTTGGGGGTCAACCAGAAGGGGAGTTTTTATGTGATTCTATGGGATTGGACAGGAATGTTATTGTAGAATATTTTAACAAGATAGGTAATGGCTAAGACATTATATAAATACGAGGCATCATCCAACAAGTTCGTGTGGTTCACCACATGGGATAGGGCACTTAGAAATTATTATACCGATGATTATAATTATGTACCTGATCCTGTCGTTGATAATCCTTATAATACGTTTGTCGAGTTTAGATCCAGAAAGCCCGGTATGGCTAATGTGGATTGGGGGGATGGAATAAAGGAGCAGTTTCCTATGACCAAGGTTCAAGGGCAGGATAATTATCGTATCATATTCCGTTCTTTGGCAATACAACACAGGAAAAATCCCAATACTACGTGGTGGTTCAGGAAGGAGGATGGATCGCAATACGTACCTATAGATAATCATGCTTACGCTGATGGGAGGAGGGACGTACAACGGGCTGTGTCGATAGATTTTACTTGTGATATTTATTATGCCAATATCCAAGTTTGCAAGATGACGGCTTTCCCGATCGTAGATATTCCGGGTCTTGAATTTTTGGTCGTATCGCATACGATGTATGTTAATGACGGTATACCTGTAGACAAGTTGTCAAGATCCAAAAAGTTAATTTATATCGATCTTCAAAATATAGGGCAAAGAATGACCGTAATTCCTGAGGCTATAACCAGTAAGACAGAGGTATATTATTTAAATATGTTTAATATGCTTGATCTTAGGGATATAGAATCTAGCGGGATAAGGAATATAAAGAATATGAAAAATCTTCAAACCCTTGAATTGTCTTCATGTTATTTGGATAGGTATATAAAGGAGTTTAATGATCTTCCTAAATTAACTTCGTTGAGAATACATCCTGGCCCTTCTGATATGTGGAATTATTTTGATATAAATACCCTCCCTTTTTTCGAGGTAGATAAGATAAATCCTAACATTACTAATTTTGATTTTTTAAATGACTGGGTAAGTGGAGAAAGGAGGACGGGTTGGAATGATGATAATATGTCGGGTAGAGGATTGGATCATCTTACAGGTTTTTTCGTCTATCATAGTAATAGTATTAGAGTGGATAAGCTGCCAGATTATATTTATGAGATGAGGTCTATTACATGGTTTGTGATGGATTATTCTACTCATAGCCAAAAAAGATCAGATGATTTCGTAAACTCCTTCTACGACCTTGTTGTAGGATGGGATCAGATTACCATGGCATCCGTGGCCAAAGATGGGGAAAGAAATCAGTTTTATGGACTTGCGGTTTCTATGTATGGTAGTCAATATCCTGACGAGAATCAGCGTCCTTCCGGCACGGAGCAGGCCCCAGAGGGATTCGTGAAAGGCTCGTCCAACGGGTCTCCCGCTACACCTATGGAGAAGATATATGTGCTAAAAAATAACTACGCCCAGAGATGGACGATTAAACCAGAATAATATTATGAATATCAATATTTTAAAACTAAATTGGGAGGGGGGGGTAAAATCCTGTTTGCTTTATGATGAGAAGAAGGATGCTACCCAAGGTGAAGATAGTAGAGGTATTCGAGGAACTGTCTCCTCAGGATAATGGATATTGGGAAGTTCCTGATGGGGTCTATAAGGTTGAGTTCGCCCTGGTCGCCGGAGGCCTTAATGGAGGATATTCCGATATATATAATGCCGGGAGTGGTGGCAACGGAGGTGGTGTACTGACTGGGACTATACCCGTAAATCCAGGTGTTACATATAGGGTGGTTGTCGGAGATATAGGTGGTGATAGTATATTCGGTATATATCAGGCTATTGCCGGCAAAGGTGGAATAGGCGGATATGGAGTTAAAGGGGATGGCAATGATCCTTCCCCGGGAAATCCAGGGCAAGATGGATCATATGTTTTTAATAACAAATATCCTGACCGATACCCTTATCCTATGGGCGCTGGTGGTGGATCGGGAGCTTATACAAGAGGATGGGATACAGGCTTTTTATCCGGAGGTAAAGGTGGCAATCACGGAGGAGGTGATGGGGCTGGAGTTGAGGATACTGAGGGTGTTACTATTAATGGTAAAAATGGAGATGATGCCACTTATTATGGAGGTGGTGGAGGAGGAGCCTCTAAAGCTTCTAATAGTGGGGCTACGAGCGGTCGAGGAGGATCAGGTTATCGTGGTATTATTATTTTACATTATTTTAAAAATGGATAACATGAATAGAAATGATATTATAAAAGAACTAGGTTCGTATTTTGATATAGTGGAATTGGTATGTCCTCATACATATAATAAGTGGAAGGACAGATCGTGGCAGTTTCTTGATACAGCATTTCTCCATAATTTACTTATATTACGGAGGGATATAATCAAACAGCCTATGTATTGTAATAATTGGGACAAGCAGGGGCAGTTTTCCCAACGTGGTCTTAGATGCAACATCTGCCAGATAGTTAAGGATAAGAAGGATGTTTATCTATCCGCTCATGTATTGGGTAAGGCCGGTGATTTCGATGTCAAGTCGATGACGGCGGAACAAGCCAGAGGTTTGATTTTAGATCATCAGGATATGCTTCCATATCCTTTTAGGCTTGAGGGTAAGGTGAATTGGTTGCATTTTGATAGTCTTGACACGAGGAACGGTATACATGCCGTGGTGTTTTAGGTACTTAACAGTATAGTGGTTAACTTTGCGTATAGGGTATAAAATGAAAGACAAAGACATGATAGAGCGAGTGGGGGCTTTGTGGAATATTGCGCTTGCGTATGGTGCCTCTTGTTGGGCTTATTTCCAGCCAGTACACCATTTATTGACCGTATTACTTATAGTATTAATAGCGAATTTCTTGGCTAGGTTAGCGCAAAGCATAAGGGGCTGGAAGATCCGACGGAGTCGTAGAAGAAGGTTTAGTTTTAAGAGATGGTTTAGGGAGGTCAGGTTTACTGATATTCTTAAGGAGTTCGCTTTGTCCTGTTTTATAGTAATGACATTATGTGTTATATATAAGACGTTATACCCGATCGAGGAGGAGGCTAGCATGATACTTGCCGTTACCAAATATGGGGTGTATATAGCCCTTGTTGGATATGTGATGCTTTTCTTGAATACGATAGGGGATGCTTTCTCTGACGCTTATTTGGTGAAGGTATTCAAGGCCGTGTTTAAGAGGATAAACGTATTCAAGATGTTTAGTTTTTCCAAGAACATACCTGACGAGACGTTTGACGATATAAAGAAGATTGCTGATGATGAGGTTAAGGATAAGTCTTAGGGCGATTTTTTGTTTAGGTCTGTCGCTGTCCCTGTCCTCTTGCGGAAGCAGGAGGCAGGTTAGCGAAACGTCTATTGATAGCCGGTTGATCAGCAGGATAGAGACGATGATAGATGAGGTCATGGGTCGGAAGATCGTAGAGATCAAGACATCTGATCTTAATGCCGATATTGTTATAACGGAGAGAGAGTTCGATACGGACAAGGATGTTGATCCTACCACGGGGGAACGGCCGGTGTCCTCGCAGACAGATACCCATATCGTCATTGGCCGGCGGGACAGCACGGTGACGGCTGATTCCCTTGGCATTGATAAGACGATTACCGGTGTTAAGGATATTGACAAGAAGACAGACATCAAGCATAAGGACGTAGATGATAAGAAAGAATCAAAATGGCCAATAGCTGTCACATCAATTAGCGTGTTGTTGATATTATTGGGCTTAATATATTTACTAAAAAAGATGAAGGTTTTATGAGACGAAGAATGATTGAATATACTAGGGGGGGGGATTGACGATCATACTAGATTCTTAATGAGATTCAATGGTAATTTTAAGGTAGAGGGGAATCCTACTCCCTCTGGCGACCTCTTTATAGCCAATAATGGCAATCTTATCACCGATGGCTCAATACAATGTGTCCAATATAACGAAAAGGATCCTTTTCTTTATACTATCATAAACACCAAAGAATCGTTATTGCCTGAGCTATTTTATGACGGTCATCCATTTACTATAGACTTTTGGTATAAGTCAACCAATCTTGTTACAAGTTGTTTGGTTGAGCATGAATATCCTAATGGTATTTTTTATTTTGGTGTAGTTTTAACAGGTACTGGTTTTTATTTTTTATTTCAAGCTCAACAAGCTGGTTGGCATGTTGATAGAGTTGAGGCAAACAAATGGTATCATATAGCTATAGTCAGAAGCAGTAATGAATATGACATATTAAGATGTTTTGTTAATGGTATACTTATTATTAATACGAAAACCAATAATACGCTTTCCCTTAGGTCTTATAACCTAGGTATTAATACACGAGGTGATGGTATGGATAACGGAAATTTTATGATGGACGATTTCAGGATAAGTGATATAGCTAGATGGGAGTCAGATTTTGAACCTCCAAAAAGAAAGGGATTATGATCTACCATAATCCCCTACATTCATCCTTACCCACGTATCAACCAAAACCAAAATGAGGTCAGTCCCGGATTCGAACCGGGGTATATGGTTTTGCAGACCACCGACTAAACCACTCATCCAACCGACCGTGACGCGAATATAAAGATTTTATTTGACCAGATAACTTAATTGACCATCTTTTTAACTAACAACTTTCCTTAAAGCCAAATAGTTCTTATTTAACTTCTGGAACCGTAGAGATAATTGTATAGACAAGTATTGTTTTTAGGTGACTCTTGCTGGAAGCCAATAAACAAGGTGGCGGCGTCATGGCGTGGGGCTGGTGGCTGCCTTCCATGGCCGGCCAGGAGCGGAGCGACTCACGACCAACCCTGCCGATTCCCTTTGGCACTTCACGCTTTAGCGCAGAAAAGAAGTAAACATATAGGATCATTATGTTTAAAGATAGTAGTCATCTGCCAAATAAGATCGAATGTAAGGATATAGTAAATATCTCAATAATACAATCATAAAGAGTCTTGAGTGGGATTATTAAGATCTTTATCTGCCAACATACTACTCATTTTTAAATTAATGTTTTTTGGATGTCTACTTTAGATAATAAAAGGCGTTAGCTAACATCATTTCATTAATAGGGTTATTAATTAGAAATTGGTAAGAATTAAATAAAGGAATGCTTTATAATGAGATTTGCTTCAGAAAGAGGCGAAGCTTCTTATTACACATGTCACAAAATGGACAACTGTGTTTCAGCAAGTTATGTTATTAATGAAATAATAATGGTGATATATGGGAAAATTAATTCATCTTATTCTTTTAAAGGTCTTATATTTTGCTTATATTTGAAGTGGACAAAATATGAACAATATGAATTTCGACTTGAATTATATAAGGAAATGCTCTTCTATGATAAAGGAATTTCCGGTGTATACCGAGGCTGAGAAGAAGCAGGTAGATGAGGGGCGTACTTGCATTAAGCTATCTAAAGGTCAGCCTATATATCCGCGTAATTTCAAGAAACGTAGAGATACTTTCGCTGGCGCTGATTATACCACGGCTAATCCTAGGAACATCAGTCCTGATGATATTTATATACCTCCCTACTTTAGGCTTAAGATTATTATGGCTATTATCATCAACTTTGATAGAGCTATAGTGTTTAATAGGATATCTGATAAAGATTTTAAGCTAGGTATGACGTACCGGTTTATCTATGAGTATGTAGGATCGTTTAAGTGTTTTGAGAAGGCTTATAAGATGATATCGATGGTAGTTGATAGCGAGTTGTCGATCATGAGATCAATCGGTGATTATAATTATAAGTGGAATATTCGCAAGGTTTATCCATCATGCTTTGTAGGCAAGGCTAAGTTCAGGTATATTGGCGGCGAGGACAATGCACCTGTAAGTTCAAAGGGGAGGGCTAATAAAGCTAGAAGAGCCGCTGTTGACTACAAAGTTATGATTATGGTGAATATCATAAATACCAGATCTGCGAGTAAGATAAGGAAGATGATTGACTCTGATGGTAGTCTTAAAAACAATGGTAAAAGGTTTGACGGTAGGAATGATAAAGTTCTTTTCAGTATATTCAATAGTCATTTGATTCACGAGGGGTTTAAGGAAGTTAAAACCTCGTCCTTATATAAGTACTTGAAAGAGGCCTTAGATTTTTTAGGTGTAAGTCTATTAGAGTTAAGATCTATTGCTGATAGAGCTATTTCTGACATAGAGGATGGCAAGGAAGGATATGAGCCTGGCCTATGCTCTTATGATGACTGTTTTGATATTAATTCTTTTGTGGAGGATTCGTGATGAGTAGCTTTAGTATCATAAGAGGTGGAGATATGTCCATCGTATTTAACCACGATAATAATATGTTTAATATCCAAGAGCTATCGGATTCCATTGGATGTAAGAATATACTGTCATCTGTCGTAAAAGATCCTTTGAATGGGTCGATGTATGTTATTAAAGAGATATCCGATCAGAAGTGGGGAGATATAGTGGCTTTGGTCAGATTCGGATGTTTGTTGAATAAGTCTCTTGTAAAGGAGATAGTCGTCAAATCTATAAGATTGTGGGTAGATATTTGTGGTATGTCTTACAGCGATATCAAATCATCTACATCCGATCCTATATACAATACGTTCCTTTTTAGCGGCTATATGTCTTTGGCTGGGGATAATCCTGACCTTAAAAAGTTTATTGTATCTCTTAGGAGTAGAATGCTTAGATATGATCTCACATGCTTATGTCTTTATTTAGCTATGTCTATGGCTATCAATGGAGGTATAATTCTAAGCGAGCAGGATCTTCTTGATGCTCTTATCTTATAGCCTCGTTTGTTTTATCGATCAAATTAGTATCTTTGTGAAAAAGATATTAAGATGAATCAGATCAATATCATACCGAAGATAATTCATGATAAGTTTGCCGCTAGGATTATCATGGATGATTACGATATAGAGAAGCCTATCGTAATTACTGTCGTAGCTAGGCGTAACGATGGTGAGTATAATACCCAGATATTGACATACCCGACATCGGGAGTCGATTATGAGGGTAATGTAAGGATGGTGTTTTTTGATGTCGCTAGGTCTCATGTTTGTCAGATAACATCGGTGTTTATCAACGGTCATGAGGTTAAGACATATTATACCGATATCCCGGATCTTGATATGCAAGCCCGTTATGACGATAGCTTATGCCGGTACGATAAGAAGGTTAACATGAATGATATTCGGCTGTCATTTCAGGTGCTAGAGACACGTGATCCCAAGGTGCTTCAGGTATTGGATGAGTCTGAGTGGGGGCTACTGGAGGACAGGAAGGCGATTATCGAGATCACTACGCCGGGCATGTCCGACCCCGTTACGTTGTTCCTTGGCAAGAATCAGGTCAATACCTTTACTAGCCTAACATTAGGCCTCAATTGTTTTAATTACGATGATTGTAATGTAAAGTACCTTGATCTACCTGATGGTATATATGATATCAAGATCATAGGTAGCCCTTCTACTTACAACTTCAGTCGCAAGTATCTTAAGACGGATCTTATACGCAGACGTCTTGATCGGCTATGGATTAAGACTGATATCCTATGCGAGGACAAGGATAAGGATCTTATAAATAAGATACAGGAGATGGAGACGCTTATGGCTGTAGCGGAGGCTAACGTCAGGTTGGATAATATAGAGGCGGCTCATGAGATCATTGATCGTGTCGGAGAGCTTCTTGAGATGGCTACTAATTGCGTGGATTGTTGAACATAAAAATATTTAGTCGTGGGTTGTAATACTTGTAAGGAAAAGGCGTTAAAGGCCGAGAGGGAAAGAATTGAGAGAAGCATGATGAATCGTGTTTCTTCCACTGTTATTAGTGATAGGGAATATGCTTCTAGAAGCACCGCTGGTTGTATGGTCATGCTTGATCCGTTGCAGACCATGGAGCGTGATGTGGTTAGTATATATAAACAAGTTCGTACCAAGGGTGGTGGCGTGGGTGTATCTTATCTTAATATGCAGAAGAAGATCCGTGAGTGGATCAAGAACCTGCCATATGGATGCCCGCCTGATGAGGAGGTACAAGAAATGAGAAAGGAGATACTTGATGGGCGCTCAATCTATATCAAACCTTGATAGGATAGATCTATGTAAGGTCGTAGACGAATGGTTATCTTGCCAATGGGGTAGATACATGAGGTATCATAGGTATAGGATCGGGGACAAGCCCGATGTATCCTATTGGGGCAAGATAATTCGTTTACAAAGATCCTTGTGTGATAATGATTGCGGGTTATGCCCGGATGAGATAAGATCGTTAAAGGAACGTGTTAATAAGTTACTGGCATGAAAAAATACAGTTGTTCACATATAACCCCGTCCACTTGCGTACCCTACGAGGGCGATCTCCCGGAGTGGTCAAAGTATAAGGACTCTGATGAGTGCGTTATGATCTCTGACGTGATAGAGGAGATATATGACGAGCTTACCCGTATCAGGGAGGCTATAGACGTCCGGGATCTCGGCGAGTCTTGCGTGAAGGTAAGTGGTGATAAGACCGTAGCGAAAGTTCTTTATGCTTTGGAGGATAAGATTTGTAATGGGTAATTAATGTCCTGATTTTAGGATATTAAAAATAGCCAATTGGATTGTGTTTGTCACACCAATTGGCTATTTTTGTATGTCCGCCGACTCTCACGAGGGAGCGGACATAAACTATTTAATTATTAATCTCAAAATTAGACTAAAAAATGAAGACGGTTAATGTTTTGACGAGAAAAATGGGTGATTTTAACGTTTTTCAAAGAACTAGTGATGGTTATTTTGATGCTAACGAATTGTTGAGGCAGTGGAATGCTGTAGAGGGTAATCCGGAAAGAAATTTAAAGAGATTTTTAGAGAGTCCTAAAACAAAGGAGTTTATAGACGCTTTAATAAGTGATTTAAGCCATGGGGCAAAAATGCAGTTACCAGATACACAGGTATTTAAGATTATAAAATCAAAGACGTTGAGAGATGGATCTAAAACTATTGGTAAGGCATGGATGCATCCTTATTTATTTATCAAGTTTGCTATGTGGATAAACCCTAAGTTTGAGGTTCAGGTTATCAGATTTGTTCATGACCAGCTTATAGATTATAGGGATAAGGCCGGTGATGCTTATAAGAGAATGTCTTCTGCTTTGTCTAGGATAATTGAGCCTTCAAGATTAAGGGATAAGATTCAAGATCTGGCGAGATCTGTAAATATTATCATATACGGATTGCATCAAAGCATGATAAGAAATTCCGTAGGCGAAGAGGTCAAGGCTAAGGAATTGATGGAGCTGGAGATTGATATAGCTAAGATGATTGAATTTGGATATATAACCACAGAAGAACAGTTAAGGGATTATCTGTATAAGGTTTTGAGAAGCAAAAAGGCTCTTCCTTTGTGATTTGAATTTTAATTGTATCTTTGTGACAAAGTGAATGACAATGGTATACGGTAACAAAGAAATAGTACGGACGTTCACCAGAGACAACCCACCTGCCGGGTACGTGGGCGGCTCTGTTGACTACCGGGTCCCGGCCGATGTTTATTTTGGCGATACGCAGGAGGAGGCTGATAGTAAGGCTGAGGATGATGTCAATGCCAACGGTCAGGATTACGCCAATACATATGCCGACATAATACCGGCTGTATGGTATAATGATCAGGTATGCGATGAGTTTATCAAGAACAATTGCGTAAGCGGTAAGGGATCTAAGGAACAGGTATGTGTAGAGAAAGGTAGGTTTGTGTCATACGTATCCAAGAAAGACGCCAATGATAAGGCGATGGTTGAGCTTGGAAGGATCGGGCAGGGGGAGGCCAACGCCGTTGGGACATGCTGTAAGGACTGGGCCTCACAGCCTCTTCGTGGCGTTTTCTACAAGAACGATTGTGAGGCTGGGACATCAGGTAAAGAAGGTATTGTGTATGAATTGCCAGCCGGAGCCGTCATATCCGATATATCCCAGATTGATGCTGATACGTTAGCTTATAGGAAGTTCATGAAAGAAGGACAGGAGAAGGCTAACTCCGAAGGTAGTTGCTCCCCTGTATTCTATAATACTACGATCGGTGATTGGTTTGAGAAGGTATGCCCGTTTGGATATAAGTCCGGTAAAGTATATTACTCTATCAAAGCAAACAGGTTTAGGTCATGGATATCGGTTGAGGACGCCAATGCCAAAGCCCGTGAGGTTTTGATGGTAGAGGGGCAGGAGTACGCTGATCTTAATCTTGAGTGCGAGAAATGGATTGAGAATATCGATCAGGATGATCAGTGTTATTGGTAAGAATGCGTTTGTGTTTTCCATAATGTTAGATTAGTGTTTTGGAGGTAGAGGCTTATGGTCTCTACCTCTTATTGTTTCATACGTCTTGTTGTCTTATAATCAAACCAAATAAGTATCTTTGCTAAAAACATTAATATTATTCATATGCGTAATTCAGGTGGTTGTTGTCATGATCATTCACGGGAACGTCCCGAAGAGTGTTGTCATGGCGTTAAGATAGATAGGTTTCTTAACAAATGCCCTAACGATCCTTGTGATCCTTGCGATCGGGATTGTCAGGACGAACCTTGTGTTGGTTATGGATGTCCTATAACCTTGTATGATAAATGCGTCTTATACTCAGGCGATGAGTTGGTAGCGGATGGTATAGAGAAAGGTACTGACATTTCTGTCGTTATAGACTCATTGAGGCGTATTATAGCGTCTAGGGATAAGCAGATAGATTTATACCATCGTGAGGTTCTGGATTTGAGGAAGATTATAAACGAGCTTGTCAACGCCGGTGGTAGCGGTGGGGATAGCGGAACTGAAGAGGAGGTATGGTGATATGAATGGCTGCAACAAAAAACAATACAGACCTACTGTAGACGATACGAAAGTACCGTGTTCTACGTACATGAGTACCGATTGTATTTACCCCGGTGATAAGGTACGTGTGGAATCATTGGGATTATCCCCTAATTGCGATATGTCCGATACCCTTAACGCTATGATAAAGGCTATACGGGATAGGGATGCCGAGATACTTGAATTAAGAAGAATGATCAACAAATTGATTTGATATGAGAAGTAATTGTAATCCATGTAAGCCGGAATATAGACCTGGGGACGAGTGTAGTATCTACAGTTCCCAGATCGTATATGACGGTCAGTCGTTCCCTGAGGCGGATATCAGGAACGGTGATAGCATGAATAGCGTAATCGAGTCTCTGGTAAGGAAGCTGGTTGCCGTATCTGGCGCCACGGCATCCATCCAGCGTGACTCGTTCAAGGGCGTTCAAGCTGTCAGATTAAGATACGAGCCGTTGAATGTGCTCAGTGTTACCTATTGTGGTACTATCGTCCCTAATGACGGATATGTCGTTTCTGGCAGGTCCGTTAAGTTTAAGAAGAAATATTGCATGGGTGATGAGTTCACTGATGTTAATATCGTATATACTACATTGAATAGTAATATTTTAAATACCTCATGTTATGGCTAAAAGAGTGTACGATACGGTCTTGGCTTCCGAGTGCGACGGCTGGGTATGTGGTGAGACCCTCAAGAAGGGATCTCTTCCCGTAGACAGGTTAGAGCTTGATTCTTTTTCAGAGGCTGTCAGGGAGCTTATAGAACGGTTTTTCGAGGAGGGATGGTTGCCGGATATGATCTGTGATCTTGGTTGTGGAGGCGCCAGCGTGTTTGAGATTAAGCCTACTAACTTCGAGTATCCTCCTGAGGGTGGTGAGCAGATTCTGGAGATTATCGTAGGTAAGAGTGATAAATGGACTATAACGCAAGCAGAGTGATATGGCGAATAATTTAAAAGATATTCTTGCCAAGATCGAGCAAGGTTCCTCATGGGTATCCTACGACAAGATCTCCGGTACCGGCCCCGACAAGGTGGCTATCAAGGTAGAGCCGGGATGGATGGGTAGGCTACCTAGGGAGACTTACGTAGCGGTCGAGAAAGGCAAGGTTACGAAGCTCGCCACTATAACCCAGAAGGGTATGGAGCGGGTAAGCGTGGATCCGACCAATATCATGTTCGACATGGAGGGCGGGACGGCGACCATCAACGCCAAGCTCAACTCCGCCTCGGTCAAGGCTTCCTGCCTTACCCTTGGTGGCTCGGTGAGCAAGTCCTATATAGTATCCATGAACGTGAACGGCTTATCCATGAAAGTCCCGGAAGAGGATAGCAGATATATAGTGTATGCCGATCCTGAGGATCCCGGAGCCACTGATTTGTATGAGGCTAGCTTTGTCATAGCTATGCCTAAGAATATGGATAACGAACAACATCATGAGATGTTTGTCTTGAACGGTAAGGTTGTTAATATCAATCAACAGCCTAATGATATACCTTATATCATACTTGATCATGACTTTGATAACGTGACTAGCGAGAACGGTCAGGTTGTTATCGATATCAAGTCCAATACCGAGTATGATATCGAGCTGGTATGTTGCACTTGCGGTGATGGTAGTGAGCCGGAACCGGAACCACCCTTCAACGTGGATCCGCAAAGGCTGACGCTTAATAAGGATGGTGATACCCAGATCGTGAGGGTAGAGGCCGGAGATAATGTTTCATGGAGAATAACTGAAGGATAACATGGCGAGGGAAATAGATAAGAATTGTGTCGAGGGTGATTGCTTTGCCATTAACGACAAGAGCCATGGGGTGGGCGATAATAAGCTCAATATCGTATACAAGGCTAATTATACCGGTCAGATCTGTACGGCCAAGTTCCGTATAACGTCAAAGGACGGTAATATTGTCAAGGAGTATATGATAGCCCAAGACGCCAAACCCGTTTATTATAATATCAAGATGGTTCAGCCGTTCACCAAGGATGACTGTCTGGCCAACCAACATGGATCGGTTGTGTTGTATACGGTCGAGGAAAGGACTTACAAGTCGTTTATCTCGCAGGAGGACGCAGACGCCAAGGCTATGGAGGATATAGCCCTGAACGGTCAGAAATACGCCAACGAGCATGGTGAGTGTATAACTGACATCTGGTATAACGAGGAGCAAAGGAAAACCTTTATCCGTAACAATTGTGATAAGTTCAGTGATGGTCAGGAATATGTTTACATCGTTCCTGAGGGTAAGTACGTGTCTTCTATCTCTCAAGAGGACGCCGACAGGAAGGCTCTTGAGGATGTTGAGAAGAATGGTCAACAACAAGCTAATCTGGAAGGTGAGTGTAAGCCTAAGGAGAATATCTATTATGGTAAGTTTAGCAAGACCTTTACCCGTAACAACTGCGACTCCACGCAATATGGTACGGATGTGGTTGTTGACGAGACGATGGTTACGGGAGACTTCAGATCCATCGTGTCTCAGGAAGACGCTAATAGCCTAGCTCAAGCCGCTGTAGAGGCTCAGGGTCAGGATATAGCTAATATCAAGGGTAATTGCGAGAAGATACCGGTATTTACTGGATCGTATTCTAAGGTATTCCAGAGAACCAATTGTCCTGAGGGTTCTACTCCTGTTGACTTCACTGTGGACGAGAAGATGTGTTCTGGATATCCGTTCACTTCTACAGTATCACAGGATGCCGCCAATAAGCTGGCGCAGGACGCTGTGGAGGCGCAAGGTCAGGCTATCACCAACGAGCGTGGCGATTGTCAGACTAACGTCTACTATAACGTTAGGATGGAGAAGACAGTCACTAGAAACAATTGCGATGAGTTCCATATCGGTCAACCTTATACTTATGTTGTAGCCGCTGGTAAGTACTTTTCTATTATCTCTCAGGAGGATGCTGACAATAAGGCTAAGGCCGATCTTGAGGCTAACGCCCAACAGCAGGCTAACCTTGAAGGTGAGTGTAAGGAGAAGGTCGTATATCATGGTAAATACAGTAAGGAATTTACCCGTAATAATTGCGATGAGACCCAGTACGGTACTAAGGTTGTTGTAGACGAGACTATGGTGACAGGAGACTTTAGGTCTACCGTGTCTCAGGAGGACGCTAATAACAAGGCTAAGGCCGCTGTTGAGGCTCAAGGTCAGGACGTGGCTAACGTGAAAGGTAAGTGTGAGAAAGTTCCTGTATATACCGGTACTTATACACGTACGTTTACCCGTAACAATTGTGGTACTGGCACTGGTGGTACTTATACGGTAAATGATAGGATGGTTGACGGTTATCCGTTCACGTCTACCGTATCTCAGGAGGATGCCAATAACAAGGCTAAGGCCGCCGTTGACGCCCAAGGACAGGCCCTTGCCAATATCCACGCCCTTTGTACGTACACCGGCCGTGCTTCCTTGGAGTTCACGAGAAACAACTGTGGTGAGTGTAAGATCGGATCTAAGGTGACAATCACCCAAGATATGGTAGAAGGACGCCCATTCCAGTCTAACGACTCCCAGACCGCCGCTGACGCTATGGCTATGACCGCCGTACAGACTCAAGGACAGGCTTTGGCTAACACCAAGGGTACTTGTTCTGACGCTACTATGTATACCGGCAAGGCTAGCTTCGAGTTCACGAAGAGCAATTGTGGCGCTAATCAGGTAGGAAATCCGTTCACCGTGACACAAGATATGGTGGAAGGTCATCCGTTCCAGTCTTGTGTATCACAGGATGAGGCTAACTTAGTCGCTATGGCCGCTGTCATGAATCAAGGTCAGAAGATCGCCGATGAGCGTGGTACTTGCCATGAGGCTCCTAAATACACCGGTCATTATAGTGAGGCGTTTGAGAAGAATAATTGTCCGTCTGGTCTTATCCCGTCTTCAGTTACCGTTACTGAGGCTGACGTGACCGGAGGTCCGTTCTACTCATACGAGAGCCAGTTCGCCGCCGATGAGCTTGCCAAGGCCGCTGTCAAGGCGCAAGGTCAGGCTATAGCCAACGATCGTGGTACTTGCGACGAACTGAAGATATATGTAGGTAATTATAGCAAGGAGTTCACTCCTAAGTGTCCTACTTGTCAGTACGCCGATCCTATCACCGTAACCCCGGATCTTATGGGTCAGTTCTTCACCTCAACCCGTTCTCAGGAAGAGGCAGACGCTTTGGCTAAGGCCTACATCGATAGGATGGGTCAGGCGTTCGTCAACAAGAACTATGATGATACGTGCCATACTAAGGATGAGCAACCGGTATGGGAGACTATCGAGACCGTGTGTAAGGATTGTATCTCTAAATTACATCAACGTAATACCAATACCTGCTACACTGATCCTGAGAATCAAGAGCGGTATATAGCTGGTGGTAATAAGACATGCTTCTGGTTTGGTACGGCATCTAAGGCCTTCACCCGTCAATGTGCGGATGGTGGAGTTGGAAGCTCTGTTACTGTGACTCAGAATGATGTTACAGATCCGGCTCCTAGCTCTGATGGTAAGTTCAAGTCATGCGTATCTCAGGCTGACGCTAACGCCAAGGCATTGGCGGCTGTTACGGCTCAGGGACAGAGCGTGGCTAACTCGAAGGGTACTTGTACTTGGACAGGAAGCTATACCGGTCAGGTCCAGAAGAACAATTGCGCTGACGGCGGCGTGGGCGACATGGTATCCGTAAGTAGCAGCAAGCTTCCGGGACACCCGTACACCTCCACCGTTTCCTTGGCTGACGCCAACAAGAAAGCTGAGAATGCCGTTCGTGGAGCTGATGGTCAGGCTTACGCCAATAAGAATGGAGGATGTACATGGACTTACGTGGCAAGCCGTGATTTCTATAAGAACAACTGCGCCGAAGGCGGGGTAGGCCAGAGGATAACGGTGACCTCCACGCAAGCCAACGGCGGCACGGCTATCACCAGCAAGGTTTCTTTGGCGGATGCAAGGAGCAAGGCAGAGCAGATCCTAGACCAGAAGGGGCAGGATTACGCCAACCAGCATGGCACCTGCGTATGGACCGGTACCGGAAGCGCTACGTTCTACAAGAACAATTGCGGTAGCTGTAAGCAAGGTATCGCGTTGTCCGTGCCTTATAGCGCCCTTGGATTGGCTGATATCACGTCAACGGTATCCCAAGCTGACGCCAACAAGAAGGTTCAAGACGCGTTTAAGAACGATACGGCTACCAAGAACGCCGCTCAGGCATACGCTAACAAGAACGGAAACTGTGAGGATACTCCTCCAAGCTGGTCAGGATGGAGCTATGATGGCGGAAACTATTGCTCCGGAGGCGACGTATGGGCTAGGTATAGAAGGACGGATAGCACAGGGTGCCATTCCGACGAGACGGAGAACAGGCTCCATGAGTCTTGTGACTGTGGATGCTCCGGCGGATCTTGCGATAGCTGTTGTGATCCTAATTCTTGGAGTAGAATAGGAGAGGCTGAGTGTAGATCTGGCGAAAGTGTAGCTTTATACAGAAATGATTGTGGAAGAGAGGAATATCTAAGCTATGGATCTGCTTGCTGTAATACGATCGGTTTCCAAGGAGGATCTGCTACTAGTAGGAATTGTCCATCTGATAGACCTTGTGGAGTAACGATCTCCTATCCGGATGTACCTTCTGGATCTATATGCGCTTCTAGCACGTCTTCCGCCAACGCTCAGGCTAGCGATAAGATAGAGAGTCTTAGATCTCAAGCTCAGGCATTAGCGGATGCGGGTTGCAGTGGAAGAGTATGTAATGATTATGTAGAGGCTACTGCTACCAAGCAAGGTTGTCCGTCAGGATGTACGGCTCCGAAGGCTTCCGCTTACTGGGTTTCTGGCGGAAACAATGGCGCTTGGTGTGAGTGTAACGGTGATAAGGCCGCACTTACCGCCGCGGCACAGGCTGACGCACAGAGACTAGCGCAGGAAAAAGCCAACGCTATGGAGTGCGATTGCCCCAAAATATGGAGCGCCAACGCTATGCTGAGCGGTGATCCTTGTAATGGTCTGTCTGGTTCCACATCTACATTAAGGTGCTCCTATGAAGTGTCTTACAATAATCAATGTGGATCATCTAAATCAATAACCGTAACTGTTACTGGCAGGAATGATCATGGGCAAACTGTTACGGCTGGAAGTACTACCGTAAGTATACCTACTGGGTCTGGTAAAAAAACCGGTGTCATAGGTTTTGATTCAGGAGTACAATGTGGGTCTATAAGTGTTTCTGGAGGAGGATCTGGGAACTGTTAAGATTCTGATGTATAACAAAAAAAAGGAGAGGCTAATAAGTCTCTCCTTTTTATTAAAAACCATAACAGCAGTGATTGTCAACAATTACCTGAATCATGACCAGAGATTGTTACATCTCCACATACCACTTCTCGGCTAAAATACACACTTCCACTCTTGCTTCCAGATCCTGCGGGAATTGTAAAGCTAGCGCTATTGACCTGCTCTTCTCCGTTTTGTGTATACCCTATACCACTCACAGAACCAGATATAGATCTACCACATTGATTATTATACGTAATCGTAAATCCTCTTGATGTGACAAGTTGCTCATGACTCATGCAATCATTATTCATAGATACAGACCATGACCACGTCTTCTGCTCCGGGCAATCGCATTCCATAGCGTTGGCTTTTTCCTGCGCTAGTCTCTGTGCGTCAGCCTGTGCCGCGGCGGTAAGTTGGTAGTTTCATCAACCTCTTTTATTCTATTTTCGATAGAAATGACTAATATTGTATCACTAACATTAAAAAAAAGTAAGACTATGACATGTACTAAGAAAAAGAAGATGGCAGAAGGAGGCAAAGTCTCCGAGAAAAAGAAACCTCAAATGAAATGTGGAGGCAAGGTTAAGAAAAAGAAGTAACAACAGGAGGGGTATATCCCCTCCTCAGTATTTAGCATATGAAAAATTCAGAATTTGTATCTAGGATCATGAATGACATGAACTCCATTAACAAGGACGCTCATGTCAGTAGGAGGTGGATATTATCCATAGGCAGACAAAAAGCAAGGTCTTATATAGCCCAGAAATACGCTGACGGTACTTTGTTCGGCGAGGAATCGTTATACACCCATATCAATTGCCTGGAGATGGAGAGAGTTCGGAAGGTTGATTGCTGTTTTGATGAGTTCAAGTTATGCCGGATTCTTATGAGATCCAAGAAAAGTCTTCCCGATATGATATACACCCGTATAGGGCCGGCTATTATAAAGGTATCGAATATCATGGATGATATCATATTCACTCCTATATCGTTAAGAAAATACGCTAATAATAAGGAACGTAAATATGGTAATATAGATCAATATTATTATTACGTCAATGATGGATATATCTATATACCTGATATAAATATAGAGGCTATAAACGTGGATCTTATAACCCTTGACAGGAAAGCGGCGTTAGAACTAGGGGGATGTGGAACGGAAAAAGATAATCCATGTATATCTCAATGGGATTATGATTTCATATGCCCTGATAAGTTACTGGAATATGTGGTATCTGAGACGTTAAGGGAGACGATAACCAAATTGCAGATCCCTACGGACGAGAATCCGGATATGGATATTAACAAGAAAACTCAAAAGATTCAGTGATGATAAATATAATAAGATCAATAATTAGTTTCTTCGGTTTCAATGATGCCATAGTTGATGGTATAAGCGAAAGAGGAATGAGGGATAGCTCAATCATAAGATATAACGAGATACATGATATGTATGATAAAATTATAAAGGATTTAGGAGATGTATCAGCATACGTATCCAAGGGTTATATCTATGATAAGATAAAGGAAAGAACGGGATTAAGTACCAGACATATTAGTAGGATATTAAATCATACTAAGAGAAAAGATCTTAGGTTTATATAAAAAGGAGAGGATAATCAACCTCTCCTTTTTGTTTTTAACAGCCTCCACCTTGACTTGGATTAGATACATACATGCTTGTAGCATTGCTAACACAATCACTTCCGCCTGATATCGTTCCCGATCCGGATGGTATGGTGACTGTTTTAGTGGTAGAGAAATATTCTACATCTCCAGATGGTTCAGATCTAGTATAATACACATCAAATGATGCTGTTTTAGATTTACCACATGGATTATCATAACTTACGGATATACTTAAACATTGTCCATTAAAACTTCCGCTAGCGTAAGCGCTCCATATTTTGGGGCAATCGCACTCCATAGCGTTGGCTTTTTCCTGCGCTAGTCTCTGTGCGTCAGCCTGTGCCGCGGCGGTAAGTGCGGCCTTATCACCGTTACACTCACACCAAAACCATCAAATATTTCTTGAATAAGGGCAAAATTGTTATATTTGCGATATGAAAACAAAGTCATTTAAAATACTTGATCAGTACTTTCTCCGGTTTTATAGATCTATTATGTCTAAGAACGGTAAGAGAAGGAAACATACGATCGTGGACAAGAATGATATTCTCGAATGTCAGTCCTTGATATGGAAGGTCATACGTGATAAGTATCTGGATAATGAGGGTGGGGTTTATATAAACAACATCGGTTATCTGTGCCATAAGATCAATCCTAATCGTAAGATATATCTAAATAAGCTTACCGGTACTATTAACAGACGTGGAACTGGTGGATATTCTTATGTCCATACATGTATTGATTTTATGCCTCGGAACAAGTATTTCCATCTCTATATTTCTCCGGCGTTGAACAGGGAGTGTAGGTTGGCTATGGAATCAGGTAGGAGATATAAGTTCTTGTACCGGGAGGTTGAATCGGAGAGTAAGGTATTTGGAGTTAAATGGGTATATAAATTGTAACGCTTGTTTTTATGATCGGATCCGGTTTGTTCGTGAGAATAGACCGGATCTTTTTGCGTGATATATTCTAATGGTTATCTTTGTGCAAAAGACTTAAATATGACTATAAAAGGGTTATTGGCCGAGATCAAGGCCGATTTACATAAATACGACGATAGCGGAGCTATAGACACCTCGTCTGTTTATAGGTGGGCTGAGATAGCTTTAAAAAGGTTTGGGGGTGTTATAGCCGTCATGTCCGAGGCGGTTGTAAAGACCAGCAACAAACAGGCGGTATTACCTTCCGATTTCTTCGACATGCTTGACGCCTATAGGTGTGAGCCTCTTGTCTGTGAGATTCCGGGGGGCGATAAGGCTAAGGCTGACCTCCAACACGAGATCGGCTGGGTCGAGCGCACGGAGCGCGGGTTTCGTTGGAACTCCTGCACGGAGTGCTGTAAGGAGGAGTTTGAGAAGACAATCACGGAGAAGATATATATCGGGTCTCACGAGGTTCGCTTCCATTACCATCACCCCGTAAGGCTGTCTATAGGTCGTGGGTTGAGACGTGATTGCGCCGCCGACAAGTATCGGGATAAATATGCTTGGGATAATTATGATATAACTATATCCGGCAATACTATGTATACCGGGTTTGATGGATTTATTTACATCATATATCGTGCTACACCCAAGGATGATGACGGTCTCCCGTATATACCTGAAACGGCGTTAGGTTATCTTGAGGATTATGTCGAGACGTATATCAAGATGAAGATCTTCGAGAACGCCGCCGTTAATGGCTTGATACAAGGCGCTGGTGACGCTTACAAATTATATGCTCAGCAAGAACCGGGTAAGTTCGCTAGGGCTATGAAGGAGCTTAAGATGTCGATGATTACCTTGAATGATTATCGGGAGCTGGCTGAGGATAATAGGAGGAGGATGCTGTCCCATGAGCGTATGTGGCCCAACGCTTTTGATAAGTATATTAAACTTATTTAACAAAATACGATGATATGGCTGATTGGATACATTTAGATAAGACAAGTGGTACCGGTCCTGCTGAGGTTAGGGTTACCGCTGATATTAATGAGACTGGCGAGATACGTCAGGTAACATACAAGGTTATAAAAGAGGGGACCAAGGAGGAGAAGACGTTCGTGTGCAGGCAGGAGTCCGTACCGGTGGTGATCATCCCGGAGTTCGATTACCTTGTTCTTAGGTATATCTGGGCTGACGAGGACGGCATTGACTTTGACACGGCTACCGGTTTCGATAACACCGGCCTCCCGGACGTTGACGGCAAGCTTGTTGGTTGGAGTAAACAGTACCAGACCACGCAGGAGCGGGTAGGTGATTATCTTATCCACGGTGGTGATAACATGGAATCAGGTAATGAGGCCGCCTTGATCCAGATGGGACCGTTGTTGGATGGCGATAATTACGATAAATTACCTCTTGAGATCAGATGCAGTATATACGGTAACTGGTATGGTGGTCGTGAGAAAGGTGATGTCACTATCAGGTTCACAGCATATAAGGGCGGTTCTATGGAGAAACGTGGATATGATTTTGTCAATATCGGAGGCGAGGAGGTTTATACCGGTGATGCCCCTACCAACGTATCCGCTCATGGTGAGGATAATTGGCAAAATATAAAGACCTTGTATTCTAAGGTAGGTACGATGATCTATAACAAGGAATCTCGTGACTGTATTGTAAGAATAGGTGAATAGATTTTTCTTCATAATATAAACACATCGGCTCTCTTGTTCGTGAGGATAGGAGAGTTTTTTTTATTTTTTTTAATCCTTCACTTATGACATATTTGATCTTTTATTGCGTGGGAATAATCTAGCTTTGCCGAAAACTAGGATCATGATAACTTTAAATGATGTAAATAACGAACTCCATGTCCGGTTATATATACTGGAGGTGCTTAAGGATTATATAAGAGATGATGATTTCGATGGCCTTGTAGATAAGGCGTTGGATTTTGTCATGGAAGGCGTTTCTATGCCTAAGGCTCCGACCAAGGATACCACCATGAGTGACATATCAAAGAGCGTTTTGGCCTTGGTAGCGGGTGCTGGATTAGATGAGAGGTTAAGCAAAAGCTCTTTAGAGTTAGCTTACGATAGGTGTAAGATGAGGTACGTATTCGATCCTCGAAATCGGGATATACACGGTGTGATCGTAGGTTATTCCAATGACTTTAATAGTCTGGTAGCTGTGTGTGATGAGGGATCGAAGAAAGGAGTGGACAAAGGATCTACCGATTTTGTGGATGTCAATGAGAGATACGTGACTAACGGTTTCTTTTACATATCTGTAGAGGATGCCGATAAGCAATCGAACTACATGGGTAAAAATTTGTAATTGTTGTGTTTTTGTACTTTACACGAGCGTTTAAAAGTATTTAGTTCTCCTCCTGACTTGTGAAAGTCTGGAGGATTTTTTATGATTATTTAACCAACAAAACCACCATACTTTAGAAGGTGGATGAATTGGTTTGATTAATTTTGAATCAAAATTACAAATAAAAAAATGATTTCCTACAAATATAATATATACAGATCCAAGAAAACGAAGTATCTTGATAAAATGCTTCGTGAATGTTGTTTTGTATGGAATCATGCTTTAGCTCTACAACGTAGATACTATAAACTGTTTGGGAAATATATCTCAATTGGTAAAATGAAGAAGCATTTTGCTAAAAGAATTAAAAGAAATCTTCTTCATTCTCAAACAACACAAGAAATACTTGAACGTCTTGATGAATCTTATAATCGTTTCTTTAAAAGAAAATCAAAGAGACCACCTAAGTTTAAAAGATCAGATTGTTTCAACTCTTTTGTTTTTAAACAAGGAGGGTTTACTCTAAATGGTAATATTCTCACAATCAACAAAGGAAAGAAACGTTTTAAGTTTTCATACAGTAGAGCATATGAAGGTAATGTTAAACAAATAAGAATAGTCAGAGAAACCTGCTATCGTTTTAGTTTGATTATAGTTACAGATTACAATCCTGCAAACTCTTACAGAAAGACATATGATGGTGCATCTGTAGGATTGGATTTTGGTCTGAAAACTTACCTAACTAAAAGTGATGGTAACAAAATTGGGTCTCCATTATTCTTCAAGCAATATCAAAACAAGATTAGAAAACTAAATAGAAAGTTTTCTAATGCGAAGAAAGGATCCAATAATAGAAAAAGAAGACTGTTTGAACTTCAACAAGCGTATCGTAAAATAAACGATCTTCGATCAGATTTTCAATGGAAATTAGCTCATGAATTATGCAAACAGTATGATTATATTTTCATTGAAGATCTAAACATTGAAGGAATGAAACGTTTGTGGGGAAAGAAAGTTTCTGATCTCAGTCATTCTTCTTTTATTAACAAACTTACGTATATCGCTTCAAAGTATGGAGTGATAGTACATAAGATTGACAAATGGTATCCTTCCTCAAAGACTTGTGAATGCGGGTTTGTTAATAAAAACTTGTCGTTGAGAGATCGCACATGGTGTTGTCCAAAATGCGAGTCTATCAACGACCGTGATGTTCTTGCGGCCCGTAATATACTTCGGAAGGGCATTTCCGAATTGGAGAGCAAGAGTAATTCCAGCGATAGTAATATCGGGGTTTCTTGCGTTTGTATCCAAGAATCCCATTTGCTTTAGTGATGGGAGTATGTCAATTTTGTACGATTTGAATGTTTTGCATAATACGTACTGTTTATTAGAATCCGCCACATAAGTGATTATCTGGTGGATTTATTATATTTGCGAAAAACATAACATCGTGCAAAATAATTCTAATATAGCGGTTCCCGATTCCGGGATGAACAGGGATAAGCATCCACAGGACCTATCCCCGTCTGAGTACAGTTTCGCCTTGAACGCTACCATAGAGGGTGACGATGGGAGTCAGCTTAAGATCCAGAACGAGCCTAGTACCCTTTTATGTAAGCGATTTGATGGCTATAAGGTTATTGGGTATAAGAATGACATAGCTGGTGATAACACTTATTTCTTTCTATCCAATCCGGATGATAATACGTCTAAGATCACGTTCATGCGGTCATTGGATTATATCAAGACCGTGGAGGATCAATTGGCTGGATCGGGAAAGGACATCCATCGTATCCTTGGCGAGAGGCTTGAGGAGTCGGATGGTCGTTTTGATGAGATATGTGATTTGATGGAGGTCCTGATAGAGGACTGGGTTGATGACCCTTGTCTTAATTTCTCCATTCATCATCCGATCTTCAATATAGAGATCAAGGACGAGAAATGCGGGAAGGTGATATACTGGACCGATGGATATAATCCCCAGCGATATGTTATGGTCGATAAGGCGCTTAATCCTGACGATGATGGTGACTTCTGGTACCATTATCATGGGTATAAGACTTGCGGTGACGACACGCCAATACAAAGGTGCAGGCTGGCGTGCGAGAAGCTGCTGGTATTCCCGCTGCTGACAGCCCCGTGCGTGGAGCCGGAGGTCGTGGAGTTCGGGGGGAGCCTGCGTGCCGGGACCTACCAGTTCTGCGTGGCGTTGTGCGATGAGTTCGGGATTGAGAAGACCGGATATTGCTCATTGACCAACCCAATCATGTTATTCGATCGTCAAGATATGGTTATCCGCGATGGTTTATGGGGTAAGTCAACCAACATGGGTATCCGCCTTACCGTGTCTAATATAGATAAGCAGGTATCTCATTATAAGATAGGTGTTATACAGAATACGGTTGGGTTTAATGGTGAGCAAAGCCCGGTTCTTGAGTATTTCATAGAAGGTATACATCCGATAACGGAAAGGACCATCTATTACCTTACGGATCAGTATAGCGAGCGTACGACCATGGAGAAGTTATCCAAGGAAATACCGGTATATAAGACAGCCAGAGGCATGACGTCTGTCGGGAATCGTCTTCTTCAATACGGCTTGACCGTGGAGAACGAATGGAATCTTCAACCGGTCGTTAACTTCTTGGGTCATTTCGTTAAATGGCAGACATCGATAGCCACGGAGAATCTATATAAAGACGGTGTGGCTTGCTCTAAATACGCCTCTTTCATGCGTGACGAGGTATATCCGTTGGGTATAAGATTCTTTACCAATACGGGATATAGGACAGCTAGATTCCCGCTTATCCCTCGTCCGGCCACAAGGGAGGAGATGGAGGTTATCGTTGATGAGGACGGCAACTCTGAAGACCTATCAGCGGCTTCGGTATTGGAGAACAACCCGCAGTGCGCCGGGAACAGCCGCCGTTATCTTTGGCAGTTTAAGAATACGGCAAAGATCATAAACGACCCGTCTTGGGGATTTGATGATTTTGGGGGAGAATGCAAGAATCAGCTAGATGTTAAGCAACTCAGATATGTAGAGCAGGAATATGCCACGGTAGGAGAGACCCAATTCGTTATCAATACGATGGGGGAAGATGTTACGGTAGATGATGCTATTGATTATATCGCTGATAATATAGAGAACTTGTGTGATATCATAGAATCTAATGTAGGTATTACTGACGAGTTATGCGCTGCTATATCATTGCCAGAGGATCAAGACGGTATAAAGGCTCCCGATTTCCCTAGTGGATGTGATGATATCGAGAGGATAGAGACCAGGACTATATTGGATAAAAACTCTTTGGTGGATTCTAGGATTGATTTTACGTATAAGCTGGCTAGTGATTATACGGAGACCGAGCCTACCACCTTAATACAAAGTAATGCCGAGTCACAAAGGAAGTTCTCTGTATTGTGTGATTTCGATAATTATTCCAGTGGAGGTAAGAATATCATAGATCTGGTTCAGGAATGGCTGGATGGTCAGGATGAGGATAAATTCCCGTCTGATATAGACTCCTCCGCTTTGGTCTTGTGTCAGGATATGTCTAATGTCCGGCAGTTATATGATGAGGGTATATGTACTAATGGGTGTTCGGTAGGTGATCCTCACGTGAATCCTACTATTAACGATGTTCAACTTCCTACATTCCAAGGGGGTAGGTCATTGGGTAAGTGCACATATTTGTATCAATATCCCGGATGGGAAGGAAAGAAGCATACGGAGACGATGCTTGATCAGTTAATGGATACGATGGAGGCTTATTTCCCCCAATATGAGAGTCAGTTTGGTATCGAGAACGCCATGTGTCTTTTTGGCGATGGTGATAATTCTAAGTTTAATACCGGTATAACTACTGACTGGGAAGGTCGTGTGTCTATGCAGAATGATATTGACGCCAAGACCAATTGGTTCGGCAGAAGCAACTTGACTTATTTCAAGTTCTATCCACATGTATCCTCATACGCCAGATGGGTGGAGTTGGATTATGAGAAATACATAAGTGGTTTATCCGATCCCGATAACGATATTATGTATATAGAGATGATGGGTAACTATAATTATCCGATCGGTGACTCATCATCATACAATAAGGTTCGTATAACGTTTTTCTCGGACAAAGAAGGTACCGTGGCTCCTAATCCTTTGGCTAATGATGCCAAGAAAGGTGTTATAGTGAATTACGTGGATCATAAGATATTTATGATGCCAAAGTACTTGTTCTGGAATGATGACAAGACTACTTTCCATAAGATATATGTTTGCATCGAGCCTGCGGTATGCGTGTTCTTCACCGGTTTCGCCATGAGGCAGGACATGAAGGAGCTTGCCGGATTCTATACGGCCGGCACCGCCATCTTCCCCGCCCCGTTCTGTTTTGGCATTCGGCCACTGGAGGTGAAATACGTGTTCTTCTTCACGAAAGAATTGAAATTAAGGAGATTTGTTACCTATGAGGCGAAATGTGTCTCATGTGGGGATAAACCCGCTGACTGCGCTCCCAGGCCATATCAGTATGGTGATTTCGGATATTGGGAGTCTACCAATAAGTACCCGGCTAATTTTGAGTTGTATGATTCAAGTAAGATCGGGATATCATCGGGAGGATCAAAGAGGAAGGACATAATAGATTCTTTGACGAAATACTATGGGTCTCCTAGATCCGTTGGGGGTAAGTCTTATTTCACCGGTAATGGGGGTAACGCTGAGTACCCCAATACATCAACCACGTTTTGTCAGAGACCTATACGTCATTACAAGTTCCCGGATAACTCTGTCGCTCCTTTTATGGGTAATCCGTCTCAACTGACCGGTCAATATGGAGTTGACTCCTATATTTATCCTATGGGGGTGATGCTTGATGACGATATCGTTAATGAGTTTCTGGATATAGCGGTAGAGAACGGTCTTATAGATAAGGCTAGAAGAGATTCTATAATAGGATATGAGTTGTATAGGGGCGATAGGACGTTGGATAAGAGCGTTATCGGAACTGGTCTGGCTTATGATATGTTTAAGTATGATGATCCCGACGGCTCGGCTAACCTTTATCCTAATTACCCTTACAACGATTTGTCTGATGATATGTATATCTATAAGGATATTAATCGTGAGAAATTTATAACGCATCCGTTTAACAGGAGGGGTAATATCTGGTATTCATTCTTAAGCCCTGATATTGCCTTTAACAAGCCTGACGCTCCCACCGAGTGCCTTGTTGATGGTTATCAATTAGGTAAATCCTCCGGTATATTTAGGGAAGTGGAGGATCACCCTAAATGGACGATATTAGGGAGTAAGGCTTACAGTATGGCAACATCATTGGCTACGGTGGAGGCTATGGCTAATTTAATATCCGCTATAGCTGAGTATACATATCAGTCGGCTTCACAGCAATATGTCGGTGGAGGCGTGTTCTTTTTAGCCAACCCTGTCGGCATAGCGCTGACGGCTATCCGTCTGGCTACGGGTATCGCCAAGGCCACAGCCCAGTCCGTGGTGGATATAGGCAAGTACAGGTATCAGTGGTTAACGGCATTGATAGATAGGGGACCTAGACGGAACTATGCTTATTATTATACTTCTGTCGCTCATTATAATTTATTTTACCAAAAAATAGGGGAGTCAGAGTTACGTGGATTGTCAACGGCCAAATATATCAAGAGCGGGTTGTATCCGGTTACAGACATCTCGTCACAAGGGGGAACCGTAGGCGGTAAGCCTATTATCATAAACAACCTCGATCGTGAGCATTCATTGTTCATGTCATTTGGTATGGATAAATATATGCTTGAATATCCGGAGTTGGTTTCAAGTTACGATACCAGCCGTATTCAGGATGAGTGTAATATTCGTAACGATGAGGTGGCTGGTATGACGCCTCATTTTATGACACGTGAATCTTTCGTATCCTGCCCTTATATGAGGATAAAGAAATATTCTCCGGCTCAATACGGGCAGATAGAGGATATCAGGTGGGTATCGTTAGGTGGTTGCGGGTTGATGGATGAGGATAAGCGTAAACCTGTTTTTGGAGGAGATGTGTTTATATCAAGGTTCTCGCTTAAGAGGAAGATGCCTATGTTTTACTTGACTCAGTTTGGTCAGGGAGACATGATACCATTCCCTTATTACGATTATCGGAACATCGGATATCCCCGTTATTTCGTTAATTACGATACCGGGGAGGATTATCTTAACAAGACCGATACGGATACCGGATCGCTATACTCTTTCCCTAGCCGGAAGAGCGCTTATGAGATGGTTTGCAAGACCGGAGATATGTATCTTAGCGGTCGTTTCTTCCTATACTTCTATGGTATACCTCAGTTCCTCGTGGAGTCTGAGATCAATTGCAATTTCCGTATAGCCGGGCCTGAGCCTTACGAGGGGTTTTATCCGGAGGTAGGGGATTATATATCATGGACTCAAGAGCGTAATGTCCCTATATCAAGGGATAATGTGTTTAAGATGAGTCCTGTGTATAAGAATCGTTTTACGCTAGGCGGAAGGTCATTACCAGAGACATATGATAGCAATTTTTGGGACTGCGCCTACCAAAGACCCAACGGCGTCATATGGAGCACCGCCGACGTGTCGGAGAACGGCATGACCGATCCTTGGCTGTCGTACAAGCCTATGGATTACCATGAGTTCAAGACCTCGTTCGGGAAACTTATAAGCATGAAAGGGATAGAGTCGGATCAGATACTGGCTCGCTTCGAGAATCAGGTAGGGCTGTATAACGCCATAGACGTGTTGGCGGAGAGAATATCCCCGGAGAATAGCGAGCTAGGGACAGGTGGTCTTTTCGCCTCTCGTGGTATCGAGTATAATAATACGACGTTAGGATATTCCGGGACCCAGAGTCGGGATATGATCAGTTGCGAGTTTGGGCATTTTTGGGTCGATTTAAGGCGTGGTCAGGTGTTTAAGGTAGATTCTAATGGTAGGAATCTTACGGAGGTCACACCGGGGCTTAGAAACTGGTTTAAGGAGCATCTTCAGATGAAGATCATCCGTAGCCGGATATATAACGCTGATACGGACGCTGAGTTGTCTTATTATGATATCGATAACAAGTTCTTTGGTATAGGGCTATCCATGGGCTGGGACAATCGGTTCAAGAGGGTTCTGATAACCAAGAAAGATTATATACCGGTAGGGAATCCGAGCGAGTACCAATTCCGTGGCGGCCGGTTCTACAGGAACGGGCAGGCGGTGGAGCTACAGGACGCCAGCCATTTCACGGACGTCTCGTTCACCGTTGGATATAACTGCCTGAAGGGTGAGTGGAAATCATATTTGTCCTACACCCCTGACTATTATATCGAGCACCAGCATTATTTCCAGTCTGGTAAGAATTACTCTAACGACGATCGTGAGATAGGATTATGGTCGCATGGTCTAACCAACCAATCTTATCAAGTATTCTACGGTAAGTTATATCCGTTCGTCATAGAGGTACCTGTCCGTGAGCAGTATGTGAATAAGATCCTCACGAACTACCAATATCGGATGGATGCCAGAAGGTATCAGGACGAGGTTAATTATCAGGTTAGAAGAACAACTGGATTTAATAAGGCATGGTTTTATAATGATACCAACAACAGTGGAGAGCTTAGGATGGTTATCGCCGACAAGAACGATATGAGCCAGCGGTTAAGGTATCCTGTAACCAATGACGATAGCCGTGAGATACTGGTGACGGAGGTTGATCAGAAGATAAATATAAATGACTATTTTAACGAGGTCAAAGACGATACGAACAATCTCCCGATATGGGTTAAGGATGTGAATGACATTGGCCGGGAGATCGACCCCAGGGCTGTCGATTATCACCGGAGGTGGCGTGATCGTCTTCGTGGCGATTGGTTCTTGGCAAGGTTCGTGAATGACATTGAGAGTAGGTTCAAGATGATAGTTCGTTGGTTTAGCAATGAGGAGAAAGTTTATTGATTTAGGTGATTATATACAACTTTATACCATAAATGTACCGAATTATTTTTATATATAAATAATAATCTATATATATGTGTCATGAGATTAGTCGAACAACATATAATCAAGCGAAGTTCAATATATTACAATGAACTTCAAGGCCTGTCGCATAAGTGTAAAAACTTATACAACAAAGGGTTATATGTTGTCAGGCAACATTATTTTCAATATAAGGACGATAATACCGTTAAGTACAAATACCTCAACTACTATTCTCTTGAAAAGAAGCTAAGAACAGAAAACGATGTAGACTATCGTGCTTTACCATCATCTGTAGCCCAACAGGTATTGATGATGGTCGACCAGAATTTCAAATCCTTCTTCAATCTTCTTAACAAGAAGGGTAGAGGTGAGTATTCTGAGAAAGTAAGAATACCTAAGTATCTTGATAAAGATGGGATGTTTATGGCTGTTTTCCCGACAACAGCCTTTTCTCAGAAATGGATAAAACAAGGTATTATTAAGTTACCAAAACAATTCTCTTTTACCACAAGGACTAATAAACATGATGTCCAACAACTTAGGTTTATCCCTAAGAATGGATATATTATGTTTGAGATTGTGTATAATAAGAAAGAAAAAGATCTTATGTATGATAACGGAAATTATCTTGGTATTGATCTTGGACTTAACAATTTAGCGTCTTGTGTATCAAATACCGGTTCTTGTTTTATCATCAACGGTAAGCCTCTAAAATCTATCAACCAGTATTATAATAAAAGATTAGCATATTTAAAATCTAAATTAAAAGGCAATAAACAAGTATCAAGACAAATAAGATCGTTAACCAACAAAAGGAATAACAAGATCAAGGATTATCTGCATAAAGCCAGTAGGGTATTGATTAATCACGTAGTTTCCAATGGCATTAATACGATCGTAATCGGTCATAACAGATGCTGGAAACAAGAGATCAATATCGGGAAACGAAATAACCAGAACTTTGTATCTATTCCTTTTAATATGTTTATCTCAATGATATCATATAAAGCTACACTTGAGGGTGTTAATGTTAAGATCGTTGAGGAATCCTATACCTCAAAATGTAGTTTTTTGGATAACGAGAAGATTTGTAAGCATGATAAATATGCCGGAAGACGTATCAAACGAGGATTGTTCAAAACATCTTCCGGTAGTATTATTAACGCCGATATCAATGGTGCTTTTAACATCATCAGAAAATCGGCAAAAGAAGCCTTCGATGTAAGTATCTTACCAGAAGGTAGAGGGTTTTGGTGGAACCCGGTACGGATTTCCGTATAGATATATATCATTTTACAATTTTGGTGTAAAAAGGCATATAATCACCTTGATTTATTAACATATAGGGGAGGGTGTTTATCATTCCCCTTTTATACTTTCAAATGATATCAATTATGGTTTGATTTCCGTTGAAACTGGTTGATTTTTATCACAATGAATATTGTGATTGACAATTTGTTTTATTTAATATTGAAATATAATAAATTTATAAAATATGTTTATATACAATTTAATAATTTATTTGTATGGAAGATTTTCAAGGTAAGTACGATGGTAATCAAATAGACAGTAGGCTTGATAAGGTCAAGGATATGGTTGGTGCCACGGCGTCCGGGGCTGGCGCTGCGGGATTGGTGCCGGCTCCCGCTGCGGAGAAGCGCACAGCCTTTCTTCGTGGTGACGGCACATGGCAGGATATAGATGTTCATGAGCCGGGCTTCTTGGGCGATAATCTCGATAGCGAGGATGATTTTAGAACTATATTATTTAATTTGGGCTTTGATAAGGAATTTACCCTTACCAAAGCGAAATATGATATAATAGCTTCTAAATGTGAGGTTGATATACCAATTCAATATCTTTTATCCGGAACATCATCGACGTATGGGGTTGGAGACTTGATATTAATTAAGGATTCATCCGGGAATATTCAAGCCATGTTGCGCTCTGGATGCAATACGGGAGCTGGGATCATTGTATCTTATCATGTAATGATCAATATATCCAGCGACCTTACCCATACGTCCATTGTCACCAGTCATACCGTACAATCGGTATCTAACCAAACCAAGGACATATCCTTAACGATTGGTGGTGACCCAGTCGGAGATAACAGGGCCATCAACTTCTCTACGGCCGGTACAGGGACCAAGGCTTTGATGGATAATGGGAAATATAAGGAGGTGCAAGCTAGGGGTGATATTGAGAATGCGTTTTTAGATACTGTTTTTCATCTAGCATCCAATCAACCTTCTACTTTAACCCAAGATCAGTATAATACTATAAAATCGTTGTTTGGTAGTAACCCTACGTCTAATATCAGGATGATAAAACCTAGCGATTCTTTTGTGGAATTGGTAGGTGAATTTCTTATCAATGATTTGATGGTTTTTAATGATCAAAAGAATGATTGTGTCACTATTTACATCAGCGGTTCAAATACCATTCTTGGTATGGGACTTATGGATATATCTATTTCTGTTTATCCTAATCTAAGTGTTGGATATATTCATTCTAATTCAAATGTTGCTGCATCAAATGATTCCGAGATAGTTCTTGTAAATTCTTTGAAAAATACTGAAGAGAATATAGATTTTGATAATCAACTTCATCTTAAGATGAAAGGTAAGGGTGATAAGGCCTTGATGGATGATGGAACTTATAAGGAGATAGGTTCTTCTGGAGTGGATATATCAAGTTATATTTTAGAAGGAATTGATTTTAAGAAAAATACTACCAAGGAAGGTTTCGATAAGATAAAAAGCTGTATTATTAATAAACAGCATATGTATGTGTATTATAAAGTCGAAATGAGTGGCGATGTAGTCGCTTTAGCAAGTGATGTTATAACTAGTTTTTTGTATGGTAATATATCCTTGGTTATGGTTGATTTTTCGAATATTGAGTTGAAACAAGTAGTAATAAATTCGAGTAATTATAATATAACCGTAACAAAAATTTAATGTTATGATTCAAAAAAGGAAGGTTGCCAAGAACTCAGGCAAGTGTCCCAAGTCGGGGTGCATAAAGAAAGTAGGAAGTGACTGGAGAGTGGTTAGTAACAAGACCGGAAAGTTATGGCCGGCGAAGTACAAGTCGAGGGATTCGGCCAAGAAAGCTCTGGCGGCTTATCATATGCATTGAGGATGTAGGAGGGTAGGTGATATGAATCATGTACCCTCCTATTGTTTTATCCTGCATCCGATTATGTATATCTTTGTAGAAAACGTAATTTATGGCTAAGAAAGATAAGAAGGAGGAAATCCCTTCATGGATAAAGGATTTGTATAAGGAAGATCTTGATCGTGTTATAAGAGGTGAGCGTCCCATGTATTTCAGGGGTATGGATGATAGTCCTTTAAGGAACGTATCCCCGGAGTTTGATATCCTTAGCGGAGGAGCCGCAGTTAAAGGCATGAATGGGATAAGAGGTACGTTGTCCCCGTTGAATAACGGCATGGGTAATTATAATTTCAGTATCAGGGGTATAAATAAGAAGATCGGTGAGTTAGTTGATGAGGCGGGGCTATATTTACCTGAGAAATTAAGACCTGTATATCGGACTGTGGTGGATGCTATGTCGAGTTCCAAGGATAAGGGGTTGAGTCATATCACGCAGCCGTTGGCCAACGCCCTGTACCCAGCGGACGAGCGACGGGACCGGCGTCTGGAAGGGGAGCATCCCGTTGGTTATGTGGATGCCATAGACGGCATATGGCCTAGGAAGAAATATGGGCTATGGGGAGAAAAAATTGAGAGGAAGCAAGATGGAGGAGAAACAAGAGAGTCTATTCTTGATAGACCTAGATTCGGGAGCAGGGTATTGGATAATTACGTAGCTTCTGCTCACCCGGTTTTGTCAATAATATATGATATCGCTAATTCAAGGTATACTGATGGCCCTACTCGCATAAATAAAGCTGCGTATTCATCAATAGATCCTATGGGGAAGAATCCGGAATGGTATGAGTATCCTGTTCATTTTATGAAGATGTTCGGGAAATATATATCTGGTGATTTTAATAACAAGTTATATAGCGATAGTGATAATGATGATTTAGGCACAAGAACTAGTGATGAGGCTTGGGCTAAATATAATAAACTCCCTTACGATGAGTCTGTATTGATAGATAATGGTGATGGTACGTATAGTATACGAAAGGAATTATCTAATAGGATGATACCTGATTCGTCTATCGTAAGGAATAGGATTGATGTGAATAGGAGTCTGTTTGATAAGGAAACTAAGGAATACAATGAAGGACTTATAAAAGCTTTAAGTGATGCCGATCCAGAGGAGTATGAGAGGATTCAGAGGGAATATAAGGATCTGAAAAGGGTAAGAGAGGGTGCCATATCAGCGGACGAGATGAATATAAAAGGGTTGAGGTCTCTTTATGATAAGGGGTATGGTGTCGTGAATGAGTATAATTATAGGGATCGTAGACTTGATAAGAACGAGACGGGTCCTCATAGTGTACTTGGTGATTATACGATATATCGTGACAAGGATATGGGCGGATACAGATATAGGGATGTATATGATTTCAATCCCGCTGTCCAGTTTCTTTTGAATGGGGATGTATTTAAGATAGATGGTAGTATTGATAAAAAGGATAGAGGAGGTTCGGTAAATACAGGGAGGGCTTATGGTTCTGGCAAGTATGTAATTGATCCTCGTAGATCAGAGGATAGTAAGATGGCTGTATATGACGAGATATGGGATTATCTGACCGACAAGAAGGGAATACCACAAACGCAAGCTATCGGTATCCTGTCGAACATCGCCGCCGAGTCCGGAGGGGACACCGAAGCCCTAGGAGCCGCCGGTGATTTTGGCATCCAACAATGGCTTGGACCGAGGAAGAAGGAGCTACAGCGCAGGTATGGTAAGAAACCGACATTGACCCAACAACTGGATTATCTTGTGGATGAGTATCAAGGTCGTGTACCGGGGCTAGGTTGGAACTACATGAACCAAGGCAAGTTCTTTGATAAGGACGCTCAAGGCAATATATATAATTACTATATGTATTCGAAAGCTGATTTTGATAACGCCACGAATTATAAGGACGCTACCGTAGCATGGAATCAAGGATACGGAAGACCCCTTGGATCGACATTAAGAAACGAGAAGCGGTTTGAGTTCGCCGATATGTTCTCCAACAGATACGGTGTCCCGGAGAACGAGCCAATGAGATACGAGTTCGGGCAGCGGGATTCTGGTACGGGAGACGGAGGTCATCAGCCCGTGCCTGAGACGGTAGCCCCCGCCGGCCCTTCTTTGGCTTCCCATCCTGCCGTGGATAGCTGGTGGGAGAAGGAAGGCCAAGACCTGTTATATAAGATGCTAGCTCAATCTGGCGCTAACGAGAAAGCTATAGAGGACATCGCCAATAATATTAAGAATGATCCTCAATCGGAGGCGCAGATAGCGGAGGCCGAGCGTATGCGTAAGGAACAGGCGAAAAGGCAGTTGGTGCTTAATATGATACCGAGGTTAAGTCTTAACATAAAAGGTATGAGTAGAACTCGAAATTAATACTACATTTGTGAAATTATTAAATGTTTTAGATATGAAAAGATTGTTATTTTTATTTGCTATGTTATTGACGCCGTTCGCTTTGATGGCGCAAGAGGTAATCCCATCAGAAGGGCCTATTACTATTGATCTGACTACCTTTACAGGCATCATGGCTTTCGTCACGATGTCAGCTACCCAGCTAGCTAAGGTAGTGCCGTATATTGACACCCATAAGTGGGCTAAGATTTTATCGGCTGTGGCTATTGGGATGTTGACATGTATCTTGGCTTGGTTTCTTCAGGTATCCCCGTTGTTAGTAGGGAGTGAATGGTGGGAAGCTCTGTTGTATGGGGTGGCTGTCGGGCTTAGCGCTGCTGGCTTCTATGACTTGGTGAAAGCGATAGGTTCGTTATTTGTGAAAAGGATCTAGCATCTTGTAATTATTTGAGATATGTAAAATTTCAAGATTTTATTATCTATAATATAAGCTATTATATTTTGTAATAATATTAGTATTGCTTATATTTGTGCGCCTACCTACTCATCACGAGCGGATAGGCGCATTTATTAATTTAAAACTTTTGGTAAAGGTATGAAAAGTAATTTGATTTTATCATCAGAAAGTAGGGAATTATTAGGTAGGAACATTTCTGTTATGTCCAAGGACGGGTTTGTATGCATAACGGAAGTTATGGAAGCCTTGAATGAAAAACGTAAATCTATGGGGTTGGAGTCTAGAAGGCTTGATCATTTGTTTGCTACTAATGGATTTCAGGAAAAGATGAAAGCTCTTGTTAGGGAGCTGAGTATTAATGATATATGTAATGTAAGAAATCTTACGGTACAAAACCATGAATTGAAAATCAATAAGATAACCGATCTCAAGAAATACGGAATGGCTTACCGAAGAGGAAAGGGGGAGGGTCAGAAATGGTATGTAAATCCGTATTTTTTTGTTATGGTAGCATTGGAGTTGGATCCAGAAATATATGCCAAGGTGATAATATGGCTACATGATGGATTTATAGAGGACAGGAATGCCGCTGGAGAAGCTTATATTAAAATGAGTTCATCTGTAGCTAGATTGGTTAATGATAAGAGTCAGTTGTCTGATAGGATATCAAGAGTTGCTAAAGCTATTAATTTTATAGTGTTTAATAAACATGAGAGTGGGATAAGAAATATGGCCACAAAGAATCAGTTGAATGATATAGTGGCTATAGAGAATGTTATTACCGGCATTATAGATGGAGGCTTTATAGATACTTATGATAAGCTTATAGACTATCTTGGGCATGAATGGAAGAAAAAATGGGGTAATCCTGTTGCGGCTTTAAAATATTAGTATTAAAGAGACTCATCGTTATATAAATGGTGAGTCTCCGTTTTTTTAGATTATCTTTGTGTCAGAACGAAATTAATTTGATATGGGCAAATATGTAATAAAGAGGAAGATACCTAAATATCAAGAGGCTGGGGAAGTCACCCCTATCATGCCCGGTAATGTTGTTGGTCTTCAGGGTATTGGAGTGGAGCCTTTGGTTTCGTCTACCCAGATAGGATTTGATATTCAGCAGCCTGATATTAATACCATTGATACAAGTGATTTGAGCGCTTTGGTTGACAGTAATAAGAAGGTTGATAAGTCTGGTAGTACGGATGTTTTTGATTTTACCACCATCCCTTACTATGGCGCTGATGATATAGGGTCTAGATTCACTCAGATGGGTCGTGGTATAGGGCGTATGAGAAGCGAGGGATACGGTGATTTATCTACCGGGGCTAAGATGGCTAATGTCGTAGGCACCATAGCGTCTGGTATAGGAGGCGCTTTAGGTCTGGCTAGGAATATATTCTCAAGTATAGCGTCAGAGCAGGGTGCTCGTACTAATATCAGGTTGGCTCAAGAGCGGGAGGCTAGGCAAAGAAGGCAATCCCAGATGCAGTATAAGGATGGTGGTGGTGTTTATCTAGGACCTAATAATAGGTTTGATAGCGGAAGCCTTACCGGTGAGTACCTGTATCCGTTACCTAAGTCGATGGAAGATCAAGCCAACGTGGAGATCGAGAAGGGTGAGTACGTGACGCAGCCCGGGGAGGCGCCGATGGAGGCTATGGGGCAGAAGCACGCCGATGGTGGAACCCCCGTTTCCTTGGAGCAGGGAACGAAGGTTATTACCGACGACACAACCATAGAGCCGGATTTCGCTAAATACATCAGAGATACGTATGGGATCAAAGCCACGCCTAAGGATACGTATGCTACGTTAATGGACAGGTATAAGGCTAAGATCGGTCTTAAATCGGCTTACGATGATCAGAAAAAGGCGCTGGAGAAGCTGAAGAAAAACGATAAGATAGATGATGAGAATACAAGGCGTTTAAACGCCTCCGTATTGTCAAAGGCTATAAATGATAGCAACGATACCGTTAATGGATTAGAGGGAAGATTTACGGACTTCGCTAATGTCATATACAAAGAGCAGGAAGACCGGAAGATGAAGAAGGATGAGGATACGTATTTCGCTAAGGGTGGTGAGATAGATAACATCATATCCAGATCCATGAAAGAATACGGTCTTACGGAGGAGGATATAGCCGATGCTAAGAAAGAATTGCTTAAGAAAGTGGCTGGTATTCGTCAGAAGATGGAGAAAGGTGGTAGTTCTTTATTCGATTACCTACTTACTTTCCGTCCCGTAGAGAACAAGTACAATAATAAGGATAACACGTTTGGGTATCAGCGTCAGGGTCAGGATGGCTCTTATGGCGGTATTAATACCGATGAGAGACTGGAGTATTATAAGACGTTCATGCCTTTGGCTTATGATGCTTATATGAGCGCTCCGAAGGCTACTGCCGCCAAGGCTCTTCAGGATGCTATATACAGCACTACTGGTGGGTGGATGGGCTTGGCCACGGCGGAGAACCCGATCATCGCCAACGCAGAGGCGCTTCGGGATTATACGACACTCGTTTCCTTTGGAGGCGAGGATAGCCAAGGTAATTACCCGGAAGATAAGAAAGCCTCATATCATGATAGGATGAGAGACAATAAGTTTGGTCAATATTCCTCATCTCGCCCTATGATCGGTCTAGACGTTGTTACAGAGGAACAGCATAAGGCTCTTAACGATGCTGGTATCACCCATTTTAGTCAACTGTTTTCTGATAAGAACAAGGATGTTGTTAATAAGATACTTGGGGAGGATATGCTTAAGATGCAGGCATTGAGATCCATGAAAGGAATGGAAGGTCTTGATTTTATACTTGATCCTCATAAGGTGGCTCCCGGTCCTATGGATATAGGTGATGTGGAGGAACCTAATATTAAGCTGGAAATGCCTGAGCTGATTGATCCTAATACACTCCCTAAGACCAATACAAATGCCGGTACTAACACCGGTAAGACTAATAATGGTAACGGGAACAGGAATATAGTGGGTGGTGGCCTTGACTTCCCTGAGGTGTTCAGGATGACCCCGGGAGCCGTGACAACGGAAGGTCTGGAAAGACATTACGCTCCTACCGTGGATCCAGTGTTGAGATCGGCTGATCAGTATATGGTTGAGGCTAATCGTGCTTTCCAATCGCAATTGGATCAGATGGGTAATGTTCCGGATTCCCAGAGAGGGGCTTTGTCGTCCAACTTACAGGCTATCATGAGTTCCAATATAGGTAGATACATTAATGAAGTAGAACAAGGGAACGTGGCTCAAAGGACTTGGGCTGATAATGTAAACGCCCGGACTTGGACTGATACGTATAATAAGAATATAGCTCAACGTCAGGGTTATCAAAGTCGGATATTACAGGCTTTGGCTAATACTGACGAGAACTGGGCTAGGTATTTCGATAGCGTAAATGACGAGATCCAGCAGAAGTGGAATACGGCTACGACCATGAATACATTAAGGTCTATATTCGGGGATGTAAAGATTGGTCCTAATGGACAATTAATCGCTGATCCTCAGGGAGATATATTGAGTTATAGGAGATTATATCCTGCTCAGGAAGTAACTAAAGGCAAGAAAGGATAAAGGATGGCTTCACAATATAGTATATTAAGGAATTACGGCAAGTATGTATCGCCCTACAACATGGATGTCATGATGCAGGGGATGGGGTACATGCAGCAGAAGATAGATACCAATCGGCAGGCTATAAACGAGTATGCTGATTATATTATCAATTCTGACATTATAAAACCTCAGGATAGGGAATATCTTCAGAATAGGTTAAATGGGCTGATACAGGACGTGAATAACGTGTATCGTAAATCTAATTTGGCTTCCGACGGTATAGCCAGAAGCATACAGGCTCGTCTTGGAGAAGCTCTGGATACCCGTGTGTTGAATGCTATTGCCGGTACTAGGGAGATCCGGGCTTTTAGCGAGAAGATGGAGGATATGAAGCTGAACAATCCCAAGATGTATAGTCCTATAAACGAGGCTGAGGCTTTTGCGGATGCCGTGGCTTGGATGAATGACGGTCAGGTAGGGACACGTCTTAATCCTATACATTATACCCCTTATACGGATTACCACGCTGAGATTGATGAGAAGATGAAGAATTTCATCTCCCTTAACAAGGGGAAGAAAGTCAATGTACCGGTGACTGATGCCAATGGCAACAGGACGGGCGAGATGCGTGAGATGTATATAGATGAGATGAGTTACGCTCAGGTCAGGGATATAGCCATGGCTTCTATATCTGAGAACGGTAAGGCTCAGATGCAATTAGAGGGAAGATATATGGCTAGAACGAATCCTGACTTATTTAATGTTCAAAGCACCTCAGATTTCCTTAAAGGGTATATTGATGATTTCAGTGTCAAGGAAGAATCCATACGAGCCAAGCTAAAGGGCGTTGGCAATGACAAGGCCAAGAGGGCTAAGTTGGAGTCGGAGCTGGCGGATATTATCAAGCAGAGAAATGATTTCGTGGAGGAGGCCGAGGGCGTTATCGGTAGCAACTACAGCCCGGAGCGAGCCGGCATGTTCATGGTACGACAGCAGTTCCTTCGTGGCGTCGGGCTGAGATGGTCTTATAATAACTCATACGAGACGTTGGGTGTTGATGATTATTATTTCAAGGCTAATCAGCAGATGATGGAGAGAGCTAAGTTTAATGAGACAAAAAGGCATAATCTAGCCATGGAGAAAGCAGCGTTGATGAGAGCCAGCAAATCGGGTAAGTCGGAGAATGGAGGTGGCGGAGGTGATGACACGACCGGGCCTACCGTGGTTACCAAGAGCGCAAACCTTGACGATGTGAGCATAAGCGATGAGTTCATGAACGGGTTCATAGCCAACGAGAAGGCGGTGACTACCGGCATGGGTAATTTCGTTAAGTCATTATCAGATGACGCTGGAAGGAAGATCGACGCATGGGCGTCTGATCCTGAGAATAGTAACGTGGTCAAGGATATGGATAACGATCAGGTTATCATGGCTTATTTCAAGGCCAATGGAGGGTCAAGGAACGAGTTGCTTGATTACAATGGTCAGGATAGTTATTTGAAGCTTCTTGGATTAAATACCCAAAGAGGGAAGTATAATAAGATCAATGATGGATTCAATAAGGCGAGCAATACTGTTTTGGATGGTATTGATACTATAATTCAGAGAGAAGCTAGATCGGACAGTGGGTCAGGTATAGATATTAGTTATGGATTCGGCACATTCAATCTTGGAGATATTAATAACAATGGCGATAAGGTTTTTGATATAAATGGTATAAACGATATAACATTAAATGATTGGAGTAAGTTGTCCGCTTACAGCTCTTTGTTAAATGATAATATAAATACTATTAATTACGGTGTTGAAGGAGAAATGCCTCATGTATCAATGGATTCGGGTCAATCAGGTGTCTTATTGGATCGTGTGAATGATTTAATGGGAACGTCTTTTTCGCTTGATGATATTGAATCTATAATGTCTCTTGCCGTATCTGGGGCTAGTAAGAATAAGCACATTGAGGAAATAAGAGATAGGTTTGCCGGGGATAACAGGGCGATCGCTGTCGCTACCGCTATATATGATGAGGCTCATAAAGAGAGGAATGATTTATTAAGACATAAATGGAGTCGTGGGGATTTAGGTAGGATCGCTGATGACGCTAAACGTGCTGGCGAGGATTACCTGAGACAATATCGTCATGAGTATGCCGAGCGTGAGTATATCTTCTCCGGTGATTATCCGTCTAAAAGTCAAGAAGAGAAAGATTATATAAAGGTTAGTGACCTATTTACCCGTGGTGGCGGTTTTATTCCTAAGGATAAGGATAATGCCAATACGAAGATAACGTTTACCATATCCCCTATAGGTGATGGTAATTATCAGATCATTGGCAATAATGGAGGTGATGGTCGATCTGTTGTTGAGGTAAGCGAGGCTGATCTGGCTGCGAATGGACTTACTTTCTACAAAGAGGATGTAAGCATCCCGTCCGAGACCTATGATTCCGGTGTCGTACCCATATCTTTCGCCAGCTCAAGCAACAACGCTTATGGGAAGATGGCTAAGTCATTGTTGGTAGCTCCATTCGCTTACACTAGCGGGGCCAAGGACACGGTAATGCCTTATATAGATATGTTTACGAATATAAATGACGGTAATATCAGGAAGAATCAGATGATGATCGCTACTGACGTGTTGTTCGATAACGCTTCTATGTACGAGTTAAGGGCTTCCGGATATAAGTATAATAATGGTTCTTCTGGGATAAATGTTGATATATATAGCAAAGGAGGGGTTAGAGAGGGTAATACCCCGTTGTATTCAATTGATCTGGATGGCGTTAACTATGCTGATGAGGTAGCAAGGAAGATCGACTTCTGCCCGCAGTATTATTTGGTCATGGCATGGCAACAGATACTTAGCAAGGAGAATGAGGTGTATTGGAGGAGCGAGGGAAGATCTACTACTGATGATTTCGAGAGCTTCATCTCGCCCATAGCTGATATGATTGATCAGGAGATAAGAAACAGGAATAACGGAAATAGTGGAAATAATGGAAACAATGGAAATCTATAATAATACCTCTAACGGAAAGGATCTTGCCGAGAAGTACAGATATCCTACCATAAACGTAGATAATATAAAGGCTATTGGTACGGATCCCTATGATATACCGGATCGTGACCTGCCTCCGGTATTGGATCCGTATTCCGCTTCCGAGAGATCAAAGTCCCAGATACCATCATTGTCGGAGAGGATCAAGAATACTGTTAAGACAAATTATTATGATGATATGAAACATATGTCCCCATTAGGATATATGGCTTCTGATCAAAGCTATAAGGGCAGGTTTAATCTTACTGGTCCGGAGATATCGTTGGAGGATTCAAGGTATCGACTTAGTAGCGGTACTTGGATACCTAAATACGAGTCTTATATCCCCGGTGTAGATAACGACACACGTTTATCTAGGAGTCAAGGTAGGACTGAGAAATGGATGAGAGGTTTGGGGAAATTTGTAGGTAAGGCCGCTTTGTATGGATTAGGTGGTGTTATTCAGCCTTTTTATGGTATTTACGCCGGTGTATCCAGAGGTAATTTTAACGCTGTTTTTGATAACGATTTCACGAGATGGTTGGATGATCAGGACAAGAAGATGGATTACGGTCTTGCTCATTATTACAATCGTGAGGAGCGGGATATGAATTTCCTTCAAAGCATGACCACGGCTAATTTCTGGTCTAACGATTTTTTATCCGGTCTTGCTTTTACCGCTGGAGCCATGTTATCGTCAGCCGTATATTCCGGCGCTGGATTGATGAACTTAGCTCGTACGGGAGCTAGGGCGGGCGTGGCTTTGGCTAGGATAGGCAAAGCGGCTTCGGATACCAAGAAAGCGTTCGGCGTCTACCTTAGGGCCGCCCGTACGGGACGGAGGATAGGCAAGGGACTGGACGCCCTCGCTTTCCTTGGCACATCTACCTCGTGGGAGGCGTCTGTCGAGGCCAGAAGCATGCTGATGGAGGCTGAGGAGAATTTCAGGCAGTCTTACCGTAACGCTTATGGAAGGGAAGTCCCATATGAGGAGCTTATGAAGTTCAGAGCTGACAATGCCAATGCCGCTAATGCCGTATTTGCCGCCAACGTCGGCATATTGTCATTATCCAATATAGCTATGTTCGGCGATATGTTCGGCATGGATCTTGGTGTGGATAAGTTCATAAAACGCAATATATTTGGCGTAGGTGCCGAGAGGATGGATAACGGTACGTTAAGAGCCATAACACCAAAGAAATGGCAGAAGGTAGCCGGAAATACGTTCAATATCATCAAGCGCCCAGTGTCAGAGGGTCTGTATGAGGAAGGTCTTCAGGGAGTGGCTAGTAAGTCCGCCAAGGATTGGGTAGAATCAAGATACAATCCTATGGCTATCCGGCAGAATATAGGCTATATGGAGGCTATAAAGAACGGATTCAAGGAGACTTATGGATCCAGTCAGGGCTGGAAGGAGATCGGCATCGGTATGATTATCGGATCGGTTATGGGTGGAAAGACCATTGGAGGTATAAGGGAATGGAGCCAAGACATGTCCCGGAACAAGGGGATGGTGGAGGCCTACAACGCCAATGCCGGCGCCTTGACCACCGCCGCTGTCCGTGCTATTCGTGGCAGTATGGCTCTTAACGCTCAATTATCTGGTGTAGACACATCGTACGAGAGTGATGGTAGGATCATAAATAAGGATTTCAGTGACGCCGTATTCAATCGTCTTCGTTATGATTCGGAGATGGGGATGCTGGATGATACGAAGGAGAATTTCAGGACGGTAGTCGAATCTATACCTAATAGCGATATAGCGTCCGATATGAATATGACGGATGAGCAGGTCAATGAGTATAAAGCCGATCTTGTCAACGAGTTTAATAAGAAGGTGGATAATTTCATTATGGCCAACAGATTCGCCGACTCCCTTACCGATGGTATATCCAATAGGTCGTTTAACGCCTATATCTCCAATATGGCTTATAATGGCCTTGAGGCGAAGGATAATTTGAACGATATTGCCAATCAGTTAAGAAGGATATACAATACGGATATAGGCCCCGCTCTTGATATATATTCTCGTCTTAATCCTGATTCGAGCAGGGATCTTGAAGAACTCAGGAAGCTTACGGATGATATACAGAGGATGGAGAAGAATATCTTGAGGCTTCAACAAAGTGTCGCGTCGAAGGACGCTCTTGAATCTGATAAGGCTAAGTTGGTCAAGGAGAATGATAGGCTTCTTAAATTAACAGAGGATAGGATCGCATTGGAGAGGAAATTAACTACGTTAATTAACTCAGAGGCTGATATATCTAAGTTGTTCTTAAATAGAAATGATTCAAGGATCAGTGCCGCTGATCTTATGGCGGCTTATGATACTATAGCTGATTTTGAGAACGTCGTATCTATCCGTGGGGTTGATAATTATAAGGAGGCTATGGCATTGCTTAGTGAGTATCGTCATAATCTTGTGGCTTATAAGAATATAAACGAGTCTCTTCGTCGTATGCGTGACAGAAGATTCATCCGGGCGCAGGAGCGCGGGTTCATGAAGATATTATCGAACGTATGGGGTAAGACTTATGAGGAGGATGATAGCAAGTATGATTTCAGGAATACTGATAATCCTGATGCCAATGATCTTTACGCCAACGACCAAGCTATAGACAAGGCTTACCAAGATGGTCTTATAGGGGAGGATGAGGCATTTATGTTCAAGACATATAATCATATGATAGCCAGATCTATGGAGAACGAGATTAAGACCGATGAAGGTAATATAGTCGAGAGGGTTCCTGATGATGAGGATATCATAAATCCTTCTGACGATAGAATCAATAATATAGCTATAAAGATATGGAACGGTAATGAGGATGTCTTATCTCCTAGGGAGAGACAGATATATGATAATAACAAGGATCGTATCAATGATCTTGTAAATGGGTTTGGCGATAATCCTATAGTTAGGCTTAATAAGATTAGGTCAATGATAGATAGGTTAAATACCAACGATAACGTCTTAAATAACATCAGGGATACTATTGATGATATCATAGATATGAACATTAATGGTCTTGATCAGGATCAGGTTAAGGAGGCTATACAGACTTATAATGATCTTATGAATGATATTGACAACGGGAATGAAGTTGATCAGGATAAACTTAATGAGGCTATTGATATTATCAATAACTATTCTGATGGGCCTCTTCTCCAGTTCGTGGAATGGATGAGGCTGTATGATAATGGAAGTATGGTTGTCAAGGATTACGATAAATCCATACCTATGGGTGATGTCCTCACAGAGAGCGAACCCGGGACATCCACCGGCAGGACGGAAGTTAACGCCGCCCAGAATCCGGTGGTGTTGATGGCTCAGAAGAGAGAGATCGGTGGGGTTATGTATTATGAAGTTGGCGGAATGAGACTTGACAGGTTTATGGACAGTCTTGGGCTTAAAAGATCTGATGCCACTGATACTGATAATGGAAGGGTGATGGATTTCACCAACGGAACCGACATATTTACTGTTATAGAGTCATATAACCACTCAAGATGGATGATTAGCGAGGATGACGCTCAGGCTTTCGAGAACGCTACCGGTGTCATATTGGGGCGGCAAACCGCCTTGTCGACCTCCATCTGGTTCATGGTGTATCGCAAGGGGCAGGATGGATCTGTTGTTCCTTATTATACAGGAGATGCATTTGGCTCTAATAATGAGTCGATAAATCAAGAAGCTGCGGCTAGTCTTCGTAAGAACGATATCGTGAGGTTTAAGGTAGATATGTTAGATCCTTATACCAAGGAATTGTATGATAAATACAATAGCCTTTATGCCGTTGATCCTAATTCTGACGAGACCAATTCTGCCCGTAGTGATTTGGTTAATAATATGGTTATTAAGATCGTGGATGGTGACGGTAATTTTGTCTCGGTGCTTAAGGCCAATGATCCAGACTCAAAAGGTAGTAACGCTGATTTAAGGAGTATGGCCTTTGAGTTATATAGGGATAATGTAGGATCTGTCGCTGGCGAGATTGATATACCGTTCGTAGGTGCAGTCACCAGTGTTTTGCCGGGAAGACCTAATTTTAGCATAAGTGATGATAACGGTACGTTGATGGTATCCGAAAATGACTTTACCAACGAGACGGTTGGCAAGGTAGAGAGCGTAGGATATATAGAGAACGGGGAGGTTACGATGAGGGATGATATTAAGTATAATATATTTCCGTTCTGTACGGCTATTGTTAGGGATAAGTATGGTGATTATAAAAATTCACGTATCCCGGTCGTAGCTATAAAGACAGGAAATGGAAGAAATTACCTGTACCCCGTAAGATTGAAAAATCAGGATACATCATCATTCTCATCTATGATCGGATCGATGGCTGACAGAATTATAGAGGGTCTAGGTGGTGGAGTAAGTATTGATGATATAATGGATCTTAACAACGCTATAGCCAGATCAGGGCTGGATAACAAGACATATATGATTCCGTTGGCGGGAGACGTGGATGTTATCAAGGGACGGTTAAAGGCTGTCAAGGAAGCCGCTAGTAAGATGCCTATGACCGCTGATGTAAGAGGATGGATAGGCGATTCTAGGACCAAGGAGGATATTTTGATGAATGACGTTACGATCAACATCGATCTTAATAACGATCCTTTCATAGCCCCTAAGTTCAGGATGAGTATTAGGAGGGATGAGACGTTCTTCGAGGATACGGAGACCCCGTTCGTCAACCCGCCCGGTTCCCAATCGGAGTTCGCCTCGCCTACGAAAGCGGCCGAGGACAAGTCTTTGGTTTCCGAAGGGAACGTAGTGTCAGGGGAAAATGAAGCGGAAAATCCTTGCTAGGTAAATTTATTCGTCTTATCTTCGCGGTGTCAGTCCATCACCTGACGAGTAAGATATTTAAAAGTTGGTCCCTGTCGGGTGTGTGATGGCCCCGGTGGGGACTCTTTATATTATGCAATTAGATGCTTTTTTACACCGGAAGATCATGCAAGACCTACGCGTCCAGCGAGTGAAGGTCTTGATGATGTTATACACCAGCCATTATTTTGTCAATAACAGACAAAGGCAGTTGTTTGACCATACATACGCTTTAAGCAGGGATCAGGCTTTTGATTATATGACTGAGTTCAACAAAAGGCTTAGTGATAAGGTGGGTATAAAATGTACGATGGATATCCTTCTACCTACCGATGACGATAACGCTAATATCATAATCGAGTACAATGGTATCATCAAGAAGCTGATGAAGGAGGCCGAGAAGCTGGAACTTGACACTGACGCTATTAAGGATATGATGCGTGATCTTCTTAATGAGTTGAAAGATGATGTTGATCTTAATATCTTGATATTTGACGTAACCCAGTTACTTATAAAATACAATCTATTTAGGTTAGATGCCATAACCGAGCAGGAGTTCAAGGACTCTTTCGTCAGGATGGATAGTAGGAATATGGAGATAAAGAAATTAACTTTATCTGATATTAAGAAGGTGGTGATGATGATGGAGGATAGATATAGTTATATTTCGTCTATATGATAGACAAATATAATTGATTACGTTTTTTGTAAAAATATCTCCTATTTGTTTGTTGTTTTAAAATAAGTGTCTATATTTGCGGTGTCTATCCGTTGCTAGACCAGAAGAAGATATTAATATCGCTTAGGCGTAGGCGATAAATGAGAGCTATCAGTGGAGTAACGGACGCTGGTGGCTCTCGTTGTTTTATATTATGAACAAAGATCATATTTTGGGGTTGTATAATGATTTAAGTCATTTTTGCCAAACAGGGAAATTGAAACAAGCTGATTATTCAGGTTATTCTAGAGAGTTAGAGATTATTGTTAAAAATTTTTCGAGCGATTGTGATCGTTCAAAAAACGACAATGTGTTTATTGTTAAGGATTGCAGAATAACTTTGAATGATAGCGATTACAGCAATTTCCTTTATATGGCGCTAATAACGTTATTCGGTAGAAGTGATTTTGATCTTGATTATGCCTTGAAGTTATATAATTATTTTATACTTGCAGCCATAGAACGACAAGATGAACTATATGATGCGGGTTATGATGAGTATATAATTGATAGAATGTGTTTAGATCATGTTTTTAATGGTGTTGTATATAATATCATTATATCAAATACAAATAAGGATGTTGATGATATTCATTTGACTATATCTAATGATCTGAAAGTAAATAACGCTATACCTATGTTGATGTCCAAGATAAGACCATATTCGACAGAATATGATTTTTATGGTTTGTATGATTCTATAATAGGATATACTTATTTTCTAAAAAATAAAAAGAACTATGGATTAAGAAATAGTGGACTGTTGCGTACCTATATAGGAGTAGATATTAGTAATGGTCTTGTAAAAATTGGTAAGTCTAAGGATTTATACACTAGGGAGAGTTGTTTAAGGGTGAGTAATATCTATTTTTATATGATTGCATATGTAGATATGGATATAGAGCGTGAGCTGCATATTAAATATAGTGTATATAATGTTGATAGAGAGTGGTTTCATTTGAATAAAAAGCAGGTTAAGGAAATTATAAGCAAATATAATTTTAGAATTATAGAATCAAATGTTAAATATATTGACAATATATATGATATTTGATGAATAATGAATTTCATTTTTTTTGTTATTTAGGATTGAGCTTTTGCCTGTTCGTGAGGATCGGCAAAAAGATTTGCACTTTTCGGAGAAACATAAGGTTTGTTATTATGTTGTTATTTTGGTGTCCCGTCCGCTCGTGAGAGTAGGCGGGATTTTATATCTTTGTGTCAAAACGATTTAGTAATGGGTAGATCTTGTTATGTTATAAAAAATAAGGAGGGTAGGGTAGATAATGTCCTTGCCCCGAACGACCAACCATCCGGATTATACCAAAGGGCGATGGAGGTGCTGGGCGACCAGAAGCAGGCCTTATCGGTCTGGGGTACGGCCTACTCCCCCGACTTCGTGTCCTTCTTTGGCGACTGGATGTCCATGCCATCAGAATATGATCTGGATAGTAATGGGGAACCTAGGTATGATGATGTCATGTCCTTTATCAAGCGGAAGAACTATTTCGCCGGCAATTTCATGGCCGATGAGGTTAAGGATATTAATAATACTCTTACTTCCTTGGGTGTTGATAATATCAATGATCTTAATGATATGATCGTATCTAACTTCCTTTCCGGCGGTGATATATTCCTCAATAGGTACAATCTTGAGCGATCTGGGATGTATGACGCTGATGAGATTGATAATATCATGACTAACCGATCGGAGTATGAGCGGGTAAGGGATATGATGAGGAGGATTGTCGATTTTATGTCTGACGGGGATCTTAATGAGAAGGATATGTATTTCCTGTCCTCCGAGTCAGGCCTTGGTGATGATTATATGATATATGAGGATACATATGACTCGTTAGGAAAGAGAAGGGGCTTGAATCCAATAGAGGTAAGGGATACGATCATGAGGGCGGTAGGCGGTATCAGCGACCGCCGGGAGTTCGATCAGGCTTTCGCCTCCATCCCATACCCTTCCTTGGCACTCCGGTATCAGGAGGATCAGGATTACGCAGATCGGATGTATGACACGTATCGTAATATGACCCGTATGGAGGTTCGGAGTCAGGACGGAAATACGATTACCGACTCGTACTTCAATAGTACCACACCGTATATCAGTATGCCTAAGGATATGAAGGGTCTAAGGGATAAGGTTGGGGAGATAATCGATATGGATGATTTTAAGGACATCAAGGACGTTGCCGGACGTCTGCATGACATAGCCATGGATCTTGCCGACATGGGTGTGGATATAAGCGAGGCGATCAGCGATGAGATGGTTATATCCAGACCTGAGGATATCCGTGATCTTATGGCGTCGCTGGATGTCATGTTGTCTTCCATACAGGCCGGCAATTCGGTATACGATAGCTTTATCTCCGATCTTGATAGGATAACAGGAAAAGGGAACCCGATATACGAGGTTCAGGATACTTATTCTACTGGGGATAGGATGGTGTATGTAAGGTCCGGGAATACATCCCCTTCCGATATGTATGATAGGAGCATGTTGTATATGGGTAGGAATACGTACCATAACACGGCTCCGATAATCGACACCGATCAGGCCTATGAGATGTTGGCCGATATCGGGATAGAGCGGCCCTCGTACTTGCCGGCTGGCGTGGTTCCCGCAGGGGCTTCCCGTTCCGATATTGGCGTGGTCAAGGATAATATAAAAAAGCTGGTTATGTCCAACATCTCATCCTCGAATACCGAGAACATGATCCTTACCAGATTAATATATCAGCATCCCGTAACCCCTAAGATGGATGATGTCGATATTGATCGGGAGTTCAGGAGATACGAGGCTAGGCAGGGAAAGGATCGGGATTTTATCAAATTCTGTACCTCGTTGAGGAAGATCCAGATCAAGGAAAGGTTAAAAAAATCGGATTTATATAATAATGTCTTACGTTTCCTTGATTTTAATGGATTTTATAACGTATCTTTGAACCACCATGACAGAAGTACGTTAAAAAGCATGGAGATGTCGTTGCCGGAAGGTCAGGTAAGGGATCTTCTGTTTGACGTGGCTATCGAGTCCGGTGACAGTAGCATGAGAAACCTTTTCTATCTGGATAGTCAGGATAGGATGATGGATGCCGGGTTTTACAGGTATCTGTACCTAAGGAATCCGGGCCTGCTCCGGGAGGTCAACGGCGGCGTCGAGGCGAGACCGGACGGTTCGTTCTTGGCTCGTGGGAGGTATGATGATTTCGTGTCATTCCAATCCGGCTTATATGAGAAGGTAGGTGAGACGGTTGATGGTGCGATATACAGGTTCGTTGATGATCTTATATACTCCGATCCATCATCATATCAAGAAAACATGGTACGAAGGATGGGTGATGTTACGGTAAGGAGTGACGATAACCGCCTGTCAAGGATAGAGGATGATCCCTCATCCAGCAAGATAGTTAATGAATACACTGCTAATACAAATAAGTTGATGCGAGATTTTTCGTGTAGTTAATCTCTCTTTGACGTCGTGAGACGTTTTCTTTCGAGCATTGAAACATTGAATTTTATAGATTTGCGATGAATCCGGGTCGTAGTGATACGCTCCGGATTTTTTGTCTTGTATCGGTTCTTATTAATCCCATTTACAAGACATTAAGTACTTTGATGATGACACATATCACGATCTTAGGGCTGTTAATTTTTGAACTTTGTAACGCCCGCCATCAGGTGGGGTTATTATTAATTCAAAAATAAATAGACATGGGTACAAGTGGAGACAAAATCGTTTTGTTAGACGGTATGGGTTCCGGTAGTGGAAGCGCCACTAACGGTTTATTATCTATGATTCCGGGGATGTTCGCCAACTTAATAGGCGGAAATAAGATGGATCCGAACTTGGTAGCGGCTTTGATGAACGGTCGTAACAACCAAGACGGTTTCGGCGGGGCTAACGGTTGGTGGTTGTGGATCATCGTCCTGTTCTGGTTATGGGGCGGCCGTGGCTTTGGCAATGGTTTTGGCAATGGTAATGAGTGTTGCGCTAATGGTCTTCCCGCTCAATTGAATAACGACTATGGTCGTGAGTTGTTGATGCAGGCCATCCAAGGTAATAGAAGCGCTATCGATCAGATCGCTAACGCCTTGAACTGTACTACCACTCAATTGCAAAGCGCTATCTGTAACGTACAAGGCGCTATCGATAAGGTGGCTGGTCAGGTAGGTATGACCTCTCAGGCTGTTATTAACGCCGTACAGCAACAAGGTTGTGAGATCGGTAATCAAATTAGCTCTTGCTGCTGCAATTTGAGTTCTTTGATCAACCAAAGCACTTGCCAGACTCAGCAGATGATCAACAATCAAGGTTATGAGAATCGTCTTGAGACATTGAATCAGACTAACACGTTACAAAACACTATTAATCAAGGATTGACGGACAATCGTGAGCAAGCCACGAGTCGGTTCAATATCTTGAGCGCTAAGATTGATGCTCAAACAACCTTGATTAATGATAAATTCTGTCAATTGGAAATGCGTGAGATGCAGAATACGATCAATCAGTTGCGTGATGAAAGGTCGGCTTACCAAGCCTCCGCGTTGACTCAGCAACAGACTCAGAATTTGATCAACCAGTTGAGACCTACCCCTGTGCCGGCTTATCCTTCATGCTCTCCTTACCAGACTTATGGATGGGGTCAAGCATTTTATGGAGGTAATTACGGATGTGGGTGCAACAATGGATGCTGCAACAACGGAAACGCCGCTATTTAACTCTATAAAGGAAGGAGGCTATTATGGCTTGTGTTTCTAAAATAGGGTCTCTTTATGAGTTGGTCACGAAGAACGTGGTAGTGACTACTACCAACACCATCTTCGGCATCAACCCAAGGATATGGCTGTCCTTGCCATGCGAGGGCCTTCTGCTGCTGAAAATCCGGCAGGTGGTTCCGACAACAGGCGAGACATTGCCAGTACAGATAGCTGTCCCAGCGAATAGCACCGTATCCACGGTAGGTGATGACACATGCTGCCCGGTAACCGGCGTGGCTGTGGTGAACCCGATCAACGTGGCTGTGACCGGAGCGGCTATGGTTAACAACACCGAACGCCTTGTTTATTTCAATAAGGTAAGGGGTGTATTGAGGCTCATGGATTGCTGTGTGCCTACAACTTCCGCCTCGGCGTCGGAGACGACTGTTGATGAGGAATAGGTTAGATTGGATGTCTAATGGGAGGGTATTCCCTCCCGCTTAAAAATCGAGATATGTTTAGAGACTTAAAGAAAGGATTTCAAGTATATACGCTGGATACGTCCGATGTTCCGGTGTTCAGGATGGGGAATGTGGTTAACGTGTCCGAGCCTAGGTTCCAGCAACCCCAGATGGGTCAGATGGGGCAATATCAGCAACTACAGGATAGGGTGATAGACCTTACCGTGGAGATAAACGGGTCTTCCATGACCTATGTCGTACCGGAGAGCAGGGATGTCGCTATGTCCAATAACATAACTTTGGCCTGCTCGGTCGATCCGATCATGAACCAGCTTAACGCCGCTAAGAGAACCAGCTCCGATATTCTCGATAGTATCGATAAGCATAGGAGGACGCTAGAGGCTTGTGATTCGATCCTTGAGGAAATCAATCCGGCTTTTAAGCAGACTAAGGATCAAGACCGGAAGATCAAGAATCTTGAGGAGAAAGTCGATAGGATGGGATCCTCTTTCGATGAGCTAAAAGAGTTGTTAATTAAAAAATTAGGTTAAAATGAGAGTTATAGATTTAGGCGGCGGTCACGATGAGGACTACAATGACGAGATCTACGATCGTAGAGGCGGCCGTGGACGTAGCAGACGTTCGGATGGGACTTACATGGGTTATGGTGGTGGAATATACGACCACTATGGCAAGGAGCATGACGGCAGAATGGATGAGCTAGAACGCCGTGAGCGTGATCTTGAAAGACGCGAGAGGGAGCTGGAACGTGACGAGCGTGAGCTTGAGAAACGCGAGAGACTCCATGAACGTGAGGACGAGATGTATCGCAGGGGATGGTTCGGTGAGCGTGGCATCCGTGACGAGTTCGATGGTACCGAGCCGTATATGCGCAGGGGACGCAGGAGTCGTTACTACTGAGGAGCAGACGCCGATGACCCGGATTATAAGCGGTATATAGACACCCATGGATATCACTTTTCCAAGGAGCTGGCTAGGGAAGCCGCTGACAAGATGCTTAACGCCGACGGGTCCAAGAGAAGATGGACGATGGAGGACGCTAAGCAGATGTTCGATAAATGCGGGGCCAAGAAACCTGATAACGCCACTTGGGGAGATATCCAATACCTGTTCGCTATGTTCTATAGCGACTACTTTCCTAAGGTATTGGATTGCGACCAGAAAATAGTCAAGGCTGTCTTGGCTTATCTGGAAGACCCTGACGCCCCGGAAGGGACGGCGTTCGTAAGGTATCTGGCGGTGCGGTGCTTCGTCGGTGACACAATCAAATGGAGTGATATGATTTAGGTTTGATACAACGTTGGAAGGACCCTGTCGGCAATAGAATACCGATAGGGTTTCTTTTTGATCGTAGCCTTATTATGATTACATTTGTTCGAGGTAGATCTTTTGTTCATAGGAAGGGTGGGCGGGAATGAAAAAAGGTATCCTCACGGACACCCTTCCCTTTGGTTGAAAATCACTTAAAACATTATGAGTTACTACTACACCGCAAATATAGATAATTAAATACAAACTGCAATGGGTAAGGGGTATTATTGGATAGAGCCAGTGGATCAGACGTTGAATGATTTCCAGTTTTATAAGGCACGTATCGTAGGCGATCCTGAATATGACGAGAGACATCATCGAGTTATATTGAGAACTGATAAGTATTTCCCTGTCGGAAGTATCTTCCATGTCCTTAATGACCCGGAGATGTTTGTTATAGAGAGGAAGTTCAAGACATGGGGGAATAAGTATGTCGTTAAGCCTTGTGAGGGTGAATGGGAATGGGAGTCTGTCCAGAAACTTAAAGACAAGGCTATTATATTCCGTAGCGGATTCCTGCACGGGGACGGCAGCTTCTAACGCCTGCCCGCATCTACCCCCCCTATATTTCTTGGTATTTATGTATATAACTATATTTGAGCAAAAAAATAAGTGTAATATGGCAGATTTTCAAGGTAAATACAATGGTGATCAGATAGAGCAGCTTTTGGATAAGGCTAATGATATTGATCTTACCAAATATGCTCTTAAGACGGATAATGCCCCTACCGCCACTAAATTACGGGCGGCTAGGACCATAGCGCTGTCCGGGGCTGTTACCGGTAGTGTCTCATCGGACTTCGGAAGCAACGTAACTATCTCCACGACATTGGCTAATTTTGATGCCTCTAAGATCGCGTCCGGAACCATCAGCATAGATAGGTTACCTAAGGCGGCTTTGGAGAGATTGATCGTGGTAGCTGATGATACGGCTAGATTCGCCCTTACCACCGCTACGGCTCAAAGTGGTGATACGGTAAAGGTCACGTCTACAGGTAAGATGTATCTGATAAAAGACGAGTCTAAATTGAACAGTGAGGATGGGTATGAGCCTTACACGGCCAGTCAGGCCTCCTCCGTGCCTTGGTCCGGGGTTACGGGCAAGCCAAGCACCTTCACCCCTCCGACATCCTCCGCTACCGTTCTTGGTGGTATTAAGGTGGGATATGCGACTTCGGGAAAGAATTATAAAGTTCAGGTAGATTCGTCCGGTAACGCTTTTGTTAATGTTCCATGGACAGATAATAACACCACGTATAATGAAGCCACGGCCGACACCTTAGGATTGGTTAAGATCGGCTATACTTCTAATGGAAAGAACTACGCTGTGCTATTGGCTAATGGCAAGATGTACGTCAATGTCCCTTGGACTGACAGTAACACGACTTATACCCAAGCTACAAGCGATAATCTGGGTCTTGTTAAGATCGGGTATTCAGCTAACGGAAAGAATTACCCGGTAGCTCTTGACGGAAATGGTAAGATGTATGTGAATGTTCCGTGGACGGATACCAACACGACATACACCAATATGGGAGCCGCTTCTGCCTCAGCGGCGGGAAAGGCAGGTTTGGTCCCCGCACCTGCCGCCGGAGCGCAAGCCAAGTATCTTCGTGGTGATGGGACATGGCAAACTCCTCCTAACACCACATATAGTAACATGGGAGGAGCAACGTCCTCAGCCGCAGGATCGGCGGGATTGGTACCCGCTCCGGCCGCCGGCAAGCAAGCCTCCTTCCTTCGTGGTGATGGCACATGGGTGGTTCCGACAAATACCACATACGCCAAGGCCAATACCACAACCTTAGGATTGGTGATGATCGGATATGCCGAGAATGGTAAGAATTATCCGGTAGAGCTGGATAGTAGTGGTAAGATGTATGTCAACGTGCCTTGGACGGATACTAATACAACGTATGGTGTTGTAGGAGCTAACGGGTCCACGGGGTTGGTCAAGAACGGCAGTACCGTGACAAACGCCTCTGGATATACGGCTTGTCCTATCGTGGGTGGTATCCCCTATTATAAGGATACGAATACTACCTACGCCAATATGAAGGCGGCTACGGCTTCTGCCGCCGGTGCTGCGGGATTAGTTCCGGCTCCCGCCGCTGGTAAGCAGACGTCCTTTCTTCGTGGTGACGGGACATGGGTCGTACCTACTAATACCACATACGGATTGGCCTCTACTACAGCTAACGGCTTGTTGAGACAGCTTAATGGCAGTACATCCAGTTTCATGCGTGGAGATGGCACTTGGGCTACACCTCCTAACACGACATATGCCGTGGCCAATGAGTCTACTAACGGTTTGATGGCGGCCGCCGATAAGAAGACCATGAACAGGCTTATAGGGGTTAATACGGTCACGACATTAGCTAACCTGCCTATTAGCAAGAGAAGTATCACGGCTACGTTATCAGCCGCTACCACCCTATCCGTGGCTTCCGGCATGCAGGTAGGGGAGGAGTTGATGGTCAGGTGCGTCCCCTCAGCGGCCTTCACGCAGGCTATACCCAACTCCGGGGCTTATGTAAGCATGAGTGGTACTTCTATAACCACTACGGCTAACAAGCCTTTCGAGATAAATATCTGGTGTTACGCTTCAGGTAAGTATAGTATCGCCGTTAAAGAACAAGATTAAAGAACAGATTATGGCATATACATATATAAACAGGGAAATATATCCCAATCAATTAGTTCAGGACGATCCGCTTGATGATAATTACGCCAAGGGCTATAGTTATGATGATTACATTAACGGGAATCCCGCCCCATGGATAGAGCTTGGGGAGGAGCAATTGGCGTTCAAGGAGGCCAATCCTAAAGCTACGGTTAAGGAAATTATCGAGGCTAAATTGGATGACTCAAGGCTTCTTAATGAGGAGAAATCGGCTAAGTATGAGGAGATCAGGACTTATGAGAATAATAATCTTCATGAGTTTTTCTTGGATGACCAAAATATCTATATCCCTGAATATGATAGGAATAACGCTTTGTCTGATGGGGCTATAGCTGGTAAGATAACGATCATAGGTCTGGAGTTTGATATGACGGAAGGCAAGATCTTGATCGGGATGATGGATAAGTATGATAATGACCTGATGTCGGCGTTAGGAGTCAAACAGAGGGAAGTAAGCTTAGCCACTACCGTAGAGCAGGTGAGGGCTATTGACGCTCAGTCCGGCTATCCAGATAAGGTAAATATCACCATGACTTATGTCCGGCAACAGGCAAAGGAGAAAGATGCCTCCGATCCTCAGAAAGTGGCTGTCAGATTCTCCAGAATGGTGGTTAATAACAAGGCTATATCTTTATCCCCTAACGAGAAATTGGATGTTAAGGTCCTATTCCCTATATGGGGACAAGAGGGAGCGGAGTTCGGGTTGTCGGTGGATGCCGGATTCTGCCTCAGGGTGGTTAAGGACGATACGGATATCCTTTATGAGGTTATTCAACAACATACATTATCAAAGGAATGGGAACCCGGATTGGATACGGCTTCCTTATACAAGGTCATTGATAAGGAGCATGCCGGGACCATAGGGGATCCTATCCCGTATTTCCCTCCAATGGAGATATTCAAGGATAAGTATTATATCCAGAACGCTGATGTATATAAGTGTACTAGGGATAGCGGAACTCCTCTTAGTCATAATCTAAAGGACTTGATCGGGTTGTATGTTGAGGTTGTACAGGGCTAGTCGTATCTATCCCCCCCTATATTTGGCTTGTGATATGATACAAGTTATTTTTGGCATAATAAAATGACATTTGTAAATATATTTAAGTATGGCATCACAAAAATTCGGTTTCGTAACCGTCGACCCGGTATCAGGATCAGGAGATCAGGCGGTTAATTTCTCCGGTGAGAAACACACCGGTCGTCTTCAACGCACTATCAACCTTACGGTCACCACGAACGGCGGGGCTAAGAAGGCGTTGGTAGTTAATCAGGCAGCGGCTGCTGAGGTGGTAAGATCAGACAGCCCTAACGCTTCCGTACAAAAGACAGGCGGTAATGTTACCATCACCGGTAAGTCTAACAGTACTAAGCTTACGTTCGCGGTCACGCCGGCTGAGGAGAACGGGCTTACGTTACAGCTCCCGGCTAACTACACGGCGGCTGGAAAGACTACGGCTAACGGAGCGGTTATCGCCGACGATCCCGGAGCCGCTGGCGAGTTCGTTTGGAGCATCACGATCTCGGACGTACCGGCCAACGTCACGATCGAGGAACTGACAGCTACATTGAAGGTAACTGCCGCTGGTGGCCAGATAGCCAACGTGACGGTAACGCAAGCCGCTGGAGACTCTACTATCGAGCTTGACAAGGAGATTATTAACTTGGATGTAAATGGTACTCAACAGACGGTTAACGTAACATCTAATGACAGCTGGACATGGGCGCAAGCTGCGGCTAGAACCGTATTGAGAATGATGGGACGATAATCAGTTTCTTTTCGCTTACTCAGACCCCGATCGACTAAAGCCGGTTGGGGTTTATTTGTTTTGCTATCTTTGCAATAGAACAAAAATAATACAACTATGGCTAATGATTTGAATATTAATTGGAAGGACGGGGTAGGCGAGGTAACGGACCAGCCTCTGACCGTCAGCCCGGGGTCCGGGACCGGAAGCGCCCCCGTTTCCTTTGGCTCGGTGATGAACAACGGTCTTGATCGGACTCTTGAGCTGGAGATAACAACTCCAAAAGGTGTTAAGAAGACGCTCACGGTGAATCAGGAGGGATGCCGGCAGGCTTATATTACGAGTGACGGCAAACGATGGCTGACTAGCGACAATCGGGTGTATGGGGTTTTGAAAAGCGATGCTCCATGCGAATGCACGGGTGATTGCCCTTGATATTTTGTTTTTACGAATTTTGTAATTACATTTGTGGCGCATGTCCATCACCATGCTTTTCGTCGCTAATTTATTATAAGGGATACCGGTCTGTGATGGGATCGGCATCCCTCTGTTTTTTTTTAATATGGAGAAGATAAATGTTTTCGATGTTCAGGTTCCTGATGGGAGACAAATCCGTTGTATGTCGTATAATAAGGTTACTTATTTTGATCTTGACGATATATGTAAGTTATGTTTTGACTCATACGATCTACATGATGTGGCTGACACTAAGGTAATGAGTGAGTTCCTGCACCGAGAGGGTGGTCGTTATTGGACTACGATAGATGGCGTAAGGCAGTTGTATCGTAGGATTGAGTGTAAGATGTGTTTTGAGGTTATAGAAAAATTAAAGGGATTATAGTTGAATAAATTATTTATTTCATAAAGAATGTTTATATTTATGGCATAAGATATTAAGAATGAGATTAGTTGAGAGACATATCATAAAAGACAACCGATTTGAGGATGTATGCCTCAAATCCGGGTTGTTGTATAATTATGTTCTTTTCAACGTCAGACAAGGTATATTTTCCGGAGATTACATAAATGAATATGAGTTTTCTACTAAATTATGTAAGGAGAATCAGGTTGATTTTAGGAATCTACCATCAGTAGTGTCCCAACAAGTCGTAGCTCAAGTGTTTTCGGTAACAAAGTCTTGGATGAAATCAAAGAAGGAATATGAGAAGAATCCTTCTAAATTTCTATCAAGACCTAAATTGCCTAAATACAAGAAAGGGAAGAAGCAGAACATGGTAGTTTCTTGTTGTGGGTTTGAATAAAGGATGGAAGAATGGAGTAAATCTAGGGAAGAGGATAAACCAGAAGTTCGTTGAGATTCCATTCTCAAAACTTGTTGAAAAGATATCCTATAAGTGTAAGTTGGTTGGAATAGACTTTCAAGTCCACGAGGAATCCTATACCTCCAAAGTGGATCATCTGGCTTTTGAAAAATTGGGAAAGCATGATGTTTACTTAGGCAAAAGAAAGAAACGTGGATTGTTTCAAAGCTCTATTGGAAAGCTGCTAAATGCTGATATTAACGGGGCTA